ATCAAAAAGATGGGTCTAAAAAAGAGGAAAAAATTCCGTTTAATTTTGAAGGTACTATAATTCAAAAAAGTTAAGTTATGGGCGGATGTGGTAAAGCAAGGCATTTACAATGCGAGGATAAAAGGAAGTCCTTATTTTCTATGTTGCAGGCATCTTGTGACGATCTCCCCGATTATTCTGCCGGGGACATTCTCTATGCCGTACTTAGATCTTTTGCAAAGAAAAGAGGATTGTCTGTTTCTTTTTTAAGGACGTTGACAGACAGCGAGCTTTTTGAAGTGGCTGATTATAATTTATCAATAGAGTTGATGGACGTTATTATTCATGATAAAAAGGTTCTTGATAATGAAGAAGATTGATTTTGATTCAGATATAAAGCATCTTATTTCTTATTACAACCATCTACTGTCTGCGCAAGATAAGGTGGGAGAGGAGATGGAAGATCTAACTAAGGATATTATTAGGAAGAAGGATGAGGAAAACAACATAGAGTTAGAAGACTTTATTGATTTGGAGGAAAAGTCGTTTATGACCAACTTGTATCAACAAGAGATAATGAAAGTATCTTCCTCTGTCAAGACCGTCTACAGGTTATCTATTAACGCCGGTCATAATCTTAACATAGATGATGACAGCAAGAAGGTTCTTGACAGGATAGTAAACGACGGAGAATCGGATTTTATTATGTACGTTGACAATAATACTGATTCTGTTATGTTCAAGGAAGAATCTGTTGAGGAAGGAATAAAAAACATGTGTAAGTATCGTGTTGATCCATCTTCTCTTGAAGATAGGTTTAATATGCTTAAGTCTCAGTATGAGGTTTTTTTAAAAATAGTTAACAATGAAAGCAAGAAAGCCGACTAATGATGATGTCTCTTACGTAGATCGGAAACTTCTTGTGCTAAGGGATCAGATAGATAAGGCTGAACGTTATCTATCTGAAAACCCTTGGGATAAAATAGAAGATTCCGATAAGAGGGAGAAAGAATTTAAGTTTCAAAAGAGCTTGTCTGATAGCTTAATGCAATGGACTGAATCTTATATTAAGATGTGTGGGATAATGGATGTCTATAATCAGCTTGAGGCTGCAAAAAACAAGAAGAGCCTAAAAGGAGGACAAACAGTATCAGGTATTCAGTCTTTTGTTAAGAATGAAGCTAAGAACAAGCTCGATAAGTAGTTTTGTCATGAATATTAACAGTAAAGAACTTTATATAAATATGGGTAACGATATTCCGTTATGGAATGACCTTTATTCTTATGAAGAGCAAGACAATGATGTCAAGCAATTCTGGGAGAATGAGGCTATGAAACTCCTTAACGGTGTTACCATAAATGGTGTATTTATCCATCCTTGGCTATATTGGCATATCAATTTCTGGAAGATGATGATTGACGTAGGAGATGATCGTATCCCTGGAAATTCTCAGCTTCGTGATAATGAATGGATGTTTGCCGAATTTCTAAAGCAGGCTGAAGAAGAGAATAAAGGAATATTCATGTTCGGGTGCCGTCGTTTTGGGAAAGCCCTTCTTGATTCTGAGATACTTTATCTTGAGGACCGGGAAAAGATGATAGGAAATATTGTTGTAGGGGATAAGATATATGACGATAAAGGGAATTTGGTAGAGGTCGTAGGTGTCTACCCTCAAGGGAAAGTAACCACCTACAGAGTCGTATTCGAAGACGGTCGTAACGTTATTTGTTGCGGAAATCACCAATGGCGTGTCAATCATGGCGGAAAATGGCATGTTAGGAGTCTTAGATCCATAGCCGGATTAGATTATAAGAGTATGTCTATTCCAGTAGGTGAGGCCCTGAACTACCCTACGGCAAAGCTGCCGGTTCCGCCGTCGGCCTACGCCTCGATGCTGGCGGCTTATCTCGGTGGCTATGGAGGGGATATGTTTTTTGATAAATACGTTTGTAAGAAGTTTTTAAGATCGTCCATAGATCAAAAGAAAGATTTTATAGAAAACTTCATTCGTTCTTTCAGAAACGTAGTAACCGGAGAAGAAGAGCTTACGTTGTCTCATATTGACATGGATGTCATAAATTTTGTACAACGTATGTTTTGGGCTTCAGGTTGGTATGCTAAATTGGAGGGAAATAAACTTATACTATCAAGGAATCGTAAGGAATTAAAAATAAGATCCATATCAATATACGGAAAGGAGCATGCCACTTGTATAACCGTTGATAATGATTCTCATTTATTTTTGACCACCAATTACATCGTTACTCACAATACGGCCATAATGAGCTCTCTTCTGGCTCGTAATGCTACAATGACGTACAATTTGACGCATAATGTTATTGGAGCAAGTAAAGAAGACCTTGCCAATATGGGAGAGTATCTTGAGTTTGGACTTGATAATCTTCCTCCTTATCTTACTATAAACAGGACCGGTAACGACTGGACTAAAGAAGTTGTTTTAGGTACAAGAAACATCAATAATCAACGTGATGTTCATGCCAGAATAAGAATCACCAACGTTGATGATGGAAAGACGCGAGGCTCATTGAAGACCGCAGGCGGAACTCCATATACGTCTATATATGATGAGGTAGGTAAATTTCCGGTGCTTGGAGCATGGCTTGCCGGTAGGCCGGCTCATATGATGCATGGTAGAATGAGGGGCGTTTGTTTGATGGCTGGATGTTGTTGTGCTGGTACAATAGTGTACAAATCAAACGGAGAACCGTGTAGGATAGAGGATTTAAAACAAGAAGATGGAATAATAGGATTCGATAATATATCATCAAAAGCTGTAAGTCAAGACATAACATGGATGAAACCTCCTGCCGAGAAAGAGTGTTATAGAATAACAACAAAAAGAGGAAGGGTACTTGAATGTAGTGGGGATCATCCCATATTGACTGTTGTAAAGAAAAGGAAGGGTAAATTTAGGTACTTTGGATCTGATTTTAGAAGGGCTGATTCTCTTAGAGTTGGACGTAAAATATGTGTATCAGATGGTGTGGATATATGGGGAGATAAAAAAATGTTTGATCCATACCTTGTTGGCATTCTAATAGGGGATGGGAGCTATGGTTTTGATAAGACTCCTATTGTGTCTACCAGTGATGATGAGGTGTATGATTATATACGATCTAAATATGAGTGTTGTATAGAGAAACAGTATAAGACTAAGGACGGAAAAGACTATAGGGAAATAAGAATAAAAGGTATATGCCATGAGTTAAGGGAACTTGGTATATATGGTCAGACTAAAAAAAACAAAACACTTCCATTAAATATACATTCATATAGGAGAGAGGATGTTATTATGATGATTAGGGGGTATTTTGATGCTGATGCTACTTTTTATTCCAATAGTGATAAAAAACTTCATCGTATAAGTGTAGGCTCTTGTAATAAGCATCTTCTTGAAGAGGTAAAAGATGTTCTTTTTAAATTAGGAATACATAGTACTATTTCTTATAGTCCGTCTAAAAACCCAGCAGATAGATCAATTATTCTTGATTCGTATGTATGTAATATATTGGATAAATTATCCATGCTTAAATATTGTGATATAATTGGAACAGATATAGGGTATAGAAGAGAGAAACTTGACTCTATAAGGAAATTCTGTTCTAATTTTAGCACATTTGGATCTTTTAGATCAAAGTATATAGATGGAGTGATAATAGAAAGGATAGACAAGATAGAGTATATAGGGATTAAGCCTGTTTACAACCTCACTGCATCAGATACTCACACTTATATAGCAAATGGTATTATAACCCACAATACTGGAGGTAACGTAGAAAAGTCTCAAGATGCACAGAAAATCATGAACTCTCCGGACGAATATGGATTTATTATAATGAATTATGATATTCTAAATAAGAGAGTTATTAAACCAACATGGCGTATATGTAAATCCGGATGCTTTGTTCCGGCCCAGATGTCTCATGCGTATGAGAAGAAGGAAACGACTCTTGATAAGTATCTTGGAGTAGAGAATGCTCCCGGTCTTAAGAAGATAAAAATAAAAGTTTCAGACTTTGATAAAAATACTGGAATAATAAAATCACGTCTTGACGAACTTGTCAAAAAGGATAGGGCTTTATACGTCCAGGAACGAATGGCATTCCCTTTGTCTATAGATGATTGTTTCCTTAATACGAACGTAAATAGGTTCCCTGTAGAAGATGCGTTGAAGCACAAAAGCCGTCTTCTTGAAGAAGGTAGGCCTGGTAAAACAGTGGATATTTATCAGATAGACGGCATGAAAATGGGGTATAATTTTAGTGATAAGCAGCTTGCTGATTATCCGTTTCAAGGTGGTAACATAGATTCTCCTGTTGTTATATATGAGGATCCACCAGAAGAAGGAGGTGTTTTTGATTACACTTATGTTTCATCGCTTGACCCCTATAAATCTGACAAGGCTGATACTGATTCTGTTGGTTCGTTTTATGTACTTAAAAGATATGTAAAAATCAACGATCCATTTGCTTATTGCATAGTAGCATCATACGCATCACGTCCTCCATCTTCTGATGATTTTTGTAGGAATTGTGAAATACTTCAAGAAGCGTATGGGGCCAAGTGTCTTATGGAGAATGCCGACCGAATGTATGAATTTTATCTTACGAGACGAAATAAGCAGCTTATGTTGCTGGAAGATGGCGAACGTCTTGCCGGTAAGATTATCCGTGCTGGCGCCCGTCAGAACAATAAGCTCGGTTTGGCTCCTACGGTTCCCAATCAGCGTATGCTTTTCAATACCGTTATTCAATATTGTTGGGAGGATGTTGTTGTTGGGTATGATGATGATGGTAATGAAATAACACAGAAAGGTATTTACCGTATCCCTGATATAGAACTTCTTGATGAGATCATAGCCTTCGGCCCCGGGACCAACACCGACCGTATCATAGCCTTCGGCCACGCTCTTCTTCTGGCTAAGTATTATGATGATATGGGTTACATGCCTGAAAGTACGACTCAGAAGGAGAATCAAAAGAAGAGAGAGCGCAAGAAGATAGAACAGGTCAAAGGATTTACGGTAAGAAGACATAACCCTTATAAAATGAGGTGACGAGAACAAATTCCTTATCTTTGTGAAAAATAGGATAATAGGATGGAATATTTCAATAGAGATCAGGCTTTTCCGGCCAGAGGAGTATTTTCAGGTTTGCCGGTACAGGCGATACCTACCAAGAGAAAAACCAAGGAGTGGTTTAAAGCCACTATGGATTCTCTTGAATTGATTGGTTTGAAGCAGCTTGATGAGAACCAGAAGTTCAAGGATTTTTATAGAATGATGGAAGGTAAGTTATCCTTTATGGAGCTGAAAGACGTAATTCCTTATCTTAAGGATGTTCAGTCTATAAGGGACAATGTAAATATTCCATCATTCTTACGTCATTATGATATAATAGGTACGATCGTAAACGCTTTTGTAGGATGGTTGGGCAACCTTTCTGACAAGTATAATGTAGTGGGATTGGACGAATCTGAAGTGAATCAGTATTCTGCCACGAAGGAAAATCTTCTTTATAATTACATTAGAGAGGAATTGGACAGAAGGGTTAGGCAAGAGTTGTTAAATAGAGGATTGGATCCGGATTATAATAATTTTGCCAGCGAAGAAGAAAAGCAGGCTTATGCTCAGCAGATACAAGAGGTGAAAGCATCTATGACCCCTCCTGAGATAGAGAACTTCATGAATACAAAATGGAAGACTGCCGAGGTTATATGGGGTTCTCATACGCTTGAGGCGGACAGGGGGCGTTTTTACATGGATGAGATAGACACTGAGAATTTCATCGACTATCTTCTTACCGGTCGTTGCTTTAGAAATTATCATGTAGGATACGACTATTATAAGCCGGAGAGGTGGTCTCCGTTGAATACGTTTTATTCTAAGACATTAGATAGCAAGTATCCTCAATATGGGGATTATATTGGTCGTGTTCATTATTATACTGCCAATGACATTATAGTAAGGTGGGGGCATCTTCTTACGGCAAAAGACAAGCAAAAGCTTATAGGAGGTGCTGATAATTTCAATGGTACTTATAACAATGGTGATAATGGGAGCTATGTAAGTTTATCCAAATCGGCGAGTGTAGGGATGTTATATCAGAATAAGGTAATACCTTGGAAAGGATATAATGATTATGCTTCTATAAAAGCTTATGAGGATTATTACGGTATTCCAGCCGGCACATATACCGGATACGATAGTAATGGCAACGAATATCACAGAACCAGATTCATGCCAAATTTAGAGCATGGTAATTATTATAACCGTGCCCAGAGTTTAAGCGACGAGCATGTTCGTAGTGATTTGTATCAGGTAACTGAATCATATTGGGTATCCCCGGCTCAGGTGTATGTAATTACCTACCAAACTGAAACCGGATTAGTAACTACCGAAATGGTAACCGACGAGCTTCTTCAGGACTTTTTACAGGAAAATGGTATTAAGAAAATTACCAGAACCATGAGTAAGGGAATGGAGAACCCGGAGATTAATACCTATTTCGTAGATTACGTTCCACAGGTAAGGTACGGGGTTAAAATAAGTGGAGGTGCCCTCGCTCAGGACAACCTGTATCTGGATGGAGAACCTATCGATCACCAGATAAAAGGGGATAGCAACATCTATGACTTTGTTTTACCTGTTGCCGGATATATCGGTACTTCTATGGCTAACAGGATTCAGCCATATCAAATATTCTATAATTTCTCCATAAACCAGATAAACAATATTCTTGAAAAGGAGATCGGTAAATTCTTCTTAGGAGATATAAATCTGGTTCCGAGTGAATACAAGGATTTGGGTGAAGATGTGGCTGATATATGGGCAAACCTTCTTGATGTAGCTAAGTCTGTAGGTGCTCTTACATTAGATACCTCATCTCAAAACACGAAAGGTGGTGTCCCTTTCAACCAGTTTGCTGTCTATGATTTGTCCCAGACAGAGCAACTTAAAACAAGAATGGAACTTGCTGAATGGTCGAGGATGAAATGTTTTGAAATGGTTGGTATCACGCCTCAAGTAATTAACGGCCCCAACAGGTATGAGACCGCCACCGGGGTCCAGCAGGGCGTTACGGCATCTATGTTACAAACACAGATATACTTTGATAACTTCGGTTATTTCAAGAAACGGGCTTTGGATCTCCATCTTGCTGTAGCTCAACAATGCCAGGAAGAAGGAAAGGATATTTCTGTAATGTACACAAAAAGTGATCTTACCAGAGCGTTTTTATCTATAGGAACCGACGGTCTTAGCCTAAGGCATCTTGGTGTTCAGGCTTTATCCAACTCGAAGAAAAGGGATGAGCTTGAAAAGTTCAAGACCTTTATGTTGCAGTTAAATACAGCCGGAGGCGATATTTACGATCTTGCATCTATCTTCACATCAGATTCTATGGTGGAACTTATACAGAATGCAAGGAATACTCGGGCATACAACGAGCGTCAGATGCAGCAGCAACAACAGAATCAGATGCAGCTTAACCAGCAACAGATACAAGCTGAAGCTGCTGAGAAGGATAAGCAACGTCAGCATGAACTTGCTTTGGAAGACAAGAAAGGTCAATACAGGATACTTCAAGAGAAGATCCAGGCGGCAGGCAGGGCGGCAGACGCCAAGAGCGACGCCACCTCCCTTAACTTCCTGGCTTCTGTTTCAGATCAGACCGTAAGGCAAGCTGATATAGAAAGCAAGGAAAGGATAGAGGATAAGAAAATTGAAAACGATTCCAAACTTCATGATGATGAAATGAGAATGAAAATGGAAGAGTTAAAATTAAAATCCAAAGAGCTTGCTCAACGAGCGAGGGAAGATGCCACCAAAAGGTATGTAGCCGGAATCAATAAGAATTAAGGATTAAACATCCCCAAATTTCATTAGAAAATCTCTAATAAAATTTGGGGATGTTTAATTTTTAGTGAAGATTAAACACTTATAAGTTTTTTGTCTGAAATATAGGTATTTAAATATTTTTGCAGTATGGGAAAATTAGAAAAAAATGGAATAGTAGAATTGGACGATATTTTTAGTATCGGTCCAGTTGATGATGTTTATAATAGGGAAGAAGATATTCTGCCTATTAATGGTAATGAACCGGCTAAAAAAGATGAGAAGCCTGTAGAAGAAGGTTCTCAAATTAAAGAAGAGCCGGTTGTCGATCCTACTCCTGATCCTAAAGAGGATAAAAAAGGAGAAGAGAATGTGGTTGACGTTAAACAGGATCCGGTAGAGACCCCGGTTGTCAATTACAGAAAAGTATTGGATGCCCTTTCTTCAAGAGGGATCATTCCCGATTTGAAAGATGTGGTATTTAGCGGTGAAAACGGCGAAGAGATTACTATCAATGATCTTGATTTTAGTAAAGAAGATTCGTTGTGTGACATACTATCTACAGTCCTTGAAAGCCAGAAAGAGGATATTGTTAAGGATAAGATAGATGTTACTTCTGTTTCTGATATTACCAAGAAGCTTATTCAGGCTGATAAGGCTGGCGCTAATATCGTTGATATTCTTAAGCAATATGATACGAATGTCGCTCCGATAGAAAAGCTTGACATTGAAAACAAAGCAGATCAGATAAAGATCGTTCGCCATTATGTTGATCTTCTTGGGTTGCCTAAAGATGAAGCTGATGAGTTTTTCAAAGGCATTATCAATAAAGGAGAAGAGTATGTTGAAGCAAAGGCTATAAAGTATAAGGCTGAGCTTGATAAGAGAATGGATGATATTATCCAGCAACGTACTAAAGAGGCTGCCGAAAAGAAGGCGAAGGATGCAGAAGATTTTAGAAGGTATAAGAAAGACCTTAAGTCTTCTATCCAGGCAAAGTATCAGCTAAATGACACTATGGTATCTAAAGCTCTTGATTTTGCCCTAAAACCTTCTGAATCGAATCCCGGAATTACCAAAGCATTTAATAGGGTAAGGGAGATGATGATGAATCCGGAAGAAGCGCCAGATTTGATTATGTTTCTTATGAACCCAGGAGAGTTCATAAAACAGAAGTCGAATCAAGCTGTAGTTGATGAGAAAAAGAAAATTTATAAGCTCATCAGCCATACAAATAAAGACAAGAGGGTGGCTCCGGTAGATGATAAAGGTGATCAAGTTCAAGGTGTGAAGTTCGATGAAATAACAATTGATTAGAAATGATATTAGTTGAAAGACATATAGTTAAAGACAGCAGATTTGAGGGAATATGCCTCAAATCTGGTTTGTTATATAATTATGTCTTATATAATGTCAGAAAGGGAATATTCGATGGTGTCTATATAAAGGAATACGAGTTTTCGACCAAACTTTGTAGGGAAAATCAATTTGATTTTAGGAATTTACCTAATCATGTGTCCCAAGAGGTAATAAGTCAAGTTTTTAAAAACATAAAATTATGGATTAAGTCGAAGAAGGATTTTGAAAAAAATCCTTCAAAATACAATAATCGAAAACCAAATCTTCCTTCATATAAAAACGGAAGTAAGCAAAATATAGTTGTTTTTACTAACGGAGATTGTCGAATAAAAAATGATAGTCATATTCATTTTGTTAAAAATGTAATCGAACCAATCAAAACAAATGTAAAGAAAGATGAATTAAAACAAGTTAGAATAATACCTCAAGCTACCTGTTATGTAGTAGAGGTAGTTTATGAAAGAAAGGAAACTGATTTTGGTTTAGATAAAGACAATTTTCTTTCGATTGATTTAGGATTGAATAATTTATGTTCATGTATTAGTAATGTAGAAACTAATTCTTTCATTATAAACGGACGGGTTATGAAATCAGTAAATCAGTGGTACAATAAGAAGAAAGCTAAGTTGATGTCTTTCATTAGTGATGTAGGTACTTCAAATAAGATTAAAAGGATTACTTTATTCCGAAATTGTTGGATAGAAGACAAGTTGCATAAGATCAGTAGATATATTGTAGACTTTTGTAAATCTAACAATATCGGAACAATCATCATCGGATTAAACAAAGAATGGAAAAACGAGATAAATATTGGTAAAAGGAATAACCAACATTTTGTTTCTATTCCTCATTCTAAGTTAATAGATAAGATCGTTTACAAAGCAAAGCTTTTAGGAATTAATGTTGTTATACATGAAGAGTCCTATACATCAAAGATCGATCATCTTGCTTTTGAACCTCTAAAGAAACAGGGATCCTACTTAGGTAGAAGAAAGAAACGCGGATCGTTCCAAAGTTCTGTTGGAAAGCTGATCAATGCAGATATTAATGGAGCAATTGGAATAGCAAGAAAAGTAGTCGGTGATTCTTTTATTGAAAAGATAATCGGTAGTGGGTTTGCGTTTAATCCAATTAGATTAAATATTTTATAGAATAGATATAAATCTAATGAATATATTTTAATAACGTGAAATCAGTATAGATTAAAAATTAAAACATTTTTTCGTTCATGGCTAATGTACTTTTAACAAAAAATTTCCCGGCCACCATGAATGGTGACACGGTGATTGGATATACCGACGCTAAAGTCGTTAAGCAAAGTATCGTAGAGCACGATCTTAGCTCTTTAGAAGATTGGTACTACGAAAATCCGGATAAGAACCATCTGGGTATGCTTGAGTTGTTTTCTAACATTACAAACTATCCTCTGCCTATGTATATGGGTATGATTAAACAGGATGCTACTATTACCGTAAATGGTATCAATGGTTCATTCCGTTATGATCTTCCGGTATCAGAAACGTATGAGGTGGTTACAGTAGAAGACACGTCTTTGAAATATGCAAAACCTGGTATTGATGAAAGCTTCTTCGAAATTGTGTTGAATGCACAATTCAAACAAGGAGATGTTATTACTTACGATGTGATTAACGGTTGCCAGGCTCTTATCTCTACAGAGCGCCCTCCGAAACAAGAAGGTGAAAACTGGAGATATTGGTGTAAGCTGTGGGGTCGTTCTCGTGCTAAATACTTCCCGAAAGACATGCTTCGCGCCGGTATTAAATACTGGAAGGTAACAAACGTTCTTGGTGAGTTCTCTACTCAGTTCTCTGGTGTAGGAGGTGCTTCTAAGGCCGGTTCTATGACTTGTGAATTTACGCTTGGTGGACACCGTGGTGTTGAAGGTGAAACGACTATGTACGCTGGTATTAAGTCTTTGGCTTATGCGGACGAACGTACACAGAATTTCATCGACAAGGCTTACCAGAAAGTTCGTCAGCTTTCTGAAATCAGAGGAGGTGATGCAAGTTATGCCATTATCGGTTCTCGTCTTGGTGACGGAAGCATTGATATGCGTACGGCACGTGTAGCCAATACAGTGTCTTTGTTCTGTTTGGCTGAGTTGGCTAAGATGGAAGCATACGAACTTATGTTCATGCGTGGAGGTAGAGTTAAGGGTCATAATGGTGTTTTGATGAAAAACGAAGGTTTGTACCATCAACTTCGCCGTGGTTTCGTTATCTCATATGCACGTCCGGGCGGTATCAAGCGCGAACACTTCCTGGCTGCTGCTGACTATATTTTCCGTGGTCGTAGCGATATGCCGATTGAAAATCGTGTAATGAAATTCAAGGTAGGTGCTATGGCTTACAAGAACATCGTTGAAATCTTCCGTGATGAGTTCTTCTCTCAATTGGGTGCCTTGGCTCCGCTTATGGGTACAGAACGTATTATCAATAATCCGGTAACAGGATCAAACGATGCTCTTGAATTAGGAACTGTAAAGATCAAGGGTGTTACTATTCCGGGTATTGGTAAGGTTATTGTAGAACACGAACCTTCTTTGGATTACGTTGATATGGTAGATAGAAGCCAGTTGGTAGACGGTATGACTCCTATCACATCATATTCATGTATTATGGAAGACTTGACCGCTCCTGAATATTCCAATGCATTCGCCGGCATCCCTGCTTCAGCCGAAGCTCGTATTGGTAATATCAACAGCAACGTATTCTACGTTAAGCCTGATATCGGTTCTATGTGGTGGGGTTACGAACAAGGTAGATGGTCATCCAGAGTATCGGCTCAAGAAATTGTATCCAGCCATCCTCGTATGTCAGAACAATTCTGGTGCCATTCTGTATCGGCTTGTTGGGTAAAAGATACCAGCCGGTTCGTAACAATTGAATTGTTACCAAGCTCTTTGTAATCATAACTTTTAATATTAACTTGCGGTCGGCTTTAAAACCGGCCGCAAATTTTGTTTCTAACATAGTCTTTTCATATATGAAAAGACGTAGGGTATATAAAAAAATGGGAAAAAAGATTTTTGAAGAAAGCCATGAGTCTAAGAAACTGCTGGCTACCGTAGGAGGAATGAAGATATATTCCGACTCTATTTATGTTATAACAGGTAAGATGGATGAAGAAGCTCCTTCCGGATATCAGGAAAGAGGCATTTCCAAGACTCCTTTCCCTGGGAACAAGACAGTATCTTGTTGTGGATGGGACAAGGATCTTAGGGTGTATGATACAGGTTTCTTTATCAATTCAGCATGTTATAAAGGTTACTCACTTGAAGACAAGAAGAATGAAATGGATATGCGTATTAAGAATATTCGGTATCCGTTTGAAGAAACTGTCAATGAGGACCTGGACCAAAAGAACTTCGATTTCTGGGATTCTTACAGAATTGACTTATATGATGGTCGTTTGTTCTACACTAATGACGTTCGTGATTTATTTGAGCTGTATATAGCTATTTTATCCAAGTCTCTTACTCCTAAAGAGGAAGACGGTAATCCGATGTACGTTGAATCTTATTATTGTGTAGAAGACAAGACTACGGCCGTAGATATCAGGAAACAACGTCAGATTGACAAGGCTGATATTTTATACGAGTTCATGAACAAACTGAAAGGATCCGAGGCTGAAAGGAAAAGCATCTACGATCTGCTTTTGTATCTTGATATCATATATAGCGTAGAGCTTGATCAGAGCATGGTTCAATACATATTCACTAATTGGATTGATGCTAAGAATACGAACGTTGACATGTATAAAGAAGCAAGCTCAAGGTTCTTGTCTGATGATGAATCTTCTGAGGGAATGCAGGTGATCAAATTCCATCGTATGATTAGGGAAATGATCGAGGGACTGGCTGTCACCGTCAACACCGACGGACTGTATCTGAATGGCGAGCTCCTGGGCGCCGACGCTATCTCTGCGTCTATGGCTCTTGCTTCCAATAAGTCGATGTTAGAAACCAAGTCACGTGTTCTGGAAGCGTATAATGCTTTAAAGAACAAGCATAAAAAAATAGAAGGAGATAAGTCTGACAAGAAGAAAAAGGAAGACGAAAAAGGTTTTGATATTGATCAATACGCTGATAAAAAAGAATAATTTATGAAGATTGTTGATTGTTATCTTCGGGCCTTACAGAAGGCTGAAGAAAACATGACCAACGGTGGTATAAAACTTGACAAGGCACGTTTTGTTCAGCTTTTTAATGACGAACAAAACCGCCTTGTTCGTTATATCCTTGATAAGAAAAATGAAGAGGATATACGTTATATCCAAAAGTTGGTTGTGTATTCGAAAGAACTTGACGAGAGAGGAGATAAAGATAATCCGGAAAGCACTTTATTTTCATTGCCTTCTGATTTCTTCTCTTTTTCAAACATATCAGGCGTATTTACCAAAGGTGAATGCACGGTCACTGATTTTACCATGTGGGAGGCTAAGAACGAAAACCCGCATGAGCTTCTTGCCGACTTTTTTAACAAACCTGATTTTGATTTTAGGGAAACATTCTATACAATAGGCGAAGATTCGGTAAGGGTGTATAAGTCTGGTTTTGATGTAGACACCGTTTACCTTACATATTACCGCTATCCGAAGGAAGTTGACATCGAAGGATATATTAAATCCGATGGTTCTAATTCAACTGATATAGATCCTGAATTAGATGATAAATTAATTGGTATTATCCTTAACATGATTGAAAAGCAATTTGCTTTGAATGAAAGCGAATACGGACGTTATCAAATAGATTCAAACAACGTCCAATCTCCTTTGTAGCAGAAGAAAGGCATATCCTAAATTAAAGATTATCAAAAAGCATTAAGAATTAATTAATTCATAATGCTTTTTGTTGCTTATATGACTATCACTATTTTTGAGACAGATAACAGAATATTAATTTTTAAAATATTATAAGGCTATGGCTATCCATAAACCGTATGACAGACACATTATCTGTCCTCCGCACGCTAAGTTGGCGGACGTAGATTCTTTGTTGCTTCAAGAAGGTCAGATCGCTATCTATGATTTGGATGGTGAGCAGACTAAAGATGGTTTGAAAGCGTTGAAAGACTTGAAAGGATATCGTAAGGACGAACAACGTTTCCAGATCAGAATCGGACGTAATGAGATGGTGAACGACCGTGTATCTGATGATAAATCATTCTCTACACCTACGTTTGCTATTGATGAAATTATAGAAGTGTATGCTTCTGCTCCGAAGAGTAAAGAAATTAAAGTAGATGAAGTTATTTTCGGTTATAACGGAATTGACGACAGTACCGCTATTACAGCAAGAAAAGGCGATCGTATTCCTATCCATATTAAGCTGACAGGACGTTTGTTTGAGCTTCGTGGTTATCCGATGGGTGAGATGAATATCGATGATTACATCATTTTCGAAAACTGTCCTGGTCGTGAGGATATGTGCTCAGAATGTGATCCTTGCGAAGATGTTGATATTTTGGCTGCTATTCTGAAAACAATCGAACGTATCAAGAATCAGCCGATTGCAGGTGGTGGCAAGGTGGGTGATTTTGTAGAAATTCATCCTATCCATTCTTGCAATGAAATGGAAAAAACTCCGGTGGAAACCGACATGAATTTCTATTGCATGGAAATGTGTGATACCGGTGATGCTTATGCCCTGGCTCAGCTTAAGGCTGCTTATCCTGGTTTGGATATCAAGAGAGTTGGACGTCATCTTTCTACATCTAAATATCAGGTGATGAAAGAAGGTGGTAAGCCTTCTGATTATACTCAAAAGCTGTCTTCTATCATGAAAGGCTGCGAAGAGTGTCCTGATGGATATACTAAGGTAGATGGCGGTCTGATCTATGCCGTAACGTTAGAAGATGATGGTGTTGATCAGTCCACTACAGTAGAAAGTCTGAAAAACGCTGTTGCCAGCACAGCTAAGAAAACGGCTGCTCAGGATGGCGGTGTAGGAATGTACACTGTAGCTGTAAGCAAGAAACTTACTAAGGCTGATATTGATACCTTTGTGGAATCCAACCCGACTGCAACAGTAACGTTCGTTGCTAAAACAGCAGATATGTGTAGCAATCCTACTGTTACTACTGTTAGCTGGGAAGCATGTGGCTCTTGTAAGATTTCGAAAGAAGCTTATGAAATCACGTTGCCGGATGATGAATGTGGTAACAGTGCTAAAGAAGAATTGCAGGCAGCATTCCCGTATCTGACAATCGAAGATTACGGTACACCTGGTGGATGTCAACACAAATTCAAAACAACGGTCGTTACTAACATGGTTTGCGACGAATGCGATAAAATTTTCAAAGACTTCTTCGTATCTAAAGCTCCCGAATCTTATCGTGGACGTAACTGGAAACGTTTGGGTGCCGTAGCAGGAGATCAGTCCATTATCGCCGATCCGCTTCCTAAGAACTGCAAATGCGGTATCTTGTTCCGTGGTATTGACTACATGATTTCTCCGTCTGACTGTTTGATTGACCGTCTGACATTCCAAGAAGGATCTGTTCGTATTGCTGTAAATGGCGGTTATCCGGATGAACAGCGCGAGGCTATCAGCACGTACTTCAACCCGATCCATACCGAATACAAACAGCACTGGGCTCCGCGTACTCACCTCGGCGCTGAATTGCTGGATAAGGAACGCGAACAACGTATGTTCTTCGACTTCCGTAAGACTCACCAAGAACTTATGGAACGGATGTTTACCAACGAAGAAACCCGCTTAGACCTGTTGGCTCCGTATGCTGATTATTCAGTAACGTTGAAGCCGGCACGTTACTCTAACGGTTTCGGTAGGGTAATCGATGATCACATTACAGTACACTTCCATGTACCGTATGGTGCTCACGAAGGTATTCAAGACCTTATGGACTTGTTAGCTGCTTCGGCAAATATCAAGCCCTGCAAGATTTGATTTTCCTTTTTTCTATATATCCCAAGGGGGAGGAGGCTGGTCCTCCACCCCCTTTTTTGTAATAAAATAATTTGAAATAGATCGATTTCATATGAATGGCGTGGATTCTTTAGTCGGTGCCTTAGGTAGGGGCATTGATAAAATAACCAACATAGTTGGAAAATGGGGTTCCTCCCAACCGGTAGATGACAGCAAATCCGGTATAAAAATAGGGGACAAAATCTACCAAGTGGTTGTGTCCTTAAATGGCTGTTATTGGTATCTTGACGAAGAAGGTAAGAAGCATCCTGTTTCTGGTATTCCGGCCACAACCGAATGGGAGTGGATTAACATAGCTGAGAAAGTTATCAAAGATTTCAAAACCTGTTACCGTACACCTGGTGGAAAGGTCGAAGTATGGAGTTGGTATCTTCTTAACGATCAGATGGATGTTCTTAAAGAAACCCATAGAATTACCGACAGTACCGACATGGATAATCCGGTAGGTAAAGTTCTTACTAAAATACCGGACGAGTGGGTTATGATCGACTGCGATCTTCCTGATATGACAGAACGCGACATTACGTTCGTCAACAGATGTTATAAGACTCCGGATGGTAAGGTTGAAATAGAAGGATTGGAGGCCATAGATGATAAGATAAATATCAGGGAATCTATTTATACCGTTATTCAATCGACGGACGATAATTTCCCTGCCGGCCATGTTTTTAAACTAATTCCAGAGAATTGGGTTCGAATGGTTTGTGACTTTCCTGACATGACAGAACGAGACGTAACTTACGTTCTTGAATGTTACACTACTAAAAAAGGAAAAGTGCAAGTAGAAGGTTTGGTAGCCATAGATAACATCCTTGGAGCCAGGGAAGAGGTTTATACCGTTCTTCAGTCAACCGATCCTGATATTAAGGTAGGAACCGTGCTGGATTCCATTCCCGAAGATTGGGTGAGGATGGTCTGTGATTTTCCTGACATGACGGACAGGGAAATTGTTGAAGTGGACGAATGTTATAAGACTGATGGTGGTAAGGTCAATATAAAAGGTTATCAAGCTATTGATGCCGTTCTTGGTGTAAGGGAACAGTATTATTATATTGTTAAGACAACGGATGCCGCCTATCCTCAGTGGATGAGAATAGATAAGATACCTAACGAATGGACGAAAACCGAATGCGATTTCCCTGATCTTACGGAAAGACATATTATGTCCGTAGATGAATGTTATACTACTCCTGGTGGTAAAATACATCTTGGTGGATACAGGTCGGTAGATAGCATAATAGGTGTCCGGGACGAGTATCTTATTGTTTTAGAAACTACCGACCCTGATATACAAAGAAGCGCCACATTCAGCAAAATACAAGAAGGATGGCAGCGTATTGTTTGTGATTTCCCTGATGCTACTACATCCGACACAGAAATAGTAGAAAACTGTTATAAGACGGAAAAGGGTAAGGTTCAGATCCGAACATACATAACAATGGACGGATACGGAAATACAAGGGAATTGAGACATATGGTTCTTAAAACAACCGATCCTGATTACAATATCGGATCCAATATCAATCAGATACCGGTAGGGTGGTTAAGTATCGAGTGTGATTTTGCGTCTGCTACACAGCGCCATATAAGACAGGTGAAAAACTGCTACGTTTCTGATGCGGGGAGCATCTACGTTGAGGGAGAAATCGTTTACGACAATGACCTTGACGTGGACAAGATGGCGCTGACGGTCATGGAAAGCACTGACCCGGCGATAGCCGTAGGGGCGGAGCTGGCGGCCATTCCTTCTGGCTACGTGAGAACAGTTTGTAGATGTAATTGTTGCAACCACTAAATCTTATTGTCATGAGCTGTAACGAATATTTTTTAGTAACACTGGAGTCTAAATCGACTCCAGTTCGTCATAAATACACGAATTTAACAGACGAATGGTATGGTCCTGATGGTGTTAAGTACGAAGATCCTGATACGATAGCCAAAATCGAAGAACAAGCTACAGATAAGAATCGTATAGGGGATAACACTTTATATCAGAAACTTATTGAAATACATTCTCAAGGAGAGTCAATAAAATCGGACATCGGAGACATAGGTCAGGTATTGGATTACATAAACGGGGAGGAAGTGTGATGGGAACCATATCAGATAAGTTAATGAGGATTATAAATACCAAAGAGGATATAAGGCAAGCCCTTATATCCAAAGGGTATGATGTACCTACTTCCATACCTTTTAAAGAGTATGCTAAAATGATATCGGACTTACCATGTAGAGTGGATTCTTTTCCTGATATAGAAGGAATTGTAGCTCGTTATTCAGCATTAGGTCTTACTAATGAACAGATGGCTGCCAATCCTGTATGGGTTGATAAAACGGGTAACGGACACGATATACAGTTGAAAAACTTCTCTTGGAAGGGAATGTCAGGGGTTGGGGGATATGAAATGAATTTCAATTTATGGAGAAACAATGTTTCAAGCATTCCAGATATTTCTATGTCTACGACGACTACCTCAGTTAGTGTAAGTGTTGGAAATTCTACTTATAATAACAATCTTATTTATATTCATATAAGTAATTGGGATATAAATAAGAATCACTGGTTGAAGGTCACATCTACTTATGAAGATGGAGATCTCGCCTTTATATTTTATAATGATAGCAATACTAAAAAGATTGGATTGCCAGCTAACGGCTATGTAAACATACTTGCATACCCTGAATTTAAAGGCAGTTATATGTATATCTCAACTATATCTAATAAGCAAGGTTCATTTACCATCGAACAACTTCCCCTCTACCCCGGTGCACTCGTCTTTGACGGAGTAGACGATTACGGTGTCTGTGATAACTTCCCTATTCTGACTAAAGAAAAGGGATATACGGTTGTGGCGTTGAGACAGTGGATTACAAGGGGAGAAGGAGCATTAGGATTGGTATCTAATGTAAAGAATTGGCTCAATAATGGTGCCTTCTTGTTAGAATATAGAAATATACAAGCCGATCATCTTAATAAGCCTATATCTTTTGGAGCAATAGGGAGTGAAAATGATTTACCACACATCCTTACTTATCAGACATCTAAAAGTTATAATGGTGTTTCGATTACAACTGGTAATTTTGAAGGAACAGATGTGCTACATGTTGGGAAATTAGCTCCAACTAATGTAGGAACTTGTATTAACGCTGCTATCTGGGAACTTGTATTTCTCGACCACGATGCCACCGAAGAAGAACTGACCAAGATCAAAGACTACTTCGTCAAAACCTATCCCTGGCTCTTCCCCGACCAAGCATGGACTGTCACCGGCAAGACCAACGAAGACGAAGATCGTGCTACTATTGCCAACATTACGGGCAATGGTAATAATCTTGTGCTGTCGAATTTTGGGTTTGCAGAAGGGAGTGGGTATGGGTTGTATAAAACTCCATTTGAATTATATCCATCAGTTCAGCATTCGTCTAAATATAGTTTGTCTTTTTCAAAGTTTGCATTAGGGGATCACAATTTAATAATTGCACCAAAACAAAATGATTTAAGCTATGATATAAAAGTCAAAGTAACAGGATTAAAGGATGGTGTAAAATTTAAATGGGGGTGGATTGGTACAACAGGATACATAGATATAACAACAGATGGGATACACATGTTAAATAAACCCGCATCTCAAATTAGACAATTGATTGTAGAATTTGCAGAAGATTTTGATCCTGATCATGTTGTCACCATTGAGCAAATCCCCGAATACGAAGGATACCTCATTACTGATGGGGTGGATGATAAGATAGTTTCGTCAGTTTTTGGAATGGGTAAGGATTTTACGATTGTTGGGGAATGGAAGTTTATTGATAATAAAAAGAGTGGTACTGGTTTAGTAAAAGGGTCTAGTTTTTATATCTACAACACAATGATTGGACTTGATCTTTATATTAATTCAGGATCAGTAAAAAATAGTCTTGACGGAATTAAAAGTATTAATGCTGCATGTTCAGATGGTAGGGCCTATGATCGTAATTGGAATGAAATACTGGCAAATACAAGTAATGTAGTTGGTTCTGGTGGTATATTGGAGGTATCGAGTAGTGGTGGTAGGTTTGATCGAATAGCTTTTAAGAACCTTGCAATTTATCCAAGAATCCTCTCCAAAGACGAATGTATCAAAGCATACAACTATTTACAAACTATAAAATCGAAATAATATGAAATTCATTATCATACCAAAAGAAGTATATAATTCCGTATCTGAAGAAAAGAGACGTGAATTAGGAATAGGCAGCCCAAGAGCGAGCGTAGATGGCTCTAAAGTTATTTTACATGTAGAACATTATGACCTTCTATTTAAGTCTTTAGACACGCAGGCTGATGACGAACCTCAATATCCGTATCCGGTATATGACAGCCCTTCTTCTGAGTTTGAATCTGTTCTTTCATCTAAAGAATGGGTGTCTGATGTTAATGACGAGCGTCTTTGATCTTGTTATGGTTGGGGTAATTACTATATTTGTAAAAAGTTGAATAATTAAAGCGTGTGGTAACGTTATCTACCATATAATCATCATGTTTCAGATAATAATCGGATGCGTTTTGGCTAATATCCTTACGATAGCAATCATCGGTTTAGCCCTGTATTTAGTGTATCTTGACATACTCCCATAGCTAAAGCAAATGGGATTCTTGGATACAAACGTATGAAACCCCGATATTAATATCGCTGGAATTACTCTTGCTCTCCAATTCGGAAATGCCCTTCCGAAGAATATTTTTGGCTGCAAGAATATCACGGTCGTTGATCGCACCGCACGACGGGCATACCCACGTGCGGTCGCGTAACGACAGTCCTTTATTAATGCAGCCACATTCACAAGTTTTGGAAGAAGGATACCATTTGTCAATCTTGTGTATCGTTACTCCATACTTTGAAGCAACATACATTAGCTTATCAATAAAAGAAGAATGACTGAGATCAGAAACTTTCTTTCCCCACAAACGTTTCATCCCTTCAATGTTTAGGTCTTCAATAAAAATATAATCATATTGTTTACACAAATCATGAGCTAATTTCCATTGAAAGTCTGATCGAAGATCGTTTATTTTACGATACGTTTGTTGTAATTCAAACAGTTTCCTTCTTCTATTGTTGGATTCTTTCTTTGCATTAGAAAGCCGTTTGTTTAGTTTTCTAATCTTGTTTTGATATTGTTTGAAGAATAGAGGAGAATCAATTTTGTTCCCATCACTTTTAGTTAGATAAGTTTTCAGACCAAAATCCAATCCTATAGATGCACCATCATGTGTCTTTCTATAAGAGTTTATAGGATTATGATCTGTAACTATAATCAAGCTATATCTATGGTATGTTTCTCTAACTATTCTAATTTGCTTAACATTACCTTCGTAGACTCTACTGTATGAGAATCTAAATCGTTTCTTTCCTTTGTTAATTGTTAGACAATTCCCATTCAGGGTAAACCCACCTTGTTTAAAAACAAAAGAGTTGAAACAATCTGATCTTTTGAACTTAGGAGGTCGTTTAGCTAACTTTTTGAAGAAACGATTGTATGCTGAGTCTAATCTCTGAAGGATTTCTTGTACTGTTTGGGAATGAAGTAGGATTCTTTTTACCCTTTTTGCAAAATGCTTTTGCATCTTACCAACTGGTATGTATTTCCCAAACAGTCTGTAGTATCTACGTTGTAGAGCTAAAGCATGATTCCATACGAAACAGCATTCACGCAGCATCTTATCGAGATACTTTGTTTTCTTTGAATGATAGATGTTGTATTTGTATGAAATCATTTTTTTTATTACATTTACAGCGTGAATATAATAATAACTTTTGGGTGTATATTAGAATCAATTATTAAAAATACATATATAAACAAAAGAATCATTGATCCCCTATTTAAAAGCAGGGGCTTTGTTAAAGATTGTAAAAACGAAGATCGTTTAAAGGCTTTGGATTCTAAGATTGATCAGAAGGTTGAGGACGTAAAAAACAAGGTTGGTGCGGTGATGGACATCGTAGACCAGGTCAAGAAGTTGTTGGATAAAATTAACAAAAAAATAAATATGGCAGAAATAGGTTATAACAGTAAATTCGAAGGCCAGGAGGTTGATTCCAGACTTGAGAATGTGGTGCAGGCCGCTCCTGGGACGGGCTCAGAGTCGGGCAAAGGAGGCCTTATCCCGGCTCCCCCTGCCGGAAGTCAAGACGGTAGCAAGACTCTTCTTAGTAATATGACATGGGGAGATCATGTAACAAAACAGTACATAGATGATGCTGTTTCGGCAGCAGGGTGGAAGAAGCAGATTGTTAGCAAACTTCCTACTGTTGAAGAGGCGAAGGATAATGTCATGTATCTTGTAAAAGATGATGTGGCGTCTACAGAAACCAAAAACGTGTATAATGAATATATTTTGGTTACTGAAGAAGGTGGTGGCAAGGTGCTTGAATCACTTGGTATGGTAAGTACCGGAGTAGATTCGACTTATCTTGATCTATCCATATTTCCCAGTACTTCTGGAACTCTTGATGAGGATTCGTATGCAAAAGTTATAGATGCTTACAATAACAGGATTACATTAGGTAAGCTTAGTTTTTATTATTTTTCTTTGGATTATTTTTTAGATAATGATAATTCTGAATTAAAAATAATAGCTGTTTTATTTAATAACACCAACTCAAAGGAAGACGTATCTGGATCTTATATAGATATTGAGATGGTAACTTATATTGTTGCCCAAGATAAGACATATAGGGCTATAGCTAATACGGCTACGTTGTTTAATACGATGTTGTCTTATTTGAAGTTTATGGCTAATACTCCTAATGTTGTCACGACATTAGCAAGTTTGCCAACGGATGCTCATAATATCATAGCTAACGTAGCTTCCGCTACGAACCTGTCTATGTCCGTATCTTCCGAGTATGCCGGGAGGGAATGGCAGGTGCGGGTCAACAACACCACCGGCAATGACATTACGCAGCCGCTTCCTACCTCTGGTCTGTTCCAGAGCATGTCAGGCGATAGCGTAATAGTACCTAAAAACAGTTTTATAGAATTAAGTATCTGGTATATCAATGATAAGTTGGTTATCAGAGTAGGTGAACAAGCTTAATAGAAAGGATAGAATATGCTTTATGTAAATAAGAATATAAAAGGTTTTTATTGGGAAGGATATGAGTTGGACTCCTCTTCTTACGAAGTAGGGTATTCTTACCAAGATTTCTTAGATGGTAAATGGGTTCAACTTGACTCCGATCAAGAAAAATTCCATCAAGACAATCCTGATGCGAGTGTGAAAGAAGTTATTGCCATGCAGCTTGACCCGGAACCTCCTGGACCAACTGAAGAGGAGTTGCTTGCCAAGGCTAAAGACAGGAAGGTTTCTGAGGCCAGGGAATATGCTTATTCTGATGCTGTCCGCTCTTATAGTTTGGATGGTAAACAGATATGGTATAACAGCAGCATGAGACAGAAGGTTAAAAACGATATTGATGTAGCAAAAGGAAGCGGGATATACACCGTATCCGTAGCAGATTCAGAATACGAGCTTGATATTGCTAATACGGCAATGAATGAAATGCATGTATATGAATCTGAGTGCAACGATCGTACTGCTGCCATAGAAAAGGAAATAGCTTCTAAAACCGACAGGAGTGAAGTTGAGTCTATGAAAGTAGATGAAGGCTATCCTGAGAAGTTGGTAAGGACAAAGGATCAGATCATAGAAAAAAATAAGATCCTTGAAGCCAATGATCCGGAGAAGGTTACAGCTATGTACATGAGGGCGATGATCAACACGCCGGCTATGTTGGAAAACACCGACCAGAATCTTGCTCTTAAGATAAAGGGGTTGTACCCTATCTGGGACAAGGATGGAGTTTACGGCGACAAAGGTCTTCCTATGGGCACTGCTGTTGTAAAAGGGCAGCGTTTCCGTAGCAAAAACAAACCTTCGGATTTGGATTGGACCCTGTTTGAAGTAAGGCAAAATCACAATCTCCAAGCCGACTGGGTTCCTGGTCAGGGAGGTGGAGCCGAAAGCCTGTATATGGTTGTTCAGGAAAAGCATTTAGGTACGATAGACGATCCTATTCCTTGGGTATATAATTCTATTTTAGAGAATGGAAAGTATTACATTGACAAAGAAATTAAGTATCTTTGCATAAGAGATTCAGGCATCCCTTTGGCTTACGAGAATCTTTCGGATCTTGTATCAGCCGGATACGTAAAGGTTGTTTAGGTCGTAATTTGTTGTTAATGTTATGGATAACCCCTGTATATTTATTTATGCAGGGGTTTTTCTTTAATCCAGACTCTACTTATTTTTCATATCGGTAAGGTTCTGATTATCTTTGTGAAAAAGGTTAAGTTATGGAAAGAAAAAACATTATAAAAGAATTGAGTCAGTATTTTAGTATTGTTGAATTAGTTGGTCCTAAAGAATACGGTAGAGACAAAGATCTTTGCTGGAGGTATTTAAGAACTGAGTTGCTTCACACGATACTGGTTTTAAGGAAAGACATCTTGAAAACTCCGATGACGGTTAATACCTGGAAGTCGGGCGGAAGGTTTGATGAACGTGGGTTTAGGAACAATATCTCGGATATAGTAAAATCCAAAACCGTATCAGGGTCTTTGTATATCAGTCCTCATATGCTTGGGGCAGCCATCGATTTTGACGCCAAGGGTATGACGGCAGAAGAGGCAAGGAATAAAATAATTCAGTCACAGGATTTACTTCCTTGTCCCATTAGATTAGAATCAGGTACCAATTGGGTCCATATTGACGTATATGACTCTCTTGGAAGTAGCAAGAAAGTAACTATGTTCTAATATGGCTTACAGATTTGTAGGAAGGATGAATTTAGAAAGTTTCTGGGCTTTTCTCATTTCCGGATTATCAGTATTGTGGATGAATTTCCAGGAGATTCACCACCTTATATATTCTATATTGTTTATATTAGCTATAAATCTTTTGTTAGCTACTATAAAAAGTATCAAACACTGCTATATCCGAAGAAAGAGAAAGAGGCCTTTTAAGATATTGACATGCATAAGCGAAATGGGAGTTTTGAAAATCCTTCTTGAGTTCGCGGCCTGCTCTTTCGGGTTGTTCACCATATCCGGAATGGATCTTATTATGTCTATGGGAGGGCATAAATCCCCAGAGTTTATAGACATGCTTCTTCAGTGGATTACGATATTCGCCTTAATATTATACGGCGGAATGGCATTCAAACGCCTCGGCGACCTTGCACCTGATTTGATGATAGTAAAAGGCGTTAAGTATTTCTTTAGCAAAGTAAGTTGGTGGCAGAAAGTTCCATTCGGAGAAGAGCTTAAAGAAGGTATTAACAACGGTGATATACAAGAACTTTTAGATGAAGATAAGGAGGGTAAAAGATGTGTTTGCAAAAAATGAGAGCCAGGCATGTGTTAGGAGTTCTTCTACTGTGTTTTATATCTTTTTTGTTTGGTAAAACATGCAAAAAACAAGAAATAATACACGATATAGAAATAGATACGGTAATAGATACCATTATCCAACCTGTTCCTGTTCCTCAGTATATAGTTGACGTAGGGGAGGTAGAAATACCTTTCCCTATGGATGCTATAGTTGAAAAAGATACGATAAAAGACACTGTTTATATCAATATTCCTATACAAAGAAAAACATACAACACAGATGATTATCGGGCTGTTATAAGCGGATACAGACCTAATTTGGATACGATGATCATCTACCACAAAAAAGAAATAATATACGAAAAGAGCCGGCGCTGGGGCATAGGACTGACGGCAGGGTATGGGGTCGGGCGCGAGGGCTTCTCCCCCTACTTAGGCGCTGGAATCTATTATCGGATATGGTGACAATCACCTCACCTTTTATTTAATGTCCAATAGTTTAAACTTTTATCACCTCATTTACTTATCTTTGTAGAAAAAGATAAGGTATGAACTATATCGATATTTTACCACAGATAAGAAATAACATTTTCTATGTCAGGATAGTAATGACCGACTATGATGTGGAAAATCAGATGGTTATTAGAATAGTAGCCAGAAGAAATGATGGCCTGTACAAGACGGAAGTAGTACAGTATCCAAATGAAGGAACTGATTATAACGGGGAAATCATTGTTCCTATGTTTGGTATGGCTAAGTCGTTGGTAGCCCAAATAGTAGGAGTCAAGATAAATGGTACCGAGGTACGTGTTAATAGCACTGAGGTAGAGGGAGCTGATATAACAGCCAGATACGATGATTCCCTTACCAGAATGGGATGGGAGGAGAGTATGAACAACATCCATCTTGATTTTGAGGTTATAAGCACCAACAACCCTAAAACGCTTCGCATAGCCGATCAGTCGGAATGGGGGATACTGGCAGACAGACCGGCTATTATAGAGATCGTACCACCTGAAGATGAGAATAAGTATGTTTATTATCTTGGTAAGAATCAGTTGAATGTATTCAACAGTAAGACCCTTGGCATAAATCCAGGTCGCGGAAATGATTTTGAAAACCTGAAAGATGGTATATACGATATTACCATAAAAGGCAGTCCTTCCTCTTATTCATTTAACAGAAAGTATTTAAAAACAGATCTGATCCGTCTTAACATAGATAAGATATGGGCCAGGTCAACTGTGTTATGTGATCATGAGGATGATGACGTTATTGACAAAATAAAAGAAATAGAGTTTCTGCTGGCTGCGGCTGAAGCCAATATGAGATTAGGGAATTTTGAAAACGTAAAACAATTATACGAAAAAGCATCTAAATTGATTTACGTTCTCAATAATTGTGAAAATTGTGGTTGTAAAATATAATCAATTAAATATAAGTGAATTATGGGATGTGGATGTGGAAGAAGTAATATTACTTCTGTTAATAGAAATAGGGCTATAAAGCCTCAGTCGAATACGACACCTAAAGCTGATTCTAATGCGGCTTGTATTCAGAAATATGATGAACTTGCTGTGTTGGACAAGAAAATCATAGACCTTCATCGCAAGTTCAGGTTTGTAGGAGGTGTAAGTAAAAGGTATGCTGATATTCAAAAGCTGGTAAGAGGTTGGATCGTTAATTTGAAGAACGAGTGCCCGGATCCGGATGATCTTGCTACTTATTCTGAATACATAAATAAAGAATACGCCAGGTATTTTACCTCGAAATGATATGTCAGCTACCGGAAGTACACAGCAAATTATTTTCCCTTCATCTTACTTATGTGAGTGCGCTGATCGTTTTATAGCATGTAAGGCTGATCGGTATCTACAATATCATAAGTATAAGGTAGGTATAAAACCTGATATAGATACGGTTCTTAAAATAGATCGTATGAGAAGAATCGTATGTGAAGGGGAATGCGGGTTGTGCCCGGACGAGATTCAGAAATTCAAAGAAGAACTTAATAAGATCTTGTCATGAAAAAGATGTATTACAACAAAGAATACAGAAAAGATTTCAAGAAATCGGACTGTCCGGAAGATCTTGGTTCTGAAGAAACGTTTATCGTTCATGAGGCTGAATTTTGTTCGGATATAAGCCAAGATGATGCAGATAGGAAAGCGGAAGAGTTTGCGGAGAAAGAAGGTCCGTTGTATGCTAATAAAGTAGGTGGATGTTGCGAGGTATATTATAACACAAGACAGGAAGGGGATTTCTTTAAAAATGATTGTCCTGATGGTCAAAAACAAGAACAGCTCACACATCACGTGGTAGAGGCCGGGCGTGTATGGTCTAAGTTCAGTACCGAAATAGCCAACTACGAAGCTGCGAAGATTCTTGAGCAAGAAGGGCAGGCTGCCGCTAACGAATCTGGAGTATGTAAAACCGTTTATTACAACGAAGATCAACATGGTTGGTTTAGTAAACGTTGTAAGGAAGGATGGAAGGCTCCTGAGAAATACAGGAGGATATACGCCGGTACCGTAACGTCTTTCATTAGCGTTGATGATGCCAATGAAAAGGCTAAGAAGATACTGGAAGAAGAGGGCATGAAATGGGTTAATGAAAATACCAAATGCGAGCCTGTTGTTGATGAATGTAAATTTGATTTTTGAAAATGAGCAACGTAAAATTTAATCCGACAGAAGGTGAGAATGATAAACTGGTGTCGGTGTTTTCTGAAATAAATGAAGGTCTTGATACGACTTTGAATTACACTATTTCCGATGAAGGGAATAAGGCTAAGAAGAACATAGTCGTTAATCAAGTTGGTAAAAGGGAAAAGTTTTTATCGAAGAAAGGGGAGGAATCTGAGCCTTTTGTTTTGTCTGATGGTAATACTTTCAACGTTCTTAAAGAAGGTGCTTCGGGATCGGCATCCGCTTGGGCTGAGGATCAGCTTCCTCCAGAAGCCACGGAATCAGTTGGCGACAAAAGCCTTCTCCCTTCTTGGGATTTTTACCTTATAGACATGACTCAAAATACCGGAGATAAAGTGCGTCCGGTCGGGAAGCTTCGTAAGAATAATCTCCTTAGATTTGAAAACGGAGATTTTGCTCCTACGGTGGGTATAACCGAGGAAATGAGAGCCGAATGCGATGTGGAACTGTATTTGGATAACGGTCATAAAAATAAGTATTGTGATGCCGGAGCATTTGACGCTAAGGCTTTTTACGAAGAGTATGGTATTGGTCAAAAACTTTATAATGTATCAGGATCAGAGGTAAGGATTTTAAGACCTTGGGAGACTACTTCAAAGAATTATAGCATATTCTTAGGATGTAGCAAGAGTCTGTATGTAGCTGATAAGGTAGTTGGCAAAAGTGGGAAAATATGGTCTGGGGTGTACGACGCGGACACGGTTCCTATGCTGGACGGACTTGACCTGCTCCAGACGTGCCCTGTGCTGCCGCCCACAGCCTTATCTCCTGGACCGGTATGTACAGTAGACTCCAAGGCAAGATCTTTCTTTTTCTTGTATGAAGGAGAAACAAATTGTAAATCCGGAGCCGGAGTTGGTAACGCCTGCACGATGTTTCTAAATGGAAGAACTTATCCGAGAAGCAATGACGTAAATCAAATCAATATAGCTAAGTATTCGAGGGCTAATAACGTAGATCCTGAATCTTCTTATCCTTTTTCTGAAGGTGGGTTCTTGACCTTGAATGCTTATATCATATACCTTGAAATGCTGTATGGTACTAAATACTTGGTTAATCCAGATACTTTTGGATCAGGTATATCAAGTAACTCCGGGGTAGGTAATGATGTTAATTACCATAAATACGGAGGATTGAAATACCGTAAAAAAGGAGAAGATACATGGATGTATGCCACATGGAACAACAGTTCTTCTATTATCCATTATGAACCTACTAAAAAAACTCATTTCTCTTACCTCATAAATTCAGAGTATCCTAAAGAACAATGCATGGAAAGCCAGATGGCGGCTTCTTTTGCATTTGAAACAGGCGTAGAAGAAGGATCAGAGTTTGATTTTTATGGAGGAAAATACTGGTATAAAAACGTCCAGGGAGCCAAGAGTATGGCTGAAGGTCATATGAATGTTATTGTGTTTAAGGAAATGACCGGCACTATATCAGCCTTAAACGAAAATGACGAACCGGCAGAATTTGATTTGGAAGTTATTTTAAGGATGTCTTTGTACGATGGCATGAATTTGTCTGGAGACGTCTTTAGGTATTGCGGAGGAGGATACGAACAGGTAGGAACGCTTTTAAATGATCCTAATGTTACTCGTATAGGTAATACTATTGATATCTATATAGAGCCAGATCAAAAGAAATGGGGATATGAAAAACAGACTACAATCCAAGAAGGTAAGGTTTTTGATTTTGAATCTAAATATAAAAAGGTGGCAACTACCCAGAATTTAGGAGATAGTTTTGCTTTACACCGTATCCCTTATACCGGATGGAAGGATAAAAAAGGGGGAAGTATCGGAACAGGAGAATGTCTTTATACATGGGACAATTGCCACTGGGCTTCAGCTATCGGTTCCAAGACCAGAGTGGCTGCTCGGTTCGGCGGTACTGCGACCTATGGCTATTGCTCGCCTCGTGCTCTGCATGCGAATCACGCCGCTTCTACTACTACTCGCAACCATTGCGGCCTTGCCCAGTTGTTATTAGACGTCAGTCAACCGCAGGTTTGATGGGTGCAACCCATTGATGGCGCAGCCATCATAAGCGCAGCGCTAAGGCGCAGCCTTATATACTATATCACGGCGCAGCCGTATCTTGTTAATATAATATTTTATAGCTACAAAACAAAAATTTAAAATATTTAATACAAATTGTTTTGTAGCTATAAAATATTATACATATATTTGCAATGTCATTAGACAACAGAGGTAGTTAACATTATAAACAATAAAAATCTATTCAATGAAATCCGTTAGTCTGCTAACAAGTCTTACATTGGGATCTGACCTCTGAAATAGCAAATAACGGTTGAGAAAAAGGTTAAAAAGAATTGGCTGCTCGTTTCGGCGGTAATGCGAACAATGGCAATTGCTCGCCTCGTAATCTGAATGCGAATAACGCCGCTTCTAATACGAATCGCAACAATTGCGGCCTTGCCCTGTGTGGGCTAAAAAATTGGGTATATTCTTTTTAATCTTTCCCAGGAGTGGAGAATCAATAAAAGACAAGCGTATGAGGTTATATGATAAAAATATGATAGAGATGCGCGACGGTCGTAAGCCCGTCATTAGCCCACAACTGAAATCAGTTTCAAACTATATAGATGTAAGTTTGGATGATATTAGAGAAGCATGCGAAGCGGCATTTAAAAACCATTCTAAAAAGAATGATGTTGTTAATTTTAATTCTGATTTTGATGGTAATTCGTTAAAATTGTATGAATGGTATTTAGATGGTACTTATGTTAGCAAAATCAAATATCGCAAACTTGTAAAAGAAAACAAGAATGGTAAGGTTCGTGAAATAAACAGCCCGGATCTTACCACCAGAATCTATCAGCATCTTGTTTTAGTAAAGTTAGGTCCTTTGTATTATGAGAAGGATAATATGAATGGTCTTAATTGTAAGCCGGGATTTGGCATAACAGCATCGTCTAAATCAAGGTCTCTTATTAAAAAGATAAAGCATGTTTATTATGATAGACTTGATTTGAAGTATTGCCTGGTTATAGATCAACGTAAATGTTATAACCATGTAAAAGACAAAGTATTTAGAAAAGTACTTAAGAACTTTATTTCAAATAAAAAGTTTATAGATTTTGTAATAGACGTAAGTTTCGTATCTGGAGAGTTACCTATAGGAACCCCTACAAGCCCTTTCATTCATCATCTCCTTATGAAAGATTTTGATGATCTTGCAAAGAGAATAGCTCCTTTTTCATTGAGATATGCCGACGATAATTTCCTTGCTTTCTATACTAAGTAGGATGCTAATACTGCCAAATGGAGGATTAAGAATTATTGGTGGTATGAGCTTAAGATAAGATCTAAAAGGCATACTTGTATTATAACAGACATGGATAGACCTCTTGATTTTTGCGGGTATGTTTTCCACCGTAATAACAAAGGCGTATCTGAACACAATAAAGGTTATGTGACAATAAGGAAGAGGGTAGCCAAAGACGCGAAGAAGTGTATTACAAATGAAAGCTGGTCTTCTTACTTCGGTCTTTTAAAACACTGTGACAGTTATTCATTAATGTCAAAAATAGAAAATATCATGAAATTACGAGATTTAACAAGCACGATTCGTATTGATAAGAAAATGGATGCGGACAACATCGATGTCAAGAACCTTGAAGGTATTGTATTTGATATCGTGAACTACGAAATACGAAGCAATAACAAGAATGAACCAAACTGGATAAAGTGCTTGATAGGTATTCCTGAAACCAATAAAGAAGGGATTCCTACTGGCAGGAAACTCGCAAGGGAATTTCATGGTAATTATCAAGGTATAGTAAATTTTATTTCAAAATGCGAACTTACTTATGGCAAAGACGCTATTCTCCCTATTACCGATGTAGAGATAGAAAACAGATGCGGATACGTTTTTAAAGGCAGCACTAACCGCTTGGAATACATTGATTGACTTCTCATTGTGATGGTGTGAATGAAAATTATTATCTTGCACCAAAAAAAAGAAAGTCATGAATTGTAACACTTGTAAAGATGACGGACCTGATATTCTGAGATCTAATATCTGTATCGGGTCTGATCCGTGTAATGACTGTACGGACAATTGCGAGATTCTTCCAAAAGAATGCGATTGCCCGTATGGTCATTTAAGCGATCATTGCATTCATTATACAGGATGCAAGACATTCATATCCAAATTAACGCCGGGCATGCCTTATAATGAGGTTATGCATAATATAGAACTGGTTTTCGAAAACATAGATAAGTTTTTGGATAGGATGGTTGAAGAAAATACGCTTCTGAAACAAAGGGTTGAACAACTTGAAAAACAGTTACAAAATGGAAAAGAGTGCACAAATTGGTGAGGGCTTAAGTGGTAAACACGTATATGTTCCACATGTGGACGAAACGCCGGTGCCATGCCCGGACGGATACACCTGCACGAACTGCGTGTACTGCGCGGACGGCATCAACGCTGGCTACTTCAGTCTGGCTCAAAAATCTGATCTTACGGCTTTAATCAATGCAATGATATGCCGTATGGAATATCAGGATAGGGAAATAGAATTTTTAAAACAAAAAATAAATATTTTAAGTAACAATGGCAATAACAGGTAACGGTTGTTTCGGCAGTCATGGTGGGTGCGAACGCCCGCATCATTGCGATATTCCTTCTTCTAAAATATTCTATGATGGAGAAACTATAGAAGAAGCTGGTTTGTATCATGGTATGCCTTTAAACAGGGCTTTGGCTAATTTAGCTAAATACGTTTCAAGGGCTATTAACGTAAGTGGATCTGTCAATACAGAAGTATTTGACGGTACTTCTCATGTGGTTCTAAAGAAAGATCCGGCAGAGATTTTGCTTGTATCTTATTGCGGGGGTGTTGTACCTTCTGATATGTATAAAGTCCAGGGCCGTACTGTTAAGTTCTGCCGGGATATGTGTCAACAAGATGAATTTGCTGAAGTGAGGGTCGTGTACCGAGAAGAGGCAAATAGTTCTTATGGGTTCCATTGTTAATTTAGGAGGATGAGAAATGGCAGAAAAATGCAAAGGATTTATATGTGGGGGTAATCTCGTTGATGGCTCTGTGCCTTCTGATAAGTTAGATAAAGAAACCATTATCGAGCTTATTAAAGAGATTCTGAAAGAGGAAATGCACGAATCTTGGCTTAAGGAAATAATAGAAACCATACTTAAGGAATCCATTGATTCGGATTGGCTTCGTGAGTTCTTTAAAGAGGTTCTTAAAAAATATGCTAAAGAGGAATGGTTTAAGGACATTATCTGCGGCTTAGGATGTGTAGGTGTACAAGAGATATTCGACGTCATTCCTACTGACATAACATTTGAAGCTACAGGAGGTACGGCTACGGTTCAGGTGGTTGTAGATGATGGAGTTGAATGGGAGTTGACACTTTAAACTAAGGAGGATAATTATGTCGAGAGAGAAAATATATAAGATGGATGATGGTTCTTGGCTTACCTCGGACAAGAAGGAAGGTGTCGGTCGTGATAAAATGAATTTCGATGCTCCATCTTGGAAAGGAAGGGAAGATAGGATCACTATCCGAATTGTGAAAAAATCCGATACTGAAAGTATGAAAGCTATTACTTTCAGGCAAAAAGGCATTAAAATCACAGAAGTCTCGGTTAGCAGGCTGGAGTTCCCTATATCTGGTGGAGATAAGCAGATCCTTATTACTACCAACGCCGCTTCGATCAATGCCCTTATTACGGGTGAGAAAGATATAAAGGGTGTCATAAAAGCATTTACCACCGCTTCCGGTCTTAATATTGACGTCAATGATATTAGGCTTGATTATGGTTTCCCTGGTGATCCGGGTCTTGAAGACACGTTCCAGGTTTCGATGATTGTTTCCATGCCTGGCAATGAGGATGGGAATGAAGTTAATGAGAACATAACTATAAATGGTGTACTGATTCCTATTTATCAGCCTGGAAAGGTCGTTCCTTACATTAAATTGGATAAGGAATTTGAACAAATTGAGGGTGATGAAACAAGCACGCAGTTAAGTATAGAAAGTAATATAAAAGATTATGTTATTGAAATAGTTGAATGCGAGTCTGTGGATAAGGAGGAAATTCACCTGGACAAGGATGTTGTTAATCTTGATTCCGATGGATCACCGGAGGTAATCAACGTAAATACAAATCCCAAAAATTTAAGATGGAGGATCAGCGAATGAAAGTAGGTAATTGTTGGGCGAACATAGATAAGAAAGAAGGCAGTCTTAACAGTAAGGTTAATATTTACTTTGATGAAAATGATACTGGTGCCAACAGAAGTGTCAAGATAAGGGTGTCTTCCAGGGACGGTAGCGTATCTGAAGAATGTACGTTAGTTCATAAAAAAAAAGAACAGGTAGTTTATAGAAATAAAAGACAGTCAGCTCTTTTCACAAAAGAAGGATGTAATTCTGAGACAGAGAAAGGGGAAGAGCTTGAGTACGTTGTTGAGGCCGGAAAATACACATCTATCATATCTCAGTCTGATGCTGATGACAAGGCTATGAAAGACATTGAACAAAATGGTCAGAACTGGGTTAATGAGCATGGTCGTTGTATAACCATATTATGGTACAATGTCAAGAAATCAAAGTCGTTTAGAAAGAACGATTGCGATCCTGATACCGAAGAAGGAAGTTTGGTTACGATGACAATCGAAGCCGGGCAATTTTCTTCTACCATAAGCCAAGAAGATGCTGACCGTAAGGCTGAAGCTGAGTTGAACGCCAAAGGTCAAGACTATGCTAATTCTCATGGTACTTGCAATACCATAAAATGGTACAACGACAGGAAATCCAAAATGTTCCAAAAGACAGATTGTGAGGTAACTGAAGTTGGATCTATGGTAGAGTATGTTGTAGAAGCCGGCCGCTTCTCTTCTTCTGTTTCTAAGGAGGATGCTAATCAGAAGGCTTTGGATGCCTTGGAAGCTGAAGGTCCAGGTTATGCTAATGAGCATGGTACATGTGAAACAAATTTATGGTATAATGTAGAGAAGTCGAAAGTGTTTTATAAGAATGACTGCGAAGATGGGTTTATCGGAGCACCTTATACTTACACAGTAGAAGCCGGTAAATACACATCAGACGTAAGTCAAGAAGATGCTGATAAGAAAGCTCTTGATGATATAGAGAAAAACGGTCAAGAACAAGCTAACCTTAATGGTGAATGCATTGAGGATCCTAATTATTTTATAGGAAAGGCTTCGGCTCGTGTTCAGAAAAATGATTGCGATGCCGAATCTCAAACCGGAAGCTTCGTTGATTTGACTGAAAAGGATCTTGCCGGATACCCAGATGCTTTTGTGTCAAGGGAAAGCCAGGAGGCTGCTAATGCGCTGGCTGAGGCCGCTATGGAAGAACAGAAGCAAGGTCTTGCAAATAAGAAAGGTACCTGCATAGATAAAAACCAATTTGTTGGTGTATATAGCAAGGTGTTCACAAAAGACAATTGTGAAGGAGAAGGCGTAGGCTCTCAGGTAACAGTAGACCAAGACGATGTAACCGGTGGTCCTTTTACTTCATACGAAAACCAGGAGGCGGCTAACGCGCTCGCTCAGGCTGCCGTTGAGCAGCAGGGCCAGGCCATAGCTAACCGGGACGGCCATTGCACGTGGACTGGTAAATACAGTGAAGAATTTACCAAAAATGATTGTGAAGAAGGCCAGGTAGGATCTAAGATTACGGTAACCGAACAAGATGTTGTTGGCGCTCCTTTCACATCCACCGTAAGCCAAGATGATGCTAATAACAAGGCCAAGGCTGCTGTCAAAGAACAAGGTCAGGCTATTGCTAATAATAAAGGCAATTGCGAAGATATGACGGTCTATACCGGTCATTACAGCAAGAGATTCGTTCCCGAATGTGAGGCTTGTCATAAAGGTGTAGAGATGGAGGTTACGGCTGAGATGGTAAATGGTAGTCCTGTTACATCAACAGAAAGCCAGGATGCAGCAGACGCAGAAGCTCGTAGGATCGTAGAAGAAGGCGGTCAGGCTTATGCTAATAAAAACGGCAACTGTACGCCATTAAGCACCGATCCTGTATGGGAAGACGTAGAACCGGAAGAACTTAGATGTAATGAAGGTAAGTCTCAGAAAAAGCAACGTGATACCAATGAATGTTCTGAAACCCATAATCAGGAACGTTGGGTAGACGGCGGAAATAAAGTTTGTAGCTGGACCGGTCATTATTCAGAAACGTTCCAGAAGAACGACTGTGAGATACCGGATTCAGGAACAGAAGTAGAGGTAAGTGAAGCTGATGTTGAAGGTAATCCTTTTACTTCTTTCGTAAGTCAAGAAGATGCTGATAATAAGGCTAAGGAAGCTGTTAAAGCCCAAGGACAGAATATTGCCAACCAGAAAGGTAAATGTAGATTCGTAGGCGTATATAGCAAGGAATTTACGAAAGACAATTGCGGATCATGTCAACATGGCGTTCCTCTTACTGTAACACAAGATATGGTAGGTGGTCCATTCTATTCTAACGAAAGTCAGGAAGAGGCAAATAGGCTGGCTCAGGAAGCCGTAGAAGCTCAAGGTCAGGCTTATGTTAATAAGAACGGATCGTGCGAAATGGATAGCACTGATCCTGTATGGGTAGATTCGAAACCGCTCGAAACCAAATGTGAAGGCGGTAAATCCTACAAGAAGCAGATTAACACTAACGAATGTTATGGTGGAGAAGATGAACGCTGGGTAGAAGGCGGAGACAAAGTATGTACCTGGACCGGAACATATAGCAAGCAATTTACAAAACAGTGTGCTGACGGAGGTGTCGGATCTAAGGTTACTATAGATCAAGATGATGTAACTGGCGGTCCTTTTACGTCTACCGTAAGTCAGGAAGACGCAAATAGCAAGGCTCAGGCTGCCGTTGAAGCACAAGGCCAGGCTCTTGCTAACGCGCAGGGAACTTGTACCTGGACTGGTAAGGCAAGTAAGGTTTTCACCAGAAATAATTGCGGAACCTGTCAGCATGGTTCTTCTGTTACCGTAACACAAGATCAGGTAGGTGGTCCATTTACATCCAATATCAGTCAGGCTGATGCCAACAAAAAGGCTCAAGATGCTGTAAATTCTCAAGGTCAGGCAGTAGCCAACAAAAACGGTGATTGCTTGCCTGATAGCGCAACTCCTTCTTGGTCGGATACCGGAAGCACCCGTTGCGACGGTTGTACATCTCAGAAGCAACAACGTGACACCAACCCATGCTCTTCTTCTTATAACGATACAAGATGGGTTAATGGAGGTGGAGAAACTTGTACAGACTGGTCTTATTACGGAACAGGAGATTGTGTGGGCCATACTCAGTATGATGCTTATCGTGATAGCTGTTCTGGTAGCGTAGATCGTCAATATTCTGTAAGTTGTAGGAATTGTTGTAATTGCGGATCTTATGGTTCTTGGCAAGAAAATGGATGTAAGGATAATCAAGTGAAATACGTTCGTTATGATGATTGTGGTCATGCTGAATACAAATACGAATATGAAGATGGAAAATGCGGATACGCTCCATATGAGTTTCAGTTCCATGATGGAAGAACAAACAAGTCGAGATCCGTCTCTGGAGAATCCCAGAATATTGAAGAAGTTATCATAAGTACTAAGAGTAATTCATATATAGGTTTTTCTGTTAAATCGAAACCTGATTGGTGTTCTGTTGATTACAGAGATCAGACATCTGAAAGTATGAAGGCTGTGGTGACGTTATCTGCCAATACAACATCTTCTTCCAGATCTGGTGATATTGTTTTTGTTCAAAATGAATCTGGAAAGACAATTACTCTTAGTATTTCGCAGGCAAGACAAATGTTGTATAAGTTCACATTCGATGATAATACTACTTCAGATAAATCTTTATCTGTTCAAGCTGCATCTAATGATGCTCAATATACAATCAAAAGTACATTGAATGGTTCTTATCATGGTTTTGCCACTACGTCTAAACCGTCTTGGATTACGACTGAGTATAAAAATCAGGCTTCTGATAGTATGGTTTGTGTTCTTAAGATAACTGCCAACACAAGTACATCTTCTTCTCGTACTGGATCCGTTGTGCTTACTCAAAATGACAGTGGTAAAACATTGAAAATAAATGTTACACAAGCTGCGGCTGAGGTCAAGCTTGTACCAGCACATATTACATTAAAAAACGGCTCTTGGGCTACTTATAAGAAGAATAATGTTTCTTATAACCCTGGTGCCGGCAAGTGTATTGCTGGATTCGAGTGGACTGGAGATGAAAATGGAGATATACGAATTTATACTTGCGACATCAAGGTTGTAGATTCTAGTTACCGTGAGATACCTGGAGCTACTATAAGCATTGGAACTACAACCCAGAGAAAACAGCCCGGAAGCTCTTGTTCGTATTTCGGAGCTGTAGCGGGAGGTATATTGGCAGGATATGTTCATGTTGGAGATGAGAATAAGGATACTACATGGTATATACGAACTATAAACGTATCCTATGATGGCAAATCGTATAAGAGTGCTACTGTTAGACAATTTGAAAAAACAGGTATTTCCAAGAATGGTGGTATATTTAATGTCTATAATGAGTCACCTGCTTCTTACAACTTTATCGTAGATGGAGCTGAGTGCGGTGATGATAGAGGAACTTTAAAATACTCTTATTCTCAGATGAATCTTAATCCAGTATAATTAACAAGGGAGGGGATTTAGTCCTCTCCCTTGAATGTTTTTTTGGGTTATAATATTTTGTTTTAAGTATTGTCTATTAGGATAAAAATGATTAATATTGCACATCATTCAATTTTAAATTTTTAGTATCATGGCTTGTAAAAAGAAAGCTCGTCAGGGTGGTGAAGTCGATAAGAAAGACAAACCTAAAATGCGCCAAGGCGGTAGCGTTGGAGGCAAGATGAAAAGAAAGAAGACGAGCACTAAAAAGTGATTGAAAACCAGGGGAAGGTGCTGATCACCTTCCCCATTTTAATAACATAACAACAATTTATTATGAGCAACAAGTTTATTAGCAAAGGACAAAGGAATGTCTGTGTGACGTTTGTAAAGTACTATCCTGTATTGATGCAGGTTATTGTGTTAGCCAGCATTTTTGATAAGTTTTATCCTTTTAGTATCACTAATTGGCTGTATCCGATATTAGGTCATTCTCTATCATGGGACCTATTTCTCTTGGCTTTTTCAAGAATGTTCAGGTTTTGTATATGGCATAGGTTATTGATCTATAGCATGATTTTTAATATCTGTGTAGAATGGGTTACGGTTAATATTGAGATGCCTATTGAGCACAATATAGTAGTGTGGTCTGTTATGGCTGTTACTCTATTGATAATCATTGCCTCTATTGTTTTAAGATTTAAAACAGGATGTTTTGAAAATGAAAGAGATTCTGACAGAGACGCTGCGTAAAAGCGGTGCGGCGGTATGCGATAAGATAAAGGAGATGTTTTTAAGCGGGGAATGTGATCATCTTACAGCCAACGATCTTGAGACATGGACGCAGCTTGCTAATCCGGCTAAGTACTATACCGGGGAAGAGGCTGTTTCTTATCTTAATGTAACTTCTAAAAGATTTTATGAATATCGGAAGGCGAAGTTAGTTCCTGATCCGGTTAAGATAAAGGGATTCCCTAAACCTTTATATACGAAAGTTATGTTGGATGAGGCTATAAAAACCATATCCGGCATGAGTGAAAGAGAGATTTATATGAGGATCTTGAATGCTAAATCAAGAGAATCCAGAGCAAAAGAAAGGAGGGGAGTATGATTACAAATGGTGAATTTGTATCAAGAGTCGTAAACGGTATTCATGCCCTTGACAAAGATTCGCATGTTAGTCGGAGATGGATATTGAATATCGGTAGAACCAAAGCCGAATCTTATACAGCCCAGAGATGGGATGATGGGACGTTGCTTGGCGACCACCGGCTCCTGACTTACGTTACTTGTCTGGAGATGATTGAAGTTGATAAAATAGTTTGCTGCGATGCCGAATTTGCGTTGTGTAATACACTTATGCGTTCAAAGCATAAACTTCCAGGACTTCTTTATTCTGCCCTTAGACCGGCTATTACTAAGGTGACTAACGTAGATAACACTATATTTTTTAAGTTCGCTGAAATAAAGTCGTATCGCAATGAACAAAAAAGACCGTATGCTAAATACGTTAAAGAACGTCGTCCTTTTTATTATGTAGAAAACGACTATATTTATATACCGGATTTTCATATAGAGCTTATTAACGTAGAGTTCTTCACAACAAGAAGAAAGAAGGCGCTGGAGTTAATGGCCTGCGATCCTACACCTAAAGGGTGTGAGTCTGAATGGGAATACGAATTTATCTGTCCTATCAAGCTAATTGAGTACGTGGTAGCAGAGACGATAAAGGAAGTAGCGTTCAGGCTACAGATTCCTGTCGATGAAAATCCGAATCTTGATTCCAATCAGAAAAGTCAAATTGTTCAATAACAAAATATTATTTATCTTTATTTGGGTCTTAGTTGTGAAACCAAGACCCATTTTTATATAAACTTAGTGACATGAAAAGAACATCAATACAATCACCGTATTTTGCAGCTTACTACCATCGTCTTATGAAGAGAAAGAATGGTTTTAAAAAAGGCATGATAAGAGACAGAGGGGAGGTTTTAAGGCTGTTGTCTATTATATGGAAAACCGTATCAGAACATTATGTGGAAGCTGATGCCGGTGTTTACGTAGATAACGTAGGATACTTATGCCATGTACTTATACCGGGGCAGCGCTTTGCCGTCAGGCGGGACCTGGACATCGTGAGCAGGCTCGGCACCAACGGCTACCTCTACAACCACCTGGCTATGGATTTCGCAGACTCCAAAAGATATTACCATTTTGTAATACAAGATAGCTTAAAAAAAAAGTTAAGGGTTAAAATGAATAAAGGACGAAGATATCGATTTATGTATAATGAAATACTTGCTAAAAGAAGAGTGTTTAAAGATTTCCAGATTAAGAGAGTTTTTGAAGATAAAGAATTAGGACATAGAAAGTCGTAGAAAAAAAAGTAGCGATCACCCTTTGTGGATACAGGATAATCGCTACTTTTGCATATCCGTCTACTTTCTCAAGCGGACGGATATAATGCTAACAAAATATCTTTATACAAATAAAGCTCTATGGAGGCAAAGGTAAACAATTTTCAAAACAATGCGAAGGGTAGTAACATTATTTTGACGTCAGAATCCAACGAAATGGATTTATCTGTAAAATTATCTAAAATTTTTAGCTATAATGGCCATAATGTTTCTTTTATAAAAACTTCTTATGGTATATTGTTAAATGCCACGCAGATGGCAAAAGCATTCAATAAGAAACCTGCCGAGTATTTAAGGCTACCATCTGTAAATCAATTGATTAAGTCAATGGTGGGATTTTCCCACCTTTCTGAGAATCAGATAGTTACAACTATGCTTGGAAGTCCGGAAAATGGAGGAGGTACATGGATGTTTGAAGATCTCGCCATAGATTTTGCGAGATGGTTGGATACTGATTTTAGATTATGGTGCAACTCGAAGATAAAAGAATTTTTAACATCAAACTTGGTTTCTATTCCAAATTTTACTGATCCGGCAGAAGCAGCCGAAGAATGGGCTAAGCAGTATCGTAGAGCTCAGCAAGCGGAATCCATTGCTTTGGCTGAACATAAAAGGGCGGAGCAAGAAAGAATGGAAAAAGAAATAGCTGTAAATACGTTAGAAGAAAAGAAAGGGGATATAGAGTTTTCTGAGTCATTTAAAAAGGTGGATCATGAAAACATGTGGCTAATCAGAGATGTGGCGAAGAAGCTTGAGCAGAATGGAATCATCATCGCAGAAAAGAATCTTCGTTTGTTTCTTGAGGAAGTCAAGTTTATGTTCAGAAATGGGCAGGGTAGATGGGAGTTATACAGTGATATTGTCAAAAATAAGTTTGGTGTGTATAGATCATATTTTGTAGATAAGTATTCTGGGGAAAGAGTTAATCAGCAAACCATCTACATGACTGGTGCCGGATATGAAGTCACACTTAAGGGGATAAAGGAAAAGTGTAGGAGCCTTTTCTTGAAGTACGGCAAGTTTGAAGATCCTAACTTTTGAAAACACAAAATAGGGCGTTATACATATTATTTATATCTTTGTGGAGGTCAGGTTCGTTTCCTGTCCTCCATTTTTTTTAAGAGATGACAGTCGAAAATTATATCATAGAGTTAAAATCGTCTTTAAGATCATTTGACAAGCGTGATCTGATAGATGAGGTATCCATCTACAAATGGGTAGAAATTGCCCTGAAGAAGTTTGGAGGCGATATTACTATGCGCAAAGAAGCGGTAGTGGATGTCAAGCGAGGGCAGGCCCGTATGCCTGGTGATTACTTTGATCTTATTCTGGCTTTTAAATGTGATTTTAAAGGATATGAGGTGCCAGAAGGTGACAAGGTGATACCAGAACTTCAAAATACAATAGCCTGGAAAGAACGCACCGAAAGAAGTTATAGGTGGTGTTCTTGCGATGAATGTTGTAAAGACGAATGCGAGAAAGTGATAGTTGAAAAATTTTATATTAACACCCACGATCGCGATCATGAAGTTCGTTGCTATTATGACCGGCCGGTAATGTTAGGTCTTGCCAAGCCTATGCTTCGTGATTCTTGTTTAAGTAAATGCCGGAATAAGGTAATAAAGGATAGTCCGTATGAGATAAATATCGTAAACGGATTCCTGTATGCTAATTTCGATGGTCCTATTTACATGCAGTACCGGTCTCTTCCTTTCGACGGAGAATCTAATATAATTATACCAGACACGCCTCAAGGTCTGGTATTGGATTATGTAGATAATTTTGTAAAGATGAGATTCTTTGAGGAACTGATGTATAATGGAGAAGCACAAGGGGCTGCCGATTTGTTCAAGTTGTATGCACAGCAAGATTTGGTTAAGCTGAAAAATGCTAAGACCGAACTTAAGATGATGGGTATGACATTGAAAGGCATGTACGAACCTCTTAGACGGCGCCGTGCTGAGTTTGAGATATATACTAAGGCGTATCCTGTAATTGACAATATACTTAAATTGGTATGACGGAAGTAGTTCTATTTATATACTTGTCTGGCGTTATTGCATCTATGATTGTTTGGTCAATCAGGCAATTTAAAGGAGATGCGAGTTTGGTAGAGACAATGTATTGCCCGATAGTATTTTTGTCGAGTTGGATATACGTATTCGAAATATTTAAAAAATAAACAAAATGTTAGAAGTTGGTGCAAGCGAAATAGTAACTGCCGATAAAATGAGAGGCGTAGGACCGGCAAATATTATCTTCACAGCCGGCCCTAATCCGGTAGCCGAAGATCGTAGAGGCGTAGCCAAGGTAACGGCTGGTGGAGAGAGTAAGAACGTTACAATCACACAAGCTGCCGGAGAGCAGGTCGTTGTAATTCCTGAGTTCGATTATCTTGTTCTTAGATACGGATGGGAATCAGAAGACGGTTCTGATTTTGATACTGCAACTGGGTTCGCCAATACAGGCATCTCGGATGTAGATAATAAATACGTTGGATGGAGTAAGCAGTGGGCTACTACCCAACAACAGGTAGGTGATTACCTTATTTATGGTGGTGATAACATGCAGTCAGGACTCGAAGGGGCACTTATTAAGATGAAGACCTTGCTATCAGCGCCGGGCATGGACGAGTCGGAACCTAATATCAATGCCGATATCTATGGTAATTGGTATGGGAATAGAGGACGAGGAAATGTTGTTGTGTCTTTTACAGCCTACCTTGGAGGAGAGATGGTTAAACAAGGATTTAACTTCATTAACGAAGGTGGTGAAGAAGTTTACTCCGACAGCATCACTACCAACGTTTCGGCTCATGGTGAAACCAATTACCAAAATATAAAAGGTCTGTACACTAAGATGGGTACGATGGTTTATAATAAGGAAAAGCGTGATTGTGTTATTGTTATAGGTTAAGATATGGAAAGCCTTTGGAATAAATACAATAAGATCAAGGAGGTGTTTTACCGGGATTTCGTTTATGATTCCAGCTACACAGAGCAGGCCTCGTGCATCCCACTGTCGTCGGTGAAGAACGGGGTAGGCTGGGTCGGCGACGGAACCATTAACCTGGCCCAGTATCTTCAGCTTGTATATACGGAAATGATTCTTGGTTACAAGACAAAAGATGATGTTCGTAATGCCATACTGGTGCTTACTCGTCTTGCCGATACTACTTATGATCTATTTTTTAATAGCAATAAAGGTATTTATTTCAAATTCGAAAAAGGATTTTTCTTAAGAGACGATATCCATAGTGAAGATGCAAGCAAATTCGGTCTTTCCAAGATAAGTTCCGGGTACACTAATGGTATAGAGTTAAAAGACGAAGATCCATGCTTCTCCCCATTCACTTCACAAGATCAGATCTGGAATCTGGCTCCTATATTAGCTTTCTTGTCAGAAAAAGGATTTGAAGAAGCCGGGCAAGTAGGATACGATATTTTTGAGTACGTTATTAGAAACAGACACAAGATATACAATCCTTATTACAGTGCCTTGCTTCATCATTGGACATTTCTTCCTGATATGGACACTGATAAGGTTAAGCCGTGGGATAGGGTTAGTAATCGTAACAAGAATCTTAAATACAAAGTTAAGGTTAAGAGAGGGGCTAACAATTGGTACTTCTCTGGAGGGTTCAGATGGGCTTTTAAGAAGTTTGGAGGCGAGTGCAGTACATTCTGGCATTGCCTATGGTATAAGCCATTTATATTCTTAGCAGATAGAGTATATCATCCATACGTATGTAAATGGTTTGGTATTAAGGTTAAAAACAATTCTTATTATTGTCTTGGATCTACAAATGAAAAATCATGGTACGGTCCTAAGTTTAGAAAGAGGCTGGTTAATAAGTTTAACAAGTCTTTGGAAGGGGGAGAGCTATTTATGCCTCACCTGGTTTTTCTTCATGGGTGTGAAGACGTTGATAGAAGCAGCTTAGAGTCCTACCTTAAGGAATGGGAATGGGATGGAGTTAATTCTCCTATTGAGTTTTTGATTTTGTGCAATTGGTATAAAATGATTTCTGACAATGAAAATATATTATAAATCAAAAATAGCCAAGTTATTTACGTTCATTGACGGCTACAAAACAATTATGTTATTTGGAGCCGTATTTACCGAACGTGATGCTATATCATTGAAGGCCGAATATCATGAAGAGTCGCATTGTAATCAGTATCATACAATGTTTTGTTTTGGTATGTTTATATCATTGCTTACAATAGGATTGTGTCTCTTATTCGGTAATATAGGATGGTGGATGCTGTGGCTGTCTCTTATTCCGGTATTTTTATACTATGCATGGTATTTGATTGAGTACCTGATTAGGTTGTGCATATATCGCGATCATGATAAGGCATATCATAATATCGTATTCGAAAGAGAGGCTTTCGACTTAGAAAAGTATTGGAATAAGCATGATGTTTTGAGGAAGGAGTCGGAAGGGTTTAGTTTCCTCGGTTATTATAGGAAGGAGTATCATTATGAGTAGGAGAAGATATTTTGAGGAACAGAGATCTGGTAATGGAGCTATTTATCATTGTGTAAAAACAGAAATCGAGCCTGGAGATAGGATCAGATTATTTGATTTAATGAATAAAATCAAATCCGATACAATTAGCCAGGATAAGATAAATAGCGTATTGAATCAACTTAGAGAAGGAACAGCCTTTAATATTCATACTCATAGTTCAGTTTCTTTTTCGTTTTCAAGCACCTCTACCGGTTACGAACCAATGACAATATGGATTAGATTTGACCCGTATCCTGCAAGTGAACAACAGGGTATTATATACAAGTTTCAGATAAATGACCAGAGGTACGTTTTTATGTTTTCTAATAGATACGATGGAATGAGAGATCTTATTAATAATGCAGATGAAGATGTTGATTGTATTACTTCTGCAACAGAGAGTAGTATATATCACAATGATTCTTTTTATATATTTGCGTAAATTATGAGGAGGAGATTCGAATATAAAGAAAGGGAGCTTGAAGACTTTCTTATAAGGTTTTATCCGGCTGGCAATTACACATGGATAGTTCCTGATGGCTGTTTTCTCGTAGACGTTTTTTTTAGTTGGAGGCGGAGGCGGCGGTAGCTCTGCCGGCGGTGGAGGTGGTTATACCAAGACCTTCAAATCTGATAACAAAGGCTGGAAAGACGGAGAAGCTATTGCTGTAAAACCTGGTCAATCTATTTCTATAACAGTAGGAAAAGGAGGAGCACAAGTTTATCAAGCCGAACAAAATTCTCCTGGTAAAGATGGTGGTTATTCTCAATTTATGAGCTCGTCTTATAGAGCAAATGGAGGAAAGGGAGCTAATAAATGGAGGGGAGGAGATGGTGGTAGTGCCGGCAGTTCGTCATATACACAAGATGGTGCTTCGGATGGTGGAGACACTAATGGAGAAGAGTATGGAGTAATTAAAGGTCAAGGTCATACTACCAGGGATTTTGGAGAATCCGGCGGTAAAAGAAATGCCGGTGGTGGAAGTGGAGAAACTAACACTGGAGTAGTATTCCAAGGCGGAATATCTGATTACAGTGAAGGATCTGGCACAGGAGGATCAACAAACGGATCTGGTAAAGGAGGTGGAGGTTATGGCGGCGGAGGCGGCGGCGTCAGATACTCTATGGTTTATGCTGGAGCTGGTGGTGATGGCACTGTGTTGATTAGGGGTAAAAGATACAAATTGTAAATATATATTATGAGACGAAGATTTGAAAATGTTAATATGGTGATGGGTAATTGTTTCTCTCTTGTAATGGAAGGGAGTCAATTTCAATGGAATAATATTGTAGTTAATAGTCCAGTATATATAACTCCAATAAGAAGAAAGAAATTCAAGATAAGTTTTGGAGAATTTGATTTATCCAAAGTTTTGTCTAATGTATCATCTAATCGTGATATTATAATAAGAGATAAGTCTGCATATACGTTTCTATTGTTACTTCTGTCTGCTGATCATTCTAAATGCAGTTTGTTTAATAATCATCTAACAGTTAATACCCAGGATTTACCAAGATATATTTTTTACATTGATTCCGAACATGAGGAACTGTATTCATACAAAGACGGGGTTTTAGAAAGTAACGTGACGATAATGGATCCAGTTGATAATTATTTCTATAATTATATTGATATTCAAATAAGAAATTTCAATGATAATCCTATCCCCGATTTTTATGTAGGTGTGGTCGATAAAGTAGGAGACTGAAAATGTATTTCTTTTCTTCACCTACTTTAGAAATCCATGATTAAATCTCTTTTGTTATCTTTGTGACAAACAGTTATTAACATGGCATTAGAAGATAACAGAAACATAGCGGTTCCTCAAACAGGTATGAATCGCGATCTGCATCCGTCGAGTCTTACGGATCAGCATTATACGTTTGCCTTGAATGCCAACATCGAATCCGAGGATGGTAATGTTGGGATGAGATCTAACGAGCATAGTAATCTTAAATGCATTGATTTCGATGGGTTTAAAGTTATTGGTTACAAGAATGATCTTACTTCAGGCAATATCTATTTTTTTATAACAAATCCTGAAACAGGCGTATCTAAAATAACTTATTTCAAGCCTGAATCCGATACAAGTATCTTATCCGATTCCGATATAGAATCTATGGTAGAAGGATCGGAGTCGTTGTGCTCTGGCATGAAAACTTTGCTTGAAGACAACGAGCAAGATCCGTGCCTTAATTTCTCTATCTATCATCCTATAAAAACCATAGAAATAAAGACAGAGAAATGTGGAAAATGTATTTACTGGACCGACGATTATAATCCTCCCAGGTATGTTATTGTAGACAAGGCTCTGACTCCTGATGATGAAGGTGATATATGGTATCATTATCATGGGTATAAGATATGCGATAAAGAATACGATAGAGACAAATTCATGCAGGAGAATGGTTGTTTTCTGGCATGTGAGAAACTTAGGGTGTTTCCGCTACTGGACCAGCCATGCGTAGAGCCGGTACAGATAGAGTACGGGGGCAGCCTCCGGGCAGGCGTGTACCAGTTTGCTGTGGCTTTGTGTGATGAATTTGGCAACGAGAAAACTAACTATACTTCATTGACTAATCCTGTGCATGTATTCGATGAACAATATATTAGAATCAATGATGGGAAATGGGGAGAAAGAACTAATCTTGGTATAAGACTTAAGGTGTCTAATTTGGATAGGCAAGTTAGCCATTACAAGGTAGCTGTTATTCAAAACACTGTTGGATATAATGGTGAAACACAACCTGTAGTCGATTATTTCATAGAAGGTATTCATCCTATTACAGAGAAGACTATATACTATTATTCTGATCTTAATAATAAAAGGACAACATTTGAACATATTTCTTTAAAAAGAGCCATATATAATACATCGAGAGGAATAGTATCGGTTGGAAACCGTCTTTTGCAGTATGGTCTTACTGCTGAAAAAGAGTGGAATTTACAACCTGTAGTTTCTCTTATGGGGCATTTCCTAAAATGGCAGGCATCGGTAGCCCACGAGGATCTGTATAAAGATGGTAATGCTTGTTCGTTGTATGTTGGATACATGAGGAATGAAGTATATCCTTTTTCTATATCATTTAAGACATCTACTGGTTATAAAACTCCAGCGTTTGTTCTTATTCCCCCGCCTTCTGATAAGGCAAGAGAGGAAATGAACAAAGACAGTATCCCATACCAGTCTATAAACGCATATGCTCCGGATTGTTCAGGAGTGGAAAGGAAATATGTATGGCAGTATAGCAACACGGCAGGAGATGGGGTATTGATTGACGATGCGGTTGTTATAGATGAAGAACAAAAAGAATGTAATAATCCTGCTACCGTAGGTCAAACTGTTATAGTGGAAAGCAATTTCGCTACTTTTAAAGGGAAATCAAGATTTATTATCGATTATGATGATATTGTAGGAACTCCGATAAATTACTTATCTGAAAATATAGGCATAGTAGCTTGCGAAAACAAAGATAATGGAGCTAATGAAAAAGCTATATGCGATATAGCTAATAGTTATAAGACGGATGGTACGCAAGAGATGATGGAACCTATAGATGGGATAGCACTTCCTGAAATGGGCAGCGATTGCGAGGTACCTCATAGACAAGAATCTATATTGTCAGCTCCAGTTCCACTAATAACAGGCCTTGTAGAAGATTATATCTATAAGGTTCTTAGTGAAATGGAACACGTTTCTACAGATTATCTATATACCACAGGAGGAGAAAATCAGAATAAGTATTCTGTGTTGTTTAACTACGAAACAATGGATTCTTTATCTGAATGGATGGAGGAAGCATTTTTTGGATATAGCGCTGGTAGTATATCAGGTGATGGAAATCAACATCTTTGTTCTGAGTTTTATCCATATTTACAACCTGGATCTGTTTTAAAAACCGTATCTGATGCTATATACGTATTAGATACTATGCCTTGTACATGTGGGTGTTATATTGAGAGTTATTGTTCTGATCCTACTGTGTCAAGAACTGATTATAACAACTTCCAGAATTATAATTATCTTCTTGGAAGTTATATCCTTCATATAGATGGATGGAGCCAAAAGATAAATGGTGTGGGGGATTGGAGAGCTGGTAGATCTACCAGTACAGTCATAAATAATCAGTATAGATCTAAGAATGGTCCAAGATATTGTATTGAGCAATTCTGGCCTGAAGCTTCCGAGAAATTGCAAGATATGATATATAAAAATTCGGATACTGGTATAGCTGAAACTGATTGGAAATTTGAAGGGTATGTCAACAATGCTACATTTAATAATCCTACAGGAGATAAGCTTAATATTGGATTCGCATCTGAATTTGTAGTATGGAAGTTTGTCAGGAATGTAATGACAAATGCCAGATTTGTTAGAATTAATAGACCGGAAGAATGGGATAAGGAAGGTTATAAAAAAGAGAATAAAGTTCTTTACCTTGAAGCTCTTGGAAAGGTGGATGGTGTAATGGATGCTGTGTCTACTAATTACGTTCGTGTTTCTTTTTGGAAGGATGTTGAAACATGGTCCCCTCTTGGAATGGTACCGGTTGAATTTGATAGACCTGAGTATGAGTCATCTCATTCTGTTATTGTTAACATAGCAAGACCAGCTTTCGGAGAAATAAATGAAGAATTTTTTGATTCTATAGGTCAAAATTATTTTTATGTTACAATAGAATCTCCTATTGTAGCAGTTCCTTGGATAATGACGTTTAGACAAATTCAATTTTGTTCTTATAAAAATTATGATACCCCAGAAGAAGAGGAAGAAGAAGGAAAGAAGCCTTCCCGTGCCATTCTTGGAGTTGCTTTTGCTATGGGTAAAACCATATATCCTTATATTTTCGGTGTAAGAGAAAAAGAGGTAAATAAGGTCGATTTGTCTGTTGATTCTATAACATTAAGATCAACAGTTGTATTTGCATCTAAATGTCAAACATGTGGGGATAGACCTATTAATTGTAAACCTCGTCCTTATAAATATGGGGATTTTGCATATTGGGAATCTTCAGAAAGGTATCCAGCTAATTTTGAATTATATGATAGCTCCAGGATGAAGGTAAATCAAAAAAGGTCTTATTCAGATCCTAAAAAAGCTGAAGCTTATTCTAATATTATTAGCAAATTGACTGAATACTATGGATCTCCTGTATCTGATAAAGATGGATTGTCTTATTTCAAGGGTCATTCTTATGGAGGTGTAGAAACTTCTACCATATTTTGCCAGCAGTCTATACGTCATTATCGCTTTCCTGACAACAGAATAATTCCTTTTATGAACAGCGATGAGCGAGGGTACGATATAGCATCTGAGATATATCCGGTAGGCATTATGGTAGATGAGAGCATTATACAGGTATTTCTTGACTTTGCTGTAGACTCTGGATTTATAACTCAATCTCAAAGAGATACTGTAGTAGGATATGAAATATATAGGGGTGATAGGAGGCTGAATAGATCTGTTGTGGCTACCGGTCTGGCGTATGATATGATTAGATACCTGGGTGACGATGGTAATATCAACATCTACCCTAATTATCCTTATAATGATCTATCTCCGGATCAATATAATTATGAAACAGGAAAACGTTCTACATTTATATCTCACCAATTTGACAAAATTGGGAATGTATGGTATTCTTTTTGTTCTCCTGATTTGTATTTTAATAAACCGGAATTACCTAATGAGGTTTGTATAGACGGATTCCAAAGAGGTATGTCTGTTGGTACATTTGCTCAAGTAGAAGATCATCCCAAATGGACTATTTTGGGCCCAGCCGCATATTCTATGGCTTCAACGTTGGCTAATGTAGAGTCTATTGCGACAGTAGCGTCCATGATAGCAGAAGAACTGCAAGTTAGAGCCCAATCAGCATATGTTGGTCTGGTTACAAATTTAAGTGTAGCTATGTTGTTTTCATCTATGGTTCAAACAATAAGTCAGACTCTTGCCAAAAGACCAGTATTGTATGGTAAGTATAGATATGATTGGCTTACTACATTCATAAACAATGGCCCAAGAAGAAATAATGCATGGTATTATTCATCTGTTGGATTATATAATTCTATGATGATAATAACAGACAAGACAGCATATGAGCGTAACTTCATGAGAGGTTTGTCTTCGGTTAAATACATGAAATCAGGTATGTATCCTATGATGGATGCAAGTATGGTGTCAAAATGGGCTTCTGCTAAAGATAACCCTGAAGGAGAATTTCTTTTTGTTAATAACATAGATAGGGAATCTTCATTATTTTTATCATTTGGTAATCCTGGAGAGGAAAATGATTTAAAATATATGCTTGAATATCCGTCTTACATAAGAAATTATGATAATAGTAGGATAGATGATCTTATTATTTCAGGAAAAGATGTTACAGCCGGAAGAACATTTGAGAATCCTAAAACAACATCCTATATCTGTTCTCCATATATGAGGCTTATGCGGTATAAACCGGATCAATATGGTCAAATAGAAGATATAAAATGGATTTCCATAGGCGGATGTGGCTTTTTTACCAATGAAAAGAAATTGATGTTTGGTGGTGATACGGTGATAACTAGGTTTTCGTTAAAGAGAAAATTTCCTGTTTTTTATAATAGTGCTTTTGGTATTGGAGATATGATACCTTTCCCTTATATGGATTATAGAAATGTAGGGTATCCAAGATATTTCGTTAATTATGATACAGGAGAAGATGCACTTGAGACCACGGATAACGAACGTTTCAATAGCTGGACATCATCTAATAAAGGAAGATATGCTTTTTATCCAAACAGAAAGAGTTTATACGAATTAAATGGTGACACTTCTGGTAGGTATGTAGACGGTAGGTTTTATACATGGTTCTATGGAATACCTCAATTCCTTGTAGAATCCGAAATAAATTGTAATTTTAGATTAGAGGGGGCTAAACCAGAAGAGTGGTTTTATCCTAAAGTAGGAGATTTTGTATGGTGGACACAAGAAAAGAACGTATCTATCCATAGGGACAATGATTATAAGATAAGTCCTATCTACTCATCAAGAATGACATTGATACCTAATGTATTGCCGGCAACATACGAACGTCGTTTTTATGACTGTGCATACCAGCGCCCTAATGGTGTTATATGGAGTAGGGCCGACGTATCTGAAAATAGCCAAACAGATCCGTGGTTGACGTACAAGCCTATGGACTATCATGAGTTCCCAACCAGCAACGGGAAGCTTATTCACATGAAGCGTATTGAATCCGATCAGATTCTTGTCAGGTTCGAGGATCAGGTTTCACTCCATAACGCCATAGACGTAATCAAGGAGCGCACCTCCCCAGGGCAGGCTGAGATGGGCACCGGCGGTCTGTTTGCGTCCCGGCCTCTGGAGTACAACACGACCGACCTTGGTTATTCTGGAACCCAGAGCACTGAAATAATTAGTTCAGAATTTGGTCATTTCTGGGTAGATACTAAAAGAGCACAGGTGTTCATGACCGATCCGAACGGACGTAATCTTAAGGAACTTAGTGTAGGGATCAGGCATTGGCTTAAACGTCATCTTCCGTTTAAGATCCTTAGATACGGAATAACTAACATCTTAACCGGTACAGAAATGACAGAAGAAGATACGGATAATAAATTTATCGGTCTTGGCCTGTCTCTTGGATGGGATAATAGGTATAAGAGGGTACTTATCACGAAAAAAGATTATATACCTGTTAAGAACCCGGCATATTACAAATATGATGGTGGAAGGTTCTTATACAATGAAACAGAGGTGCTGTCAAACGATAAGGAAATATCTTTAAAAGACGAACAGTATTTTAAAGACGTGTCGTTCACTATCGGATATTCGTGTCTGAAGCAAGAATGGATTTCTTATTATTCGTTCTGTCCTGACTATTATATAGAACAGCAACAATATTTCCAGACAGGAATAAACTTCCCAGCATCAGACGAAGAAGGCGGCTTATGGAGTCATTTACTGACGAATAAGAGCTTCCAGACATTCTACGGAGTAACATATCCATTTATATTAGAAGTGCCGATAAAAGAGAAATATAATGGCTCTACGCTGGCTTCTGTAGAATACGAGCTTGATGCAAGGAAATACGTCGATGATGTAAATTACACTCTTGACAGGAAAGTAGGTTTAGATACGATAACTATCTACAACGACACAAACAACTCAGGTGAAATTCATCTTGTTCCAGAAGAAAAGAATAATTTAGCGCAACGCATATCGTATCCGAAGATCGTAGGCGACTATACTGAGGTCCTGGATACTGAAGTATATAGAAGACATAAGTTAAACGACTTCTTTAATAGGGTTGACGATGACCGATCAGAGACCCCTATTTGGATCAAGGACGATAACGATATAAATAAGTCAGTTAATCCTGATTCTCTTAATTTCAGACGGTCATGGCTGGATAGGTTAAGAGGAAGTTGGATGCTGATGAGGATAAAGAAAGTAATTAGTAACCGTAAGATTATATTCCAGTGGTTGATTTCTGAAGATAAGATTAAGAATAGATGACAACTCATTACCCGATAGCTTACTAAGAATAATGCCATCGGGTAATTTATATAAAACAGATTGCTATGAAACAGGTATCGTATAAAAATGACATATATCCTTACAATATAAGGGTATTGCTTGGAGCAGATGAAGAGTATATAGTTAAGACGTTCGCTAACCTGGAAGTAGAAGATCAGAGCTGGGAGGGATGGACTGATGATTATGGTGGTAGGACCATTTTTGTAGGAAACAGGACCAATCACAGGAAAGAAATATGTTTCTTGTTTCATTCACTGTCTGATATGGATGTGAGAACCATAGGGCACGAATGTCTGCACGGACTTTCTCTTTACTGTAAGTACCTTAACATCAACTACAGTTTTGAAGTCGGAGAAGACGAGCACGCCGCATACCTGATGGGATGGTTAGTTGATAAGGTTTGTGATGCTTACCATAAGTTCAAGAAGGAGGAAGAGAAAGATGGTAAAGAAGAGTAAGTCAGATTGGAAACCTTCAGAAAATATTCTTAAATATTTGAAGTCGTGGGAAAAATTTAGGTCAAAACCGTATGACGATGGTGAAGGAAATATTACTGTCGGATACGGATTTAACTTGCCTCACCTTCTTAAAAAATACAAGAAGGGTATAACGGAAGAGCAGGCAGACAAAGAGTTTGCAGGCGTAGTAAATACGTTCGTTCCTGAGTTTAGGAAACTTACTCCAAACTTTGATAGTTTAAATAATAATCAGCGTGATGCTCTTTTTAGCTTGTATTATAATGCCGGGGCTGATACTTATATGAAAAGTCCTATGCTATTCAAATATCTTAAAGAAGGAGATTTTGATAAGGCGGTTAAGGAAATAAACCATGACGAATGGAAAGACGACATGGATGGCCAGAAGAAGCGCCGGGCCTTCGAACGCCTGGTGTTCTCTACACCGACAGACCAGCCTTGGACGGTGGATGACGACAGTAACTACGTCCTGGTTGAAAACAAGCCTGTAGAGGACAAATCTGTAGAAGAAGGCACTGATGATCCAGAATACGAAGACGCTCGTCATGTAGCCGCCAAATACGGCGATACAGGGCATGTAGGGAGAGGATATGATGGCAAGAAGGTTAGGATATCTGATTCTGATGTAAAATCAGTAGGTATAGCTAATAACGCTGATCCTAATAAATGGTATGAATCCGTTAATCCAATATTAGACACTGATCCTATTAGTTTGATCGCCGATTTTATACCTACTGTAAAACGAATGTTGGATCCTAATAGAGAGCGATCTGGAAAAGATACGGCTACTGACTTCGAGGAAAAGATGTGGAAGGCTTACACGGATGGGGATATAAGTAGGCTGCCGGCAAGCAAGTATCGTTTTGATGACGATGATGATGATGCTCAGTATGTAGGATTGCCTCAAGAACAAGCTATTTTGATACAATCTTTATTAGATAAAGAGTATATGAACAACATGCTTGACGAGGCATATAAGGATGCTGATGAAAAAAGTAAACGAAAAATAAGAGATTATAAGAAGGTCCTTGATAAACTAAATAAAAATATATTTGAAAATCCAGGAAAATGGATTTTAGTAAATGAAGGTGTAAGTCCATTTAGAGAAGAAGTATATGGTGATGATTTTGAAAAAGTAAACGAAGCTTCCGGATTAGGTGCGTTGAAGAATTTCAGTGTAAGATGGGATCCGGATGCTGGTATGTTAGATGTGAAGGATGATTATGATTTTAGTCGAAAGAAGATAGCGGAAGACATCATACCGGAAAGGGATGTCCCTCTTAGAATAAGGGAACGTATCAAATACGATCCTAAGAAAGGTAGTGTGCTTCGAAATAATGACAAGGCTTTACCTAAAAGGTTTGTAAGGAAATACGGAGAAGGTGGAGAAACTAAACATTGGTGGATTGATCCAAACAAGAGAGATGAGATTATAAAAAGACAAGATGACAATGGGGAGTGGCAAGAAAAGAGGAGGATATTACTTGAACAAGCTCATTCAGATCTTGAAAAAGGTGAAATTGATGAGGACGAATTTAGAAGAATAGCCGGATTTTCAAATAGTGAAATAGGAAATTTGATAATATCCAAAGATGGAAACGGGGAAGAAATAGGCGCTATTATAAATAATCTTTTAAATTCCATAGATATAGATAAGGTAAAAGGGGGAATTGATGATGCTAAAAAAGGGAAGGAAAACAAAAGCAAGGAGGATGCTTACCCTTATAAGTTAATGGCCGAATCTTTGCTTACTCTTGCAGATGTTGCTTCTTCCACACCTGGAATGCTTAGGTTGTATAATAAAATGGGATTAGATTTAATGCCAATTCTTAAGACAATAGCAGAAAGTAACAAAATACAAACCATAGCAGGATTGTCCAATATAGGTATTGATGGAAGTCAAATTGCCTTAGATCCAGAAGGAGATAATGCCTTTAATTATGCCGGAATACTCGGTGGAGCAGCAGAAGCAATAGGAGGAACTAATGTGGTAAGGAATATGTCTTTTATGGGAAGATATGGGAACAAAGTGGATGATATACTTGATATTGCAAATCCTGTTATATCAACGTTGGGTATAGTAGATGATGTAAGTAAGATGAAAGGAGGTGGTGTAGTTGGCAAACAGCGTGAAGCATATGAATACTTTACTAATAAAAGAGGCATGTCTAAAATACAGGCTCTCGCCATCATAGGTAACCTCATGGCTGAATCCGGTCTTAAAGATGACATATACGGAGATAACAGAACATCATACGGCATACAGCAATGGCATAATGAGCGCATGGATAAGCTATTCAAGCACGCTAAAAAGAAAGGTCATTCTACACCCACATTCAAAGACCAACTTGAGTTCTTAGCTGACGAATACGAAGGGAAAACCGGATATTCTAATTTCTTATACACAAGAAAAGGAAAAGAAGGACCAGGGTATTACAACTACAGCCGGCAGGACTTCATGAACGCCGATAACCTTAAAGATGCTGTAGTAGCTTGGAACCAAGGAGCAGGACGTCCTCATAAAAGTGTTATAAGAAATGATGACCGTTATAACTATGCTATGGAGGTTGCTAAAAATCTTGGTTTGGATATTGAAGAAAATTCCGTATCTTCGTATGGTCAAATGGGATTCGGAGATGATGCTGAAATAGCAGCATCGGTAACACTTCCAGAGGTAGAAGTGGCAGCCGCCCTTCCTAACCCGGAAGCCCCGTCCCAGGAGGGACAGTCCGAGGAAGAGAGATTCCGTACATGGACTGAAACGTATGGTAAGGACATCATAAATCATTTACTGACGTTAGACGGGAAAAAGGATGGTGATGACAGTGATTACAGCATGATGTATAGACAGCATGAAAAAGAAAGCGAAGAGGATAAGAAAATGGCTTTGATTAATGCCGTGCTTCCCAATATTCAGCTTCGCATTAAAGGCGTCACTGACAATTAGAACAATTATTTTATTTCTCATATTAATAAAGCGAAGCCGGATTTGAGACTCGTTATGCGGATACCGAAGGTTGAAGAACGATATCAAGATAATCCGGCTTTTTTGTGCGATTTCGTGAAGGATGGAACTATCATCGCCTTGGTTTAACAGAACAGACCTACGTACTTCCACTGTCCTGACGGGCATGGGCGCTCGTCTCGCCTACCAGCCTGCCTAATTCTCCACTGGCTATCTAATATAATTATTAACGTCACTCCATCACCTATCTCCCTTCAGTCGATAGGTTCAGTCGTTTTTAAATATTATAAGTTCTTTCGCATCGTTCCCTTCGGTCACGATACTCAATCTTTTAACACAATTAGGCGAACAATACAATGACGGAAAAAGTAATTTGTCAATCCGTTCACTCACTTAACTCCCTTCGGTCGTTAAGTTCATTCACTGTAAACAATTATATGAATAAATGGTAAAGTATATAAAATAATATAAATAATATAATGAGTAAGATCATTGAAAATGGTCTTAATATTAAGGAAAACGGAGACTATTCATAGGCGTAGTTTTAATTCAAGATTTGTTGTCCCACCCCTGACGGTCAGACGGTTATGTTCAGATTCGTTTTCCCGTCTCTTATCCAAACCGTCATAAAATAAAAAACCTTGTATCCTATTTCTCTCAAACCGGATACAAGGCAGTGCATTTTCTTCTTTTTATGTAAAATCATATATTTGCACTAAACAACAAAAACAATATGGAAACAAAAATAACTGAAATAATGAATCCTCACAAGTTACACGACAAGCTCTTCAAGAAAGAGCAGGTCTCTCCGATAGAAGTTATATACAATAGCTTCAGCAACTTAGGGTACAATGTAGTACGCCGTCCAGCCGGTCAGTGTTTAGGCAATTTGAGATATTTTAATCTATTTTATGACAAACATACTCATCATTTCTATCAGAAAGACAGGAAGTTGAGATATTGTAGCAACTTTCTCATATCTGATTACTGGAAAGATAGAGTGCGATGTTTCATAGTTTGGAACTTTGGTTTTGGAAGATTCTTTCCGTACAATGACTTTATTGAGGCTATGGTTTATGATTATCTCCGATATGGGAGAAAGTCAGTTCCTTATCTTAAAAGCGTGCAAGAGGCTGAAGAAAAGTGTGTAAGGTTCTATATCAGGTCTCAGATAGACATGCTTCGTAAGGAAGGATATGCTGCATACCGGGCTAAGTTTAAGGAAGAACGTCCTCAGTATTTCATCGGAGACGATAGGACGGTGTTTAGGTGCCTTGACAGCTCTTTGAAAAGAGAAGAGAAGATTGCTGCATGCGTAGCCCACAAAAGGGCTTTAAAAGAAGGTATAATAACCTCTTTCATCAACCATCTCAAGAAACATCCTACCACCTTGTATTCTTGGTTTTCATCAGAGGTAGACAGCGAAGGAAAGAATAGGATATGTTTATCTGACAAGGCTGTTTCGTATTTGAATAAGAGACTGGTTCGCAATGGATTAAAGGCTCTTTCTGCATCATATCTTTTTAGAACGTTTAGAAAAATGGTGAAGACCTTGTTCGGTTTCAATGTCAGGTCGTTCTTGAATAGCTGTCTGATGTCTGTTTCAACAGAAGAGGTTTTAACCAAATCTATGAAGAAAATAGTTTCCAAGACGGTGCTGTTTTTGTACAAGAGAGCGCTTAAGAACTATCGCCGGGCATGCGGTCTTAAGTACGACCCTGATTCGGGCGGTTTGTCTGTCATACGTCCCTGATTTTTAAACGTATCCCATAACGTTGGATTTTCTCGTTCGTTTCTCTTATCTTTGTGAAAAAAGATAGTATGAAATTACGAATCATAAAAAATCGTCCGATATTCGCTCCTGGCGGTAGTGTTCAGGATAAGAAACAGGATATTAATGTATCCTCTACTCAGCCTATTCTTGATTATGGAACGCCTGTTAATAAATGGGGTGAATCTGATATTCAGAATATATATATGCCTTCTGATGTGACTTTAGAAACAGAGGAGGGGGAGATAAATCCATTTAGTGGTATGCCTACATCCGATCCGTTTTTTGAAAATCATGATGCAGGATATGCAGGATATCTCGCTGATAATAGGGGTATGGTTAAAAACGTAGAGAAATCAGTCGTTGATAATGCAATGAATTTAGGTGGTGTTGATTCTGATTCCTCTAAAGAAAAACGTTCCCAAGATGGTAATCCTCTTGATCCTATGACTACCCCATATTATTCACCCGATCTAACCGGCAGAGCTCAAATGTTCGGTACAAGTCTTGGCCGTATAAGAGCCGGTAATAAGGTCGGTGCTAATGTGGCTCAAGCTGCCTTGTCTGGTGTTAGTTTAGGATTAGGTCTTACCCGTAATATCATGGGAGCTTCATCTGCTGCGTATGCAGCCAGCAGAGACGAGCAGGCGGCGAGGGAAAAGCTCGAAAAAGAGCGCCGGAAGCAGTTTATCCGATGGGAACGTGAAGGCGGTGGTGTTAACCTCGGAAATGGACAGAGAATAGATTCTTCCGATTTGACAGGAGAATACATTTACCCTCTTCCTAAATCTATGGAGGATAATGCTAATGTTGAGATAGAAAAAGGAGAATACGTTTTGACTCCGGATGACGTTGGTCCTATGGAGTCAAAAGGTGACAGGCATGAAGACGGCGGCACTCCCGTTGATTTGCCAGAAGCTCATATTATTTCAGATTACCGTACTATCGATGATGATTTCGCTTCTTACGTAAGGGAAAATTATGGCATTAGAGCTACGGAAAAAGATACGTATGCTACGCTTCTTGATAGGTATAAGAAAAAAATAGGATTGTCCGAAAAGTATGATGATCAGGAACGTGTTTTCAAGAGGTTAGAAAAGAATAAGGATGTTAAGGATAAAAACACTTCTGAGTTGAATAAGTCTATTCTTTCCAAGTACGTAAATGATAATCAAAAGGAAATAGACGAACTTGAGGTACAATTCAGGTCTTTTGCTGATATTGTCTATAACAAACAAGAGGAATCCAAACGCCAAGAAAAGATAGATGCTTTCTTTAGAGATGGCGGAAAAGTTGATTTAAATGCCGTGAGAAAACAGGCTAAGGCTCTTAACGTATCTGAATCTGATGCTAAAAATTGGATATACGATGAGTATGTAAAGAGAGTTAGGAAAATGGCTGAAGGCGGCCCTACCAAAGAACAGATAGAGTGGGGTAAGAAAGTACAGCAGCTTTTAATGAAGCAGTTTGGACGTGCTCTTAATATGTCTATAGTGGATGTTGCGGACAGAGAACAGATTCTTAATCCTGATTCTGGTGTAAATTCTAATCAAAATCTGCAACACAGAAGCAGTTCCGGTTATGGTAGGGTAAACAACAAGGCTATTTCTAATTTGCTTGATATTAACCGTTGGGCTAATAAATACAATACAGATGGCGATTTTAATACAGAAGGATTCCAGACCGGATACAATAGCCAACTAAATAACCTATGGGCTTTGGCGGAATCAGGTGCTATAGCCAATGCTGAAAAAGCCAAGAAATTTAGAGACGAATACGGATTTTGGGGAGAAGATGCCGGTAAGTACGACCAAGGAAGTAAATCGGCATATAACTCATTTGCCGTAGATGACAAATTTGGACAAACTACGGCAACCAGATCATTTTATGGATTGGATGTAGTTACTCCTGAACAAAAGAGATTGTTGAACGAAAAAGGGATAAAGAATTATGTTGACTTATTTGGTGATAAATCTGATGCAGCTAAGAAGATTCTGGGTGCCGATTATAATAAGTTTGCTGCTTTAAAAGATAGTGGTTTGATGTCAGAAACAGACTTTGTTTTAGAAGCCGTAAATCCGGCATCAAAACCTATAGAAGCTGAACCTATAGGGACCGGCGCTAAATCTCCCAACCCAGGTTCTCCAGGCAGGATAGAAGTGAAGAAAGAAAATCCTGTTATTAATACTACTGTAGAAACGGAAGCTGAGGAAGAAGATGATACAAACGGAAGAAAAGGTGTCAGTCCTGCTTTATCAGGCCCTATATTCCCTGAGATGTTGAGGATGCTTGATACTGGATTAGAGATAGAGGGATTGGAAAGGCATCAGGCTCCGAGAATAGACCCAGTTCTGCAATCTGCTGATCAGTATATCAACGAGCTCAACCGTGCGACATCAGCTCAGTTGGACGCAGTAGGTGACGTGCCCGACTCCCAGCGCTCCGCTATTCTGGCTAATATGAACGCCATAGCTGGAAGCAATATAGCCAAGTACGTTAATGAAGTAAATTTCAATAACGCAAGGCAAATAAACGAAGCTGATAGATTCAATGAAATGGCTTATGTTCAGACAGACGATAAGAACATAGCGGAAAGGCAACGTTATGAATCTGGGTTATTGAAGGCTATGGCTATAAGGGATGAAAATCTTGCTCGTTATTATGACAGCATAAACAGCGAGATACAGAATAAGTTCAATGTTCGTACATCGTTGAATACCATAGCTTCCATAGCTCCGAATATGAGAATGCTTCCAAGTGGTCAAATTATTTACGTTCAAGGTAATCAGGATGTGATGAATATGGGTGATTATTCTACACCTTACTTGAGAAGTTTAAATGAAGAAGATGACGAAAATAAAAGAAGAAGGAGGACCAAATAGTGGCTTCACAGTATAGTATTTTAAGGCAATATGCCCCGTATGTTAGTCCTTACAACATAGATCTTGTTAAGGACGTCATGATGTATAAACAGCAGAAGGTTGATGCTGCTCGTGAAAAGATCTATACCCAGGTAGATTATCTTATGGGTCAAGAGATAGATAAGCCTGAAGCCCGTGCTTATATGGAAGATAAGATGTCAGGTGTGATTGCTAACATCAATCAAAAATTTAAAGGCGTGGATCTTTCTTCTGATGGTGTTACGAGAGCCATACAAGGAGAGATTAGTTCGGTGTTGGATGATACGGTCATTAACGCGATTGCCGGCACAAAAGAAGGCAAGAGGGTCATGAAGGAAATAGAATCTATAAAACAGAATCATCCTGAACTTTATTCTCCTATTAATGAATGGCATGCTTTGGATCCTTATTACAAATGGAGGTCAGATGGTAAAGCAGGATCAAGGTTAGGGGGTCTTCATTATTCTCCTTATGTAGATTACACTAAGGAGATAAATAAGCTGGTTAGTGACTTTAGGAAAAATAACGAAGGCAAGAAGATTCAGACAACAGAATATGATGTTAAAGGTAATCCTACTGGTGGTATTATAGAAGTTAATGTAGATGAACTTACAGATTCCCAGATAAGGAATTTTGTGTCTGCTAACTTATCTGAAAACATGAGGAATCAGATGAGAATAGAAGCATCGTACATGGCAGCCACCAATCCGGTGTTCAGTAATCCGGATTTGGTTAGTCAATACATTGGGTCTTATGTCGAAAGATACGATAGACACATAGGAGCATTGGAAGCGAAAAAGAAATCAGTAGGTGATAATAAGAGTATTATTGATCGTATTGACAGTCAGATACAGGAAGCTAAAAATCAGAAAGCAGAAGCCAAGAGGGAGGCAGATATGATAATAGCTTCGTCTGATCCGGTAGCGGCTGCTAATTTTGTTGTTACCAATAATCTTTTCGATAAGATGACTGATGCATGGAGATACGACAATACAAGTTTTGAAAGGAAGAAAGATGATCTTTATTTTGCAAGGTTGGCAGAGGATAGGGCTCAGCAAAAGTTTTTGACTGATAATGCTAAGTCTATGGTTGAAATATCGTTGGCAAAAGAGCAACTTGCACAGGCTAAGATTGAAACCGAATACATGCGTACTTACGGTGCCAAGATGGGAACTGAAAGCTCATCCGGAGGCACAAGAGGAGCAGGCGGTGTAGGAGTGCCGATGGCTCCTATGGACGGGCCTACGGCTATTAACTCTGGAACGGGTAAGACAGGATCTATTAACTTGGCTAATATTCCTTATGAGTTGCTTAAATCTCATTCTACAGATCGTAAAGCTAATTTATTGAAATTATATAATTCATTATCTCCTACAGACAGAAGCAATATCGTTGCAGCATCATACGAAGAAGAAAAAACTGACCCAGGATTGTATGCTAATATGACTCCTGAAGAACGGATATATTCTTATTTAAAAAACAATGGAGGTCAGAAAAACGGATATTTCGGACAAGGAAATAACAGATTGTCTGAAGCTTATGATGCTTTACTTCTTTCTGATTCTAAGGCAAATGGAGCCACAAAGGCTATAAATAACATAACTGATTATCAAATCGATAATATAGTTACTGAAAAAAATAAGGATATTATCAGGAAAGTTCGTAATGCTAAGTTTATGAAAGGAAATTCTTTTATAAATCTTACCGATACAGATGATAAGGCTGGAGCTTTCCTACTCGCCACGGCCATAACAACTGGCGTATCTGATGCTGTAGGGTTTAGAGAGTACATGATGGATCCTTCGAGAGGAATAGATATTCTTAGTGCTATATCTCCGTCATTAGGAGCTAAGGCGAGTGCCGGCAAGTTGGGGAAAAACATATCTGATGCTATTACAGGCGAGGATAATGGTTCTTCTACTGGTACGTTGGCTCTTATTAATGGAATGAAGAAACTTAATGGTGATCCCGATTTTAATATATCCGATTATATGACTATAGATAAGGATGGTGATATAGATCTAAAAGATTATCAAGAAGGGGAGCCTTTGACTATTACTCAGTTAAGATATGCTGAGAAAAATAGTAGGGTGTCTGACATGATAGCAGGTCAGATGCAGGACGAGATAAAAATGTCTGTATCTCCCGATCAGATTTCTGATATTTTGTCTCAGTATCATTACCTTGATTCTTACAAAAGATACAATTGGAATGCTGATTCACCTGAAAAGTCTTTGCAGAAGGCTCAGTTTAGAAGATTGTCTGGTTACATGGCAGGAAAGGTAAATAATCTGGATCCTACTGCTATTAATACCATCAATATGGACGCCGAGATAGATAATGGCACTGTCAGAAGGTTCTTGACTGCTCAAGTAGGGTCTGGTAAAAACTCTTATGTTACAGAAAGGGTAGAGATCACAAATGATGAGCTTCTTAAGGCAGGTATAGATCCTTCGGTTGAGGAGCGCAATTATCCAGTAGATGGTTACAAATCAAGTTTTGGAACTTGTGATTTTGTAGATACCGGAAAGAAGGAAGGCTATTCTTATGATAAGTATCTCATACGTAATGGTCTTCCCCGTTTGGCTTCTAAGGCTGATGTCAAGAATGATCTTTATGATATAGTAAAGGTTCATGGTTCTTACCTTAAGCCAGAAGAAATGAATGTTGTTAAAACCCTTGTTGATAATTTTATTGACATGTCTGATAACATATCAGTTCAGTTGGAAGGAATGGATGACAGGGGTTCGAGAGAGGTAGCGGTCAATTTCTATGACAAAAGGACTAAAAATTCTAAAAATCCTGCATTGTTGTTCTCGGATTTTGTTCCTTTGGATCCTGGTAATGATGAGTATGCGGATTACTGGAATAGCATTCACCAGAAGTGTCCTCAGTACTTCTTTGTAAAATACGTGAAGGAGGCTGTTCAAGAGCGTCTTGATCAGATGAGAGATCCGTATATGAGAGGAATAAATATCATGCCCAACATGAATGACAAGTTTAGTAAGTTGAACGATTTTTTGCAAAAAATTTATGGCTGATAATAATATAGATAGATATAATCCTGCTGCTAAAACCACTTACGAAGATGTGGCAAGGCAAAGGAAATTAGCCGAAGAAGAAAATTACACTCCGGCTACATTACCAGAGACGACAACGCCTCTGGTTCCTAATTATATGCCTGGTGAAGGTGTGTATGCCCAACCTAAATTTCCGGATTACGCATCAAGGATAGCTGCTGCCGAATACGAAGAACCGTATATAGCCAAGGAGATAAGCAACAGCTACTCGGAGGCACTGGCTCGTAACAGCTACAGGGGGGCTACACCTGCCCCGCCGCCTCTTAATCCTTATGGACCGAAGGTAAGTATCCGTGAAAGTCATCAGATGGGTAATGATGGGGTATGGCGTACAAAATATCCCAACTATATTCCGGGTATAAATAATGAGGATTATTATGCCAGAAGACAGAGCGGATGGAGTAAGTTTTGGAATGGTGTAGGTAAATTCGCTTTAAAGTCCGCATTGTACGGTGCGCAAGGAGTTGTGTCATTGCCTGACAAACTTATCAATATGGCATCTGAGGGAAGTTACAAAGCTGCGTTAAATACTAACATGGATAAGTTTGTAGGTGATCTTGACCAGCAAATAGACATGCTTCTTCCCCATTATTACAAGAAAGAGGTAGAAGATTATAATTTCGGTCAGAAGCTTTTTAAGGATACCGGTAATTTCTTATGGAATGATGTCCTTGGTAACGGTATGTCTTTTACCGTAGGAGCCATGATATCAGCGTACATGACCGGAGGACTTGGAGTTGGATCATTGGGCAATATAGGTGCTAAATTAGGTGGAAGAATCGGAGCTAAGTTGGCAGCAAGGCAAGCTGCCAATAGGGGCATAGGAAGCCTTAAAATCGTGTTTAACGACTATGTAAGAAAAGGAGTTGCCACCGGAAGAAATGTAGGGGAGGCGGCTAAGACCATGACGTTGTTGGCTACCAGTGCCGGATTCGAGTCATCGGTTGAAGCAAATTCTTTTATGAAGCAATCCGAGTCTGATTTCAAGGATTATTATCGTAAGATTTATGGTCGTGATCCCAATGCAGAGGAAATGGCTGTTTTTCGTAATTCTAATGCTGATGTAGGTAGTGCTATATTTGCCGCCAATATGGGTATAGTAGGATTATCCAACTGGCTTCTTTTCGGTAAGTATATAGGGTTAGGAGGCAAGGCTATACCTGGGTTGGAAAAGAAGCTCAACAAGCATTTATTTGGATTAGGGACGGAAGTTGCGAAGCCGGGAGAGATGGCTATTAAAATAACCAATCCCAATATAGGACAGAAGATAGCAGGCAATGTTTTCAATATCATGAAAAGACCGGTATCTGAGGGTCTGTGGGAAGAAGGGTCTCAAGGTGCTGTCCAGAATACGGCTGAGGAATATGTTAAGTCAAGATATGATAATGTCGCCATGAACGGGGCCGTTGATGTTCTTGATGCTATTTCTGAAGGATTTAAAAAACAATATACGTCTAAAGAAGGATGGACTGAAATAGGAATCGGTGCTATTATCGGTTCTTTGTTTGGTATGAGGGAAGGCTTCTTTGGAGTGAAAGAGTATAGTAACAATCAGATATTGCTGGAAAGGCAAGTAAATGAATATAACAAAGCATCTTCTAATCTTAATACGGCGGCTTTGAATACGTTGAAAAAGTCAATGAGTTTAGGGCCTCAAGTTCGTTCCGATGCTCAGTCTATGACCGGCAAGGAGCTTGATGATGCAATGTTTGAAAAGATGTCGATTGACAACCAAATGGGAACCTTAGAGGATTCGGCTGAAAATTTCAGGCAGATGGTTGATATGATGCCTATTTCGGAAATAGCCGAAGCCAACGGAATGTCTTTGGAAGAGGCAAAGAAATACAAGGATTCTATTATTGATAATTATAATAATCGTCTTTCGGATTTCAGATCTGCCCAGAGTTTTGCCGAAGATCTTATAGGTGATGATTCTAAGATTGAGTTTAGAAAATACGTGGCTCGTAATGCCTTCCTTGGTCTTCAATCAGAATCAAGAATGAAAGACATAGCTTCTGTCATAGAAACGCTTTCGGGGCAGCCTCGCGTGGCGGATGCTCTAAGTACGTTCTCCCGGCTGTCGGACAGGGCAAGGGAGCGGGCGATGGCTATCCGTGGCATACGGTCAAGAATAGAAGAACTTGAATCCGAAATAGAAGATCTTGCTACCCGCCCTCGCAACGTAGAAGGGAAAGATCCACAAGCTGAATCCATACAACGAAAAACCAAAGAATTGGAAAGCCTTAGAACCAATTACAATAATTCGTTGTCTGAGTTATCAACGTTAATAGGAAAAGAGTTTTCGATAGAAGAGCTGGTAAGTAAAACCGAATCTGTTTTATCATCTCCTCTTTCTCCCATAAGTTCACAAGATGTGATAGAAGCCTATGATACGCTTGTGGCTTTTGATGATTATTTTAATGTAAAATCAAGACAGGAAAAGAAGTTTACAGCCAAAGACAAAGCCATGAGATCCTTGGTAAATGAATACCGAAGAAGTTTGATGGACTATAGGAATATGAATAACTTCTTGTCTAAGATGCTTGATAAAAGATTCTTAGCTGAGGAAAACAGGGGGTTTTCAAAAGCGCTGTCTTCTCTATGGTCTACTCCTTATAAAGGGGATGACAAGGTTCCTGATTTTGCAGAGTCTAATAAAGTTGGTGAATATGACACTGATGAGGTAGTAGATCAAGCTGTGTCAGAAGGTAAGATTTCGGAAGACGAAGCTTGGACTATCAAGGCTTTTATGCATGCTCTTGATAAAGTAAGGGAAGATAGGATGAAGGAAGCAGAAGATGATATAAAAGAGTCACCGCTTACGGAGTCTGTATCGGATGAAGATTATGAGGCTGCTATGGATAATCCTATTATGGTTCCGGCCGTAAGGCAGTCTATAATTGATAAACTATATACAGGTAATGCCGATCTTCTTATTGCGAGAGAAAAAGATGTGTATGATAAATACAAACAAGATTTTGATGATTATGTATCGTCTTTGGGTGACAGTCCCGTTAATCTCATAAAATCATTATCTGAAAAGGCTGATAGGCTTACAAGTCCGAGATCTGTGTATGAGGATAATAAAGCTATTATTGATATGGCTAAATCCAATTTGGAACCAGATCAAAGGAAGGAACTTGATGATGCTATTTCTTCGTATGTTGATATAATGAACAGACGGGATAAAGGGGAGAAGGTTGACGAAGATAAGCTTGCCGATTCGGTATTTACCATAGAAGATCTTGGCCAGGTTGGAAACATCACAGATCTCCTTTCTTATATCGAACAAAACAGGATTATTGATAAAGGTCGTATTTCCGAATCTACGTTAAGTAATTTTGGGGAGGATGATGCCAATATAGATTCTCTTGTAAATGAGTTAGATGAATCCGATAATACGCCTGGAGCCAATATAGATAGTGCCCAAAATCCAGAGACGTTGATGGTTAGAAGAATATCCAACGATGGCAACGAAAGGTATGAAATTGCGGGTCTTAGAGCCGATAAATTTATATCTTCTATAAAATCATTGGTTCCTATTCAAATAAGCTTTGAAACGAACGCTAATGGTACTAAAAGGTATTCTCTTAACATAGGTGGAGAAACGGCTACTATAATTGAACTGCCTTATCATGCGAGATGGTCTATAGACAAAGAATCGGCTCGTGTTCTTAACCGTTACACAGACGTGTCTATTCAGGACGTGGGTAATTCCTATTCTTTGGTTTATAAGCGTCTTGATTCAGATGAATTGGTTCCGTACAGAACAGGTGTCGGATTCGGAGAGAATGAGGTAGATAAAATAGATCAGGAAGCATTATCTTCTTTGAAAAAAGGAGATAAGGTTAATCTCGAAATAGATGTAAATGATACCTATAATCAGTCTCTTTTTGCCGAATACAATGATGCTGTTCAGTCCGGCGATAAAAAAAGAATAGAATCTGCTGAAAATAAACTGGTATCCAATATTGTTATCAAGGTCATGAGTGGAAACAGATTCGTTTCTGTTGTAAAAGCTGACACAGGGGGCATAGATGGTATAAGTAAAATAAGAAGAACGGCTTTTAACAAGTGGAAGAAGGACGCCGGACGGTCGGCTACCATCGGTGTCGGCACGCATGTTGTTGCCCAGACCCTTCCCGGGAGACCGGTGTTTAACATGAAGGTGAACGGTCAAGGATATGGCCAGGTAGAAAATCTCCCCATTACCGAAAAAGGTGCTGAAAAAGTATCTGATGTCGGATATGTATTAAATGGCAAAGTCGTGCTTAAGAACGGATCTAAATACACAGGCTTCCCATTTGCTTATTCTATATTAAATGACAAGGGTAATAATTACAAAAATGTAAGAGTTCCGGTAGTCGTCATCAAAGGTAAAAACGGTCTTAATTATCTTTTCCCAGTTAGCCTACGTTCTGTAGAATCAGAGGAAGGGCAGAAATGGATGTCTTTTATAGATATGCTGCTTGAATCTGGTGATTCTGAATTGCTACAGGTGGGTCAAGATGATATACAAGATCTTAATGCGTATCTAACCAAGTTAGGTCTTGATCCGGCTTCGTATCAAGTATCGTATTTGAATCCTATTTCAGGGCTTAGAAAAGCTCGTGAGGCTATAGAAAAATTATCTACGGTTCCTGATGTTGTTAAGTGGGTAGAAGATGAAAGCAGGAATGTGAAAGACATTGTGACGTCTGAAGTAGAATCTGGAATAGATTTCGAAGGTGAGATGTTTGTTGCTCCTAAGATCAGGATTCAGTTTGGTAAATCATCTTCCAGACCTAAATCGCTTATAGAGGATGATCTTCCTTTCTCTGATGAGGGTAAGACCGTTACTTCTAAGGAAGACGTGGATGTTTATGAAGAGGAAATGCCAGAGGAAGGGGCTGTCCGGGAGACTCAGCCGGCGCCATTAGCTCAGCCGGCTCCTGCGGCACAAGCTGCACAGTCTTTACCTGGCAAGAAGCGTACCTCCAGGAAAAACTTCTCTCTTATGTTAAACGAAATAGAATCTCATATAGAAAAAGAAGGATTGCCGCCTTATGCTAATATTTTTGATTTTATAGCAAGGAAGATTGTAGGAGGTAATTTGAGGTTTCTTCGCGAGAGAGGCAATTCTAAAAGTCTTAAGGAGGAAATAGGATTAGAACCTAAAGGAACAGTAGGTGATAAAATATCCACTCCTTTCAGTAAAGGTGGTAAGACTTTAGAAGAATACGTTTCTTGGCTTCGTTCTCAAACAGATCAGGTAGTCGCGGATTATGTTGGGCCAAGATCTGACGAACAAATTATATCAGAGTTGAAAAACTTTTTGAAATATATTAATTTTGTTCCGAGCAAGGCTTTGAATTATTCTCTTAGAGTCAATGGCATGGATACCCTAAAAGAATATGGCACAAAAGAGGAAGTAGAAAAAATGGAATCTGATATCAATAGTTTGGTTTCTAAAGTTTTGCCTACGGTGGATAACCAAACTGTAGAAGATGTTTCTACTGCAATAGGAACAAACAACTTGCCTGCCATATGGGAGCCAGTGGAAAGCCTTGATGTGACAAACGAGGAAAAAATAGAGTTTTTGAATAATGTAGCAGATTTCCTTAGCGGCATTCCAGAGTATGATGCTGTTGTGGAATCTATAGAGTCAGAATCAGATAATATTTTAAATAATGAGAAAGAAGGAAGCACAGGAGGTGGTACAGCACAGGCTAATGAAGAAGGCGGTGCAGTACGCACTGAGGAAGATGGCGATAAAAAGGGAGATGGAGAAGGCAAAGGACAATCCAGAACAAATGTCGAAGTTGAAGGAAATGTCGAATTACCTGGATCTCAAGAAGGAAAAGTAGATAACTATAGAAAGAACGGAGATAAGTTCTCTGATATTTCCGAAGTTACTTTATGGCTACTTAGAAGGGCTGCCGGCATAACTTCTATCCCGGAAGGAGAAGAGGTTTATGTAGAGGGAGATGAGGTTAATAGTATTATGACCGATATGGAATCAAGGTACGGGATAGACACCATCAACCACTCGCATACGACTAAGGCTATAAGGGATCTTAACGGCGTGTCAGGTTATAAAGTAGAATACGGCTTAACCTTTTTGACACACGATCCTTTTATTAGAATATCCAATCTAAGGAAAGGATCTAAGGCTGCGAAAGACGAACCTCGTATATCCGAAGAGTCGCTTACTCACATATCAAGGGTGACAACCCCTTATTTCCTGTACGGCGGCGATGAAGCATATACATCTGTTCCGGCTAAGGTAGAACCTATACCGGAGAAGATAATGGGTCGTAATGGCATTAAATTTGGTATGAGTGTAGTCGAGTTAACCAAATTAGGGTACAAAAAAGCTGGTGGAAACTGGATATATAAATCCTATATGAACTCAGGTGTGTATGATTTGTATAATATCAGTACCGGTGAAGCGTTTAGGGCAAAACCGGATCTTGGAGTTAAGATAAGTTCCAGCGCATTCATCCGTTCTTTATCTCAATCTGGTAGAAAAATACAAAATATGATGAGTAACATGAGCCAGGAAGAGATAGATAGGAATAAGAATCTTGTAGAAGGTTCTGATAATTCGGATTCGATAAATGAGTTAAACAAGGAGTGTTGAGTATGAGAAGGAGATTTTTTAATGCTGCGGATAATTTTGTGGGAGGATGTTATAATAAGTTATCCAATGAAGATATAAAAAGGCTTGGAGGAAAAAGACCTTATGTATGTCAGTTTAATAAAATTCATATACATATAGGGCCTGTATTAAAAGATCATGATTCCGATGTCAGTGATATAGTGTTTAATAGTGACTGGAATTATGGTAATTATGAATCTACGGTTTATCATCATAGCAATAATGGTATTTTTATATTAGGTGGAAATAAAATTGGTAATATAGAAGACCATATGCAAGATCTAACATATTGGTACGAATATGATCCGAGTCTTAATGAAAATTATTGTTATTATTATTATGAAGCTGATAATAGTGGAAATGCTATTAAGTTGAATGGTGAGTTTAGTGATGTTAGCACTGTTTTTAATATTCCCAGTTTGAAAGTTACCACTCTTCGTGATGGCAGTTTGAGTTTTCCAGAGATTTATATAGAAGGAGTTTGGGATCCGTCATTGTATAAGTCGATTTTATAGTTAATTTTGAAAAAAAGTTAATTATTATGGGTGTCAAATGTCAGATAGAAAAATTCGATAAATGAGTTAAATAAGGAGTGTTAAGTATGAGAAGGAGATACGAAGATGTTTCAAGTCTTGTTCAGTATCAGTTGAAGACCAATCAGCAGGGGAATATAGAGGTTTATGTTGATGACAGGTTTGTTGGAAACGTAAGTGAAGGAGTCTGTAATTGGAAGGATATTGAATACAAGAGTAAGGTTACTATATCTTTGAAAGGAGTCGAGGATAAGGCTAAAACTTCAAGTAAAAGAGTCGGTCCTTATTGTCACATTTATAGCATATTTGGAGGAAATGAATCTTATCATGCAGGTCCGGATAGTAATATAAAAAAGAGTCCGGTTACCACCTTTATAATGTATTGTTATAAAAATGGGGATATTACAACTACCACTACTTATACTAAAAATTTATCTGGAACTCTTCAGATAGGTAAAACACAATTGACTATCAATTACAAACAAAGTAAAAGTCAGTCTTTCTCCGGTGGTTCTGGAGATTATGTAACATCCGTATCTGATTTCCCTTTTGTTACTGGTCCAGGAAATGATAGCGTTGAGTTCGAAGGAGAGGGAAGATTGATAGTTGATACAGAGGCTTCGCATTATGAAATAGAAGTTTCATAATTTCTATTTTTATACTATCTTTGTCTAAAATATTTATCACTATGGGTGTCAAATGTCAGATAGAAAAAAAGGAAAATGAAATAAAACGGGTTAAGGCTCCTAACGGGGAGCCTTCCGTTCTTTACGAAAGTGCTTTAAAAGTATTAGGAAACAGCGAGCGGGCTCTTCAGGTATGGGCTAAGGCTTACACTCCTGGTTTTTTGTCGTATTACGGTCATTGGAATAACCCGGCTCCAGGGGAGATGTTTAACACCGATCCCAATGGCGAACCTCTTTTAGAAGATGTGCTGTCGTATATGAAGCGTCAGACTTATTTTGCTGATCCTTTAACGGCTCAGGATGTTAAGGATGTAAGGGATTTCCTTTTGTCTACTCATTATTTTTTCAATGCGTCTTCATTGTCTAATGCTATCCTCTTCGATTTTTATGTAGATGGCAGTTTGATACTGAATGAGCAGAAATTAAGGAGATCCGGTTTGTATGATGAAACAGAAATAAGTCGTATTTTATCCGATCCTTCTGTTTTAAATGAGGTTTCGATTTCCATGAGAAAGTTAATAGATTGTTCTATTAACGAACATGATAGGGAAAAGGATAATTATTTTATGTCTATTGACTATCAGTATGGTCCTATTGTTTACAAGGAGGGAGTGTTTAACCAATTTGGTAAAAAAGTACCATATAATCCTTCTGAGCTTTATTATGCTATGCGTAAAACAGTAGCCGGCATAAAAAACTTTTCTGAATTTTCATCTGCTTTTGAATCGTTGAGAAACTCATACCCTGAACTGGTTGATAAATTCGTTTATGATAAAGAATTTGCCGAATCTATGTTTGATGAGTTCTCATCTACGAATAAGATTCCGGTAATAAACATAGAAGGGGATGATGTGGTAGAAGGCAAGAGAAGATCCTTGTCTAAGCTACAAGATCTGTCTTATTACAATCCTGGCAAAATAGAGTTCCTAAGAGCTCGTATATCAGCTTATTTACATAGGGCTAATGCCGACACCGAATCCGATTTAAGAAGCATGATATGGGATATAGAAGAGGCTTGTACGTGGTTTGGCATAGATATAATAGGGACATCGGAAACTTATGATGGCACAGAAGAATCTTTGAATAAGATAGATAATTTGATGCTGGATCTTGATATTTATGTGGCCAGGCATAATGATGTAAATTATGCTCCAACGCTGGCATCTTCTATAGATGATGTTCTTGGTGATAGCACAGATTATTATTTTGGATTATTACCGGAGTATATGGATAATTTGAATATCGTTTATTCTGAATCCGATATAGACCCAGTAGAGGCATTTGAGAAACATTCATTGCTTAAGGTAGGAGATAATCTATATCAAAGGATCAGCAAAGATGATCTTAACGAGATGTATCAAATATCAACAGTATTAGCCAAGCACAACCTAACTCATTTTTCTACTAAAATATATCCTGAATCTTGTTTTAAGAACGGCGTTTTGGATAAAGAGAAAGTACGGAACGTAGATAATAATACGCTCATGGATTCCATTAAAAAATACGTCAGATCGTTCATGGATTCTCAGAACACGGAGGACATGATAATGACCAGGATGGCGTTTGGTCACCCGGCGGTACTTGACGTTCCTTACGTGGATGTGGATCGGGAGTATAGTCGATACATGAACAAAAAACAAGATAGCGAAAACCCATTATCCTTATTCGATTTATACCAATCTTACCTTGACAACAAACTCCATAAAACAAAATTATATGATAATGCCTATAAGTATCTTGACTTCAAACCTGGTCCATCTTTGGGTCTTATTTCTGATGATCCTGATATTTTGAAATCAATAGAATTATCTTTATCTGGAAAAGATAGGCTGATGTTGTTTGATTATAGCATGACCAGCACCGACCCTTTTTTATCAGAATTGTTTTATTTGGAGAAGTATGACTCTTCGTATGCCGGGAATGATTTTGAACATTATTTTTACACCAGGCACCCGTATCTGTTAAAAGAAAAATCGGGTCCTAATATCGTAGAGCAAGATGGTGTTATAACAGCCGAAGGTATTTATGATAATTTTATAAGAGTAGGTAATAAGATATGGTCTAAAGTAAGCGAGAGTAGTTCCGGCTCTATCTACCAAAATCTGACAGGAACCGAATCAGAGGTGAAATACGATTCTACTCAGAAGGCTAAGACGGTAGAAACCGATTACGCTCCATACCAAAACAGATCTGGCCTGACGCAAGATATGATCGTAAGCAAGTCTGAATTGGATGATCTTAACAAATTAGAATGCAAATAATTTTTGTATATATATAATATAGTTTTTTCATAGTTATAATTTGGGAAGTGAGGCTTGTGAAAGTCTCACTTTTCTCATATATGTACGTATATCAATAACATACAAGAAAAGTTAGATTTTCATTGTTTATGAATTATTTTTATTAAGTTTGCAATATTAGTTTCAGGAAGGGATTATAGAAATAGGAAAAAGTAAGAACCGGACGTAACTAATAACAGTAGGAAATGAGAATCAGTACCATCAAACGTAACAACAGCATTCATCTTATGTATAAAAACATTATGAATGATTTAGGTCAATTAAGAACTGTAGTTTCAAAATCCTATATTTATAATCTGATACGAAATCAAACCGGATTAAGTATCAGAACTATATCCCATGTCTTGAATCACACAAAAGAACAGGATACAGATTCTTTGTGAAAAGCGTACATTTTCATACATTTGTGTATTCTTTAGTTTTTAGATTTAAGTTTTTCATGGTATTAGTTTAGATTAGTGTAGATCAGGGTTCGCAGTGATGCGGGCCCTGGTTTGATTTAAAAAGTATTAAAATATTTGCTATTTAAGATCCTGTTCCTATCTTTGTTTCAGAAACAATGAACAACGAGATCCCACCTCTGGTTGTTTGATGTTGAAAGATATTTTTGGCTCATTAGGGTTTGTCATAGTGGGATCTGACATTCTCTTTTGGGCCTATTTTTTTATTATGGATAATACTTGTATTCCTTTTGTGTTAATAAACGACAGAAAAATGATTGACGCAAAACATGTTCATAAATTGTTAGAATGTAAGTATGATTTTAAACATTGGATTAAGGATGTAATATCATCTTTTAATTTTAAGGATGGAATAGATTATATATCATATAGATATGATAATAATGGAGAACAAATAATAGATAATAATAGTCATGTATTTAGGCATGACTATTATTTATTCCCCAAATCGATTCTGTGTATCATCTATATGAAGTGTGATAGATCTTTATTTAAAGATTTTATTTATGATATATTTGATTGTTGTAATATTAAAAATGACGATCGGGTATTAGATATAATACATAGATCTATCGATAGGTATAATAAAAAATGTATAAAATATTTTACATATATAATAAGAAATAATAATAATGGTTTTTATAAAATAGGTAAAAGCTCTGATGTAAAAAGAAGGCTATCTGGGTTGTCTATTGTAGAAGATAACTTAACATTAATAGCTTATGTGGATAAAGATATAGAGAGCGAGCTTCATGCAAGATTTGATATCAAAGGGATATACAGAGAATGGTTCAACTTATCAGATTGCGATTTGAATGATATAATTGATAAATATAAATTCAAGTTGTGTGACATGGCTTGAATTTTATTACAATAAAAAGTGATTAAGAGATGAGTCTATGGTGATATTTACTCATCTTTTCTTATTTTTCTGAAAATACTTCTCTTCTATAGGAAATAAACACACCCATATTCCACCCTGCAATCATGATCTTTGTTACGTGCTTCATGCACGTATGTTTAACAATTAAATACTATAAAATTATGGGTGGTGATAAAATCGTCCTTTTAGATGGAGCCGGGGCTAACGGTGGTGGTGCAGCCACTAACGGTCTTCTTTCAATGATTCCCGGCATGTTTGCTAATTTGATAGGTGGTAATAAAATGGATCCGAATCTGGTGGCGGCTTTGATGAACGGTCGTAACAACCAGGACGGTTTCGGTGGGGCTAACGGTTGGTGGCTCTGGATAATTGTTTTGTTCTGGCTGTGGGGTGGACGCGGCTTCGGTAACGGTTTTGGAAATGGCGGTGATTGTTGTGCCAATGGTTTGCCGGCTCAGTTGAATAACGATTACGGTCGTGAACTTTTGATGCAGGCAATTCAAGGTAATCGTAGCGCCATAGATCAGATTGCTTCTGCTTTGAACTGTTCTACTACTCAACTTCAAAACGCTATCTGCAACGTACAGGGTGCCATTGATAAAGTAGCTGGTCAGGTAGGTATGACTTCTCAGGCTGTTATCAACGCAGTTCAACAACAAGGTTGTGAAATAGGAAATCAAATCAGCTCTTGCTGCTGCAATCTGAGTTCATTGATCAATCAAAGCATTTGCCAGACTCAGGGAATGATTACTCAGCAAGGTTTTGAAAAGATATTTTTGAAAAGTGCGGAGCGAAGAAGCCGGATAAAGCGACATGGGGCGATGTCCAATATGTCTTTGCAATGTACTATTCGGATGGTTTTCCGAAGGTCTTCAAATGTGAGAACGAGTTGGTGAAAGCTACGTTAATGTATTTGGATGATCCGGATGCTCCCGAAGGAGTAGCCTTTATAAGATGGCTTGCCGTGCAAGATTACCTCGGCGAAAAAATAAACTGGAAGGATCTGACCTGAGATCCAGACCCAGGTCCTTCCGGTGGTGCGGGAGCCATAGTAAAAAATATGATTCCCGCATTCCCGTTTTTCCCGTTTGGAAAAAAAGAATAAAAATGTTATACCGGTCGGCGGGCAATAGAATACCCGTGGCCGGTTTGTTTCACATAACTTTTTTTTGACATGAATATAGCACACGAATCTAAATCGAATAAAACCCCATTGTATTTAATAGGAGAGTTGATTGGCGTACCGAATACAGTTATGGACTCAGCATTGCATGAACTGAAAGATAGAATAGACAAAGACCCTAAATATAAAGATGTTAAAAATTGGCTCGAATCTTTACCCAAGATCTGAACCTATTTTTTTTCAATACCAGGCCCGATGCGATTTTAACGTATCGGGTTTTTATTTTAATTCATATTGTTTTATTTTAAATCTAATTAATTCATGAATGTCGTACTTTTGTTGAAAAAGTATTTTTTATGGAAAATAAGGAAGATTACGTTGGTTACGAAGATCAAGAACTGTGTAACCGGTATTACAAAGAGGCTGAAGCCATGAGGCAAAAGCAGGACTGGTCTCGGCTTAGGGCCGTTCCTGCTCCGGCTAAGGGAACGCCATCGCCCGGCTGGGGTCAGCTTGGACGTGGAAATGATGTCCGTGTTAAGTATGTTAGCATCAATTCAGGATTAGGAGGAGATAGGTTATGACTGTAGAAGAATTGGCTAATAAAAGATACGGTGGCGAATTTGTTTTCATGTTTGGTCATCTTGAAGGTAGAACAAGATTCGTTTTTGAATGCTTTGATCCCAGACCTGATCACGAAGGTAAAAACACTTATATGGTTTCCTATTTTGATAAGGGACTTCGTAGAAGAGATGTGGTAGATATGCCGTGTTATATGAATATTTTGCCAAAATAATGGAAACATTAATCTTAGATGTACCTGTATTTTCCGGTAAGATTATTTCTCCTATCTGGATTAAAGCCGTAAGAGATTTTCAATCCAAATCGAAGACAGAAAGAGACTCGTATTGTTTGATTTGTGGATGTACAGGAGGGTGTAACTTGTGCGATGATATAAGTAAATATAGGATTTCAGAACAATTAAAATATTACAAATAATGGAATTAAAAGATTCAGTCAGGGTAATGACTAAAGAAGAGTTCGAATCAGCAATCAACGAAGATATTAAATTCGTTGAAGGAATTAAGCATTTTTTTTAAACATGATGATGCTACGAGGGTAATGGAACACGTAAAGTCCGTGTTAGAGGCATCAGTAGACTACCACTACCCGAATCATCCTGAACCTGAAGCAGAACCTGGAGACATGGGAGAGGTTTCTGATGGATACCATACTTTCAATGAATTGTATCGGTACCGCATGTTGTATAACGCCGCCTTCTTTAATCTATTAGCCAGAAACGGACAGGTTGAAGTTTGCAAATCAAGGAGACACAGCGATGGAGAAAAATGCTTCGGTTCTGATGATTGGTTTATTGTGATGGCGATCCTACCTACCGGTCAGGTATCTAATCACTATGAAAGCAAATACTGGGATTTGTTTGATGTTCCTGAAAGAGAAACCGCTTTCGAATACGATGGCCATACACCAAATGAAGCTGCCGACAGACTTAAAAAGTATCTCAAACTGCCTCGTCGTGGCATGACATTCGAACAGGCTTTAGAACGGCTTAAATTAGGTCGTAAGATAAAAAGAATTGATTGGGGTAAAAAGTATATCTGTATGTTTGACGTAAATATATTGATGGTAGATACAGGTCAAAAAGTAGCATCAAATTGGAATCCAACCGAACATGATATTATGTCTAATGATTGGGAGATTGCAGGATGAGTTTGTTTGTTTGTTCAAAATGTGGCTGTATAGATAATACAGCCACATCATATTATTGGGCTCTTATAAGACCTTGTAAGAATCGTATTTACGATAAGTCGCTAAAGGGATATGAAGGCAAGCCTCTTTGTTCTGAATGTGCCGCTATTGAATATAGTAAGGGGGGGGGGAGAAGTGGTAGTTCCTGGAACGTGGCATGGTAAGTTCAAGAAAGGAATGGCCTACTGAAGAAGAAAAGAAGCATATTGGTAAAAACGGTATTTTAAATATGTAAATTATGTGTGATAAGGAAATTGTTGTATGCGCAGCTATATGGGTTCAAGATCACAAGAACAAGCCTCACGGTCCAGTAAATATACCATCTGGAACCGTATTTTGTGGATTGAGACACTGTTCCATAATATCGCAACTTGCGGCATACGGAATAGCCCATAAAAACCGCAGTGTTCAAGGATTTTTGACAAGCAAGAATCGGTTTCTAACAAGAGAGGAGGCATCTGCTCTTGTTAAGAGCAATAATCAGGAAATGGTAGTAGATAGGAGTGCCATTAGAGAACAATTGTATTCAGAAGATCTATATTAACTAAAAAACAAAACAACATGGGGTTTAAAATCAAAAAGTCAATCACTTATGATATGATGGACGACAGTCGGGTAGAGTACGAATTTGATAATACCAATGATTTAAATCATATCATATTTAAAGGTAATTGTAGAGAACCTTTTTCATTCAGCAGAGTACTTGTTGAAGAATTAATTAAGACATTTGAAACCATACGGGATAGATACTCTGATAATTATGAACTTAAGGTCTATCTTTACAATTGTATAATTCAACTGAGCGTAAATCCAAAGGATCCCAGTGAATCCTTTTTTGGCGTATATGATAGAGATGAGATGAAATTGATATACGGAATAAAGATCAGTATTCTGAAAGGAATGTTTGGCATATGATGACTAAACAAGATATACAAGCAGCAGCATCGTATGTTTTCCGAAGCAGTTTTGTCTCGGAGGACCAGACAAGGAAAACAATGGTAAAAGCCGGCAATAACGCTACCAAGATCCTCGTCAAGACCTTTAGAGGCAAATTGTTCAAGAAAGCTTTTGAAAGAGCCCGTAGAGGAAAGGATATCAGTTCTTTTGAAAGACAGGAAAAAGAAAGTGGTTTCAATTTTCTTTACAATCCTAATAATGGTCGTATGCAAAGCGGTCATATTATAATAGATGGAATTGGTCTGTTTAAACAAATAATTCATGAAAGGTAAAAAAGTTGATATTCGTTTAGGCAGAGGTCTGGCGAATCAGATTAAGATAAACAAAACCATCCCAGTGTCTCATAAACCAAAAGAAGAACGTCGAATGATGTTTGTTTGTGGTGATGATATTGCTTCTCTTATAAAGCGGTTTGAAAATGAATCAAAGTAATATAAAGTCGGACATGTGTCTTGTCCGACTTTTTTTATATATTTGTGGCATGGCAAGAGGTTATTATTGGATACCACAAACAGATGAAACGTTAAATAGCAGAAGCTATTACGTGGCTAAGATAGTAGGAGATATCACGTTTGATACTAAACGAAAAAGAATAGTGTTTCAAACTACCAGGTATTTCCCAGTAGGCTCCGTATTCCATTTTACTCACAACTGCTTTAAATACGTCATAACCTGCCGGCTCCGTAAGCCGGGGCTGTGGTATGAGGCAAGGAGGGAAGACTGCGGACCTATTGGACCGGATGATGTGGAAAGGTTCGAATCAGGAAGGTTTATTCATAGAAATGGGTACAAATATAATGCGTAAGCGTAACTTGACGATTTACGTCAGATTATAATTATTTTTTTCATATGTATATTAAGCCGTCAGACTGGGAAGTTAGACGGCTTTGTTTTTATCATGTGCCTGATTTTTAATTACCTTTGTGTCAAAACAAAATAAATTCTTATGGCGTCAACGTGTATTATTAAAAGAGATAATAAAAAGAAAGTTGTTTCTGTCTCTACCAGATCAGGGGACAGGTCTATGTTGTTTGATAAAATAGCATCTGTTCCCCTTATGGAGAATAGGGAACGGGCTACTACTGTTTTTAAAACCGTATTTTCTAATAAGTTCTTAAAGGCTTTTGGCGACTGGAGAAAGAGAGTGCCTATCAACAAACAGGCCTACAATAAGGTGAAATCCAACATCGATCTTATTCCGGAAGCCTATAGAGAAAGGGTACTGGATAAGGCTTCTAAGATGAGTAATCCTGTTCTTGTGTCAAAATCAGATGCACCTTATGAAATCCAAGAATCGGGCTTTGGATTTTACAGCCAAGATCTGGGTGATAATATTATGTTGGTGGATGCTATGGTCCCGTCAAGTATTTCCGTACCGGAAGGACCGGGAATAGACGCCGGGCAGTATCTACAAGATGCTATATCTTCGGACTTCACTCCCGTATCTATGGTACAGGATAAGGGTGTTAATTATATGGTTATAAAGGACGGTCTTAAGATATTTAGCCCAGAAGAGTTACCAGAAACAGATTCTAATCCTGTGGGTGTAACGTATCAGACCGGAGAGCCTCGTTTGTTTTTCATGAACGATCGTAGTCAATTATTTGAAGATTACGGAGAAGCTCTTCGCTCTGGCGGTAATGATATTAGAATAGGATTCTTATCAGGCACCGTTCAAGAATCCACCGTGGATGGCGTGGCAGACATTACTTACAAGGCTGGGAAGTATGTTCTTAATAATCCCAAGTCTTTTATACCGGTCATGACCGCTTCTGCTTCTACTTCTTTATCAACAAAAGGTGGTATAATTAACTACCTTATAAAGAAAGGTCTTTTGTCAGGATCTAAGATATTCGATCCTGAAACAAGAAGCTATTATCTTACAGGAGAAGGTCATACAGGACAAATTAGACTTTTCAATTCAGCCTTATCATACACTGAGCTCCGTAATCATTTTGGTTCCGATGTTTCCATGAACGACCAGGGTATGATAACCATAAGCTCGTTGGATAACAGTAAGGTAACTATGAGACTTGCCACCGGAGGAACGGAAAGGGTTAGTAGGGAACAGATAAAGAACGATCTTAAGTCAGGAAGATACAATGAATTGGACGCCAAGTACGATCATTTTGATGCGCTTGTAGTTTCATTCATATTAGAAGACAACGATCTTTATGCTGATACTAAAGCTAAGATCGTATCAGATTATAGCAGGCAGGAACGTGACCAACGAAATTCTATTGTCGAGATACTGAAAACTCTTGGCGTTAGCGTCATAGGTATGACCGATTATATAGAGAAGTACCAAACCAAATACGGGCACGAGCCTTCTGCTAAGGCATTGGCGGATATTGCCAATAACGTAATAGCAGTTGGTGAAGATGCTACTTTATCTGATTTAGTAGAAGAAACAGCCCACTTCCTTGTAGAGGCATACAGAGATCAGAATGCTGTTGAGGCTGTTCTGCAAGATGTAGAAGGTACGGAAGAGTGGAACCAGTATGCAGGTCAGTATTATAATACATACGGTAAAGTATATGAAGGAGCTGAGCTTGATAATGCCGTTAGGAGAGAAATTCTTGGAAAGATCCTTGCCAGGGAGATGCAGACCGGCACAGCACAGGCTCCGGTAGAGCCCACCTCCTTCCTGGGGCGCGTCCGGCAGCTTTTCTATGGAATCGTAAGCTGGCTTAAATCAGCTTTATCAACCCAAAGACAGGATTTGAATAACGTTATTAAAAACATTCGTGATCTTGCCATTACTGACATAGATAAAGGATTTGACACCTCTCTGTTAAAGGATAATGACTTTACATTATACTCTCTTTCTTCTATGAACAAGAACAAGTTTCTTGAGTCCAAGATCAGATCACTAAGAAAAACATTAAGAGACTTACGTCAGATAAGCTCTGATAGGGCTGTAACTACGTCTATGACCCTTGCTCAGCTTAAGATCATAGAAGATAAGATAAATAAGGTAGAGACCGAAATAGACAAGAATGAGATGGCGGCTGCCATGAACAGCATGATCTCCACAGCCGAAGCTCAGGTCAGATACTTAAGTAATGTGGTGAACACCATCCTTCATGGTGATACCAAAGACGGCAAGCTTCACTTCAATACCAATGATCGAAAGAACGTAGATATTATCAACAATCAGGTTCTTCCGATCATGAACGATCTTCGAGGATATATCCGTAACAGAAGTACCGAATTTGATGAACGTGAAAAGCAGGATTATACAAATAGGATCAATACCGTCATTGCCGACATCAATGGTGTTCAGTCTGATATTAAATCAGTACAAGACCTTGATGAAAGTACGTTGCTTGATAAGTTAATGAACGAACTTCATGTGCCGGCAGATAAGGTAAAGAGAGTAAAAGAATTTTTCGACAAGGTTCAACACGATGTTTCTTGGATAAGTAGGTGGTTTGGTATATTAGAGCATTCTTCCAGTCCGTTCAATAACGCTCTTGGAGCTATGATTGCCAAAGACAATTACAATGCGATGGTGAATGCCCAGCCCGCCATATCCGACTTCCTGGCATATGCTAAAAAGCATGGTTTTAACAAATCTGAATTTGAAAAACTGCTTCAGAAAGTAGACGGCAAAACTTCTAATTACCTTCGTAGTGCTCTTGATATGGCTAAATACGATCGTAATAAGAAGCTGGCGCAGATGCGAGCGTTTGCGACTGCCATGAACATAGAGATATCAGAAGAAGAAATCAATGATGTGGTTGACAATAACCGTAATTACGTATTTAAAAGAGAAGTAGTTGACAAGGATGGAAATACGGTTACTGAAAACGCTAAATTCAAACCATCGTCTGATAGAGTTAATACCGATATTTTTACCATCGAGCAGGAAAAGATCTATACGGAACAGATGGAAAAGTGGGATGCTGAAAATTCGGAACTGGAATTTAGCGAAAGTTATGCCACAAGAATGGAATCCATATACAAAAAGGCTGAAGAAGAATTAGGGCATCCAGTTTCTCAAACAACCAAAGAATATCTTAATGCTCTATCCCGGCAAAAACGGATATTGAGGCAGCCTTTTATTGATAGCGGTGGTAATTTTGATGAGGTTGCCTATTTTAAAAGCAGCAATTACGAAGAAGAAGGACTGCTTCGTAAACAACGTAAGGAAGCAGCTTCAGAATACATATATGTAGGAACCAGGAGAGTGGAAAAAACCGGCGACCAACTTAAGATGGCCAAAGAAATACAAGCTATAAATGAAGTTTGGAGAAAGGAATCAAATAATGTCACTAATGCCGTATCAGAATCGTTTTTGCAAAAATTAAGAACGATTCAGAGCGAGTCAGGAGGAGAAGCTGCGCTGAAGACACTTATGTTGGGAGGTCACCTGTCATTTAATGATCGGTTTTGGAATGATGTAGAATCGGAACAGTCGGCACGTACCGAATCAAATAACAAGGCTTCGTATCTTAAAATGGCGCATGATATCATTAGCTCTACGACAAGTGATAGAGATGCGACTGACGTGGATTCTGTTGTGAAAGATATAGAAAAAAATAAGGCTATTATCAAGGAAATAATCGGAAACAATCGCGATGTGGCTGATATCGGAGAAATTAATGAAGCGACATTTACCTTATCTGAAAGAGATGCTTTTAGGGCCGCATCTGAAGCTATTGAAGCCGATTACGCTATTTTGATAGATTATGCTAAGATGGTGGGTCTTGAAGATATTGATAAGTACCTTACTAAAAGCAGTAAGGCTGAAAACGAAGTAAATCAGTCTTATTTAAATGCTCTTGCTGACTCCAAGGAAGTAGAATGGAAGTTCGTACAACGTCATACTACGGCGAAGAAAGCAAAAAGGATTCAGGCTTTAAGGGATAAGCTGTTTAAGGCTGCTGATAACCGATATCTGTTTACCGTATCTGAAACCAACTACCTGTCAGAAAAGCTTGGTATAAGCAAAGAATTAGACGGTAGAGATTTTAGGAATGCTGTTAATGCTAAGATGGCCAGCTTATTTTTAAATAATACAAGGGAAGAGGGTATAGAAGCTGACATAAAAGCGGGCATAGAAGAAGCTAATGCTATTGTTAATGAATTTGCCAGGAGCCAGGTCTTTTCGTACTATAAACGCATGGCGCCTACCGGATATGCGGCTATGATCGACAAAATCGGTCGAGGTGAGATAGATGTAGCGCAGATGGTTAAGGACGTACAAAACGGTACATCCACCCAAGATTATGGCATGGACATATCATACCTGTCTTTCGATCCTGCAAGGGCATGGGTGGCTGAATCTGAAGCCGAAAATAGCGGCCGTAATCCTGATTATGTAAAAGATCATGGGTATGGTCATCGCATGCCTAAGAAAAGCCTGTATCGTGATGAATCGTATTTCAATGACTTTGGTATCAAGTATGATGCTGACGGTAATGAAGTTGCTACTAAAAACGTAGAGCAGTGGAATATGATTCAAAAACTCAAGGAAATAAAAAGACAATCCCTTGATCTATACAAAGAGCAGAGCCCGAACCTGTATGCTATTCCACAGATATCAAAACAAGATATAGAACGTATAGAAGGATTGGGTATTAACTTCAAAAATACGGTTCGTAATTTTGTATCAGATCTGTGCCTGGACAGAGTAGACGATTCTCTATACGGTAAAACCAGACAAGGGGAAGTGTATGATCCGGAAGACAGACTTAGGTCTATACCTAAATACTACATATATGAATTGGAGAACCAAGATGATGTATCTCACGATTTTGGCTACTCTTATTCGATGCTTATGATGCAGTCATCGTTATACAACGAAAAGCAGAAGTCTATAGAGCTCGCTCAAGGACTGGAGCAGATGTTGCTGAACAAACAATTTGAAGGCGGTAAGAAGGCTGAAGCAACCCAAGCATATCAGATGTTCAGGGACTTCTTCAACGATCATTATTATGGCATTAGGATGAACACCAAAAAACTTACGGTGAACATCGGAGGATATACGGTAGACCTTACAAGAATTATGATGGCTGTTGAAAGATTTATGTCGGTCATGAACTTGGCACTGTCTCCGTTTGTGGCAGCTACCGGCGCCCTGACAGGTCATATCAACCTCATCATGGAATCTGCCGTAGGACAGTATATAAGCAAAGACTCCCTTAAATACGCATCGGCTGAATTTTCACGCCTTGCTCCATCTTGTATAGCAGAAACCGGAGACATAGATAGGAAAAGCAAATTATATGTCATAGGTGAGAGAATGGGGATATTCAATATCCGAAATCGTATGTATGGTGCCGGATACAATAGAGCGGCCAGGACCTTAATGCGTTCGCCTATGTATGCTTTTATGGAAATCCTGAACTACCCTCTTGATCCGCAGGTTATGATTGCTACTATGGACAATGTTCGTTATTACAAAGGTCGGTTCTACACGTTCCAAGATTTCAAGATGGAAAAAGAACGTAATAAAGAACAGAGTACCATAAAAAGAGAATGGAACGCATTAAAAGATCGTACTTTATGGAGTATGGTAGACGTCGTGGATGGGAAGGTGGTTGTAAAGCCCGGATCAGGTGTTACTGTTGAGGAAGTTGAAACCCAGATGGCTATAACCAGGAATCAAGTCCGTAGCTTGTCGCAGATATGTAACGGATCTTTGAATGAAGAAAACCGAACTGCCGCATCGCGCAACTGGATAGCCAGGTTCATGACCGCCCACCGAGGATGGTTGGTGCTGGCGGCTCAACGTCTGTGGAAAAGACGTGGCTTCAATTTCCAGACAATGCAAGAAGAGGAAGGGTTGTCAATTACGTTAAAGAATATGATAGCCAAAACATTTAGCCTGGCTTCCGAGTCTGGTATGAAAAACATCATAGATGTCTGGAATGAAAATAAAGACAATATGAATGAGGTAGAAAAAACCAATCTCAAACGTCTCAGTGTCTATGCCGGCACGTTCCTTATCATGCAGGCCGTATCTATGCTTCTTGCCGGATGGCGTGATGATGATGAAAACGAAGAAAGTTGGCTTACTCAATTTGGATCCTATGTCGGATTCAGAACCATAAACGAAATAGCTTCACAGATGCCGTTTATTATGGAGCTTAACGTGGTAGATATCATTAACGATCCGTTTGTTATGGGGCGAAAACTGAAGGATCTTACCGATCTTAGGAATTATTCACTTGATAAAGTAACATCCGGTACATACAAGGGAGAGTCTAAGTTATTTAGGCAACTCGCCAAACAGACGTTTATCAAACAATGGTATAATATCAAGACGCCGGAAGACGTAGCGCGCGCCTATAATTGGTGGCAGCAGACGAACAACAAGTCAATGATGTTCTTCATCGGCGCCACTCCTGATTCGGAAGGTGATGAGGATACAAGCTACAAATAGACGAAGAATATCGAGCTTACATTACTTTGATGTGAGCCAGATATGTTATCTTAGCATTGTCAAAGAGTAGACTATACGTTTTTTGTTCTTACTTTAAGGTTATGTAGGTTTAATTTTTTCTGAAATTGTTTTCTTACCGGTTCTCAGTCAGAGATGATAGGGAACCGGTTTCTTTTATGTTGTCAATTATTGCTATCTTGCAAACAAAAATCATGAGACGAAGATTTCAAATAGGGATGGGGGTAAATCCCTCGCTTATAATCAATAAAGGCATATACATCCAACATGTAGATGGAGGATTATATACAAAAGAAAATTGGTCTAATAAAGGATATTCCAATGATCTATGCAATGGAATAGCTCTTGTAGATAAAGTGTGTTTTGTTATAGCCACCGAATATATTGGCACATCTCGTTGGGGTAAGGATGGAGAAATAGACAATATATTTGCACAAGATAGTTCTCATATTGGAACTATTAAAAAGGATTATTGGGGGCGTGAAAATCAGAATGCGTATCTTGAATATGATACCAGTAATACAGATTACGCTTTTAATAAAGCTAATAGCTATTTATTTAAAAATGGTCAAAATGGATATGTAGGTGGCGCCGGAGAGTTTTTTTGATATCATTGTATGCTAATGAAATAAATGAATGCCTTTTAATGGTAGGAGGTACGATAATGAGTAATAGAATGTGGACATCCACTCGAAATACAAAATTTACCTATTCGTGGTATTATGATATAAACATCCAAGGAGATCATTTGGATACAGGTTCAAGGGGTAGTTCACATTATGTCCGCCCTTTTACTGAATTAATTTTATGAAATTATGAGAAGAAGATTTGAAAATATTAAGACAGTTGCCGGCGTCAAGATCCCTGTTTTTGCTTGTTCGATTTCGGCCCCTACAACCACATGGCGAAATCCTGTACCTATTCTTGGTTGTAGATACCGATCTAATGGAGCAACTATGGCGGCTTCCTATGTTTTAGATGAAATTAATAATAGCAAGGTATGTACGATGGGCGGTAATCCTATAAATTGTACGATATCAAATTCTGGACAATATATCCAGGCTTACTTTAATGAAGGACAGGTAACAGGTGATATTATATTACAGTTTACGATTGGAGACGTTTTTTATTATTTCTTTATTACAGAAGGGTCCAATCAAGTACCTCAACTGAAATTAAGTCCAAGTACTCACCTTATTCATTCAATATATAAGATAAGTACAATTGGCAGCTTTGTTCCTATTGACACCTATGTAGAATTATAATAAAAGATATAAAAATGGTACTAAAATGTATTAGTATAAGATAAGACGGTTATTAATCATATATTACAATAATCCCCAACCGTACACCTATTGTATGGCCGGGGATTATTGTAGTTACCATCTTTTCTTGTAACAAGAATCCACTACCTTTACCTTTTCTTCTTTGTTCTTACCATAATTAAATTCATACGCATCTTCGAATGAATAAAAAACAGCATAACACGCCATGCCAAACATATCGTATTTTATCCTGTTTTTCCATTTCCCAAAAATGTTTTGATATTGGCACCAATATTCTACCTCTCCATTAGTTAATTTCCTTTCAACTATTCTAATAGAAATATGAAATAAGTTTCTAAGCATTAACTTCATGACCTTCCCTATCTGTGAAAACTAAACCAATACCTTCTACAATATATCCTACTACAGGAGCTTTGTCAAATTCCTCCTTCGTAGCCCAAGTAGCATTATCAGGCATAAGATCCTTGAATGCGTCCGAAACATCACCTTGACACCAGCAGTTATTTGATGTAACAATGCCTTTCCCTTCAATATTGATATACATTTTTCTTCCACCACATCCAAGGCTGTTCCATCCGCTCGGTACGTTTTCCACCATAGGCTTAAGCACCCAGCTTTCACCGTCTATCCTAACCCATCCCGGATCGTCTTTGTGTTTGTCGTACATATTTTGCCAAAAAGAGCATTCGTAGCACCACCCCCTGTCTTCCATGACAGTTCTTATCTCACACCTTTCAAATCCATCTGCATCCATCGTGTGCGGAGAATGAGGCTGGTGAGGGGTGCCACATTTTGGACATACGAGTTTTAAATTATTTTTCATATTATTTCACTTTTACGATTTTAATAGAATCTCCGATATTGTATTCTCCTTGGTATCCAACGAATTTTATAAGCCTATTATTATAAAATATTGAAATTCTTTCGTCTTCACCATAATACATTATACATCCATCTTCTAAAGGACGTAGATCATATATAACCCATCCGTTATTAACCTGACTATCATGCGAACATGATGATAACACAAGTGCCATCAATAAAATAAAATACTTCATATTATTTTCAGCATAAAAATTTGTAACCTGGTTTTACTGTCTCCGCTTCTTCTCTCGTATCAAACATTAAGGTAGTGACAGCTCCTATGCCTTCGCAAACGTAAGATACTTTCACCCACCACCTAAAAATCCCAGATCCGTAATCATCATAGTACGGCTCAGAAAGAACTTCTTCTACATACCCATCCAAATAATTCACGATCGCTCCTCCTTATTTTTAGATTCAGCCTCTTCAAGTATGCTGATCACCTTATCAACAATATCCGAATCAGACATTTTCTCAATAAAAATATCCATTGCCTTAGTTATGTCATTGGCTTCTTTTTCTTCAAGAGCTATTTCCCCACCGGTAATAGCATCAGATAATGATGTAGATAAGTGTCTTATCTTATCAATGCTCATAAACGTAAATGGATTACCACCTTGACCCCCACCCATTTCTTTCATGATCTGATATCCACCTGAGATAAGTCTGCCTGATGTCGTGGCCAAGGAGGATACGATTAGGGACAGTACCGCCGCTTCCGTCCGCTCCTCGGACACACCCTTCGACCACACGGCTGCCCTTATAGCGCCGGCCAGATCGTCTATGTATGGCATGAGGCAATCTTCCATCGCTTGTGTTATATCAGCTATAACCTCACTACGCTCTTTATTTATGTAGTAGATAGAAGCATTGTACCTCTTTATCTCCTTATCCATATCATTCAAAAATCGTTTGACATTATGTTTGTACATAGGACCACCCTTAATCACTTCCTTTAGCTTAAGAATGTAATTATAAGCCTGGTCGTTTACGAACAACGTCATGGTTTCAACCGTTGAATGAAGCGTGTTGAGGCTGTTAAGAATCTTATCGAAATTGTTTATCAAATAAGCTTTTCTGGCTTTTGCCGCGTAATTAATCATCGTATTCGAATTTTAGATTTTCAAGTTCGTGTATTTGTAACTTAAGAGACTTAATTAAATCCGTTCTCTGCTCCTCTGCATGTTTTAAAGCCTCTTCCTTGCTTTCAAAAGCACAATCCCCTATCTGATAAGGGGTGTAACGACCAGGAGTGTCGGCTAATAAAAGACCACCACAATCTTCTATTCTGGCTTTTACCTTTCTTATTTTCCCATCTTTTAGACACATGTCCGTAACCCATACGAATTTACCATATAATTTATCATACTCTTCTAATCTCTCTTCTTGCAATTCATACCATTTAGGCTTAGGAAATCTTAATGTGAATTTAACCTCAGTATCTTTTTCTAAGACATTAATATCGTATGCTTCCGGCCACAGCTCTTTTATGCTGTCTTCGTCTTCGGCATACGCTACAAGTATGAATGAATCATCGGATTCACCACTGCACCAATATGGATATTTTATAGGCCATTTGACTGGACGGTAGTCGTTATCGCAGTCGGATTTTTTAATGTAAAATCTTGTTCTAATCATGATTCTTTTATTCTTTTAAGTATATGTTCAATCACTTTAATAGTCCACCCGTTCCCCAACATCTTGTACTGTTGGGTTTCGCTGCATTCCCATTTATACCAATCTGGTACAGTCTGTAACCTGGAGCACTCTGTAGGGGTTAATCTTCTTATTCTGAAATCGCTATGTAATGCTCTCTGTATGATAAAATTGTTTCTATCATATGAATTACAAGATAATGTTGGAGCCTTATCTTCATGAAATCCACCTTTGTTAAATCCTCTTGGTATTTGGAAAATAAGATTATTTTTCTGAACTGTTGTGAGACAATTGGATTTTCCATCGTTTTTAAATTCAATCATCTGAACTGTTTTAAGACCAGATTCTCTACATGTAGGTTTTTCTGGATTCCTACCTCTCATTGCTACACAAATAAGATCGTACATGTATTTACCCTTTACGGTAACAGTATTGGATTTCTCATCTTTTGTTTTAATATTAGCTCCATAACAATTTCCCTTGTCGTGATTTCTTTTCAAGTGAAAAGCTAAATTGTTTAAAACTTTTTCAGATAAGTAATATTTTTCATCTACTTCATATTCCGCTATATCACTTATGGTCAAACCTTCGTCTTTAGGTTGAGGGATAATGCCGCCTTGAATATTAGTCCAATAAATACGTTTCCTGGTTTGAGCGGAAACAAGTGCTGAATTAATATGATTGCCTTTACACCCTATAGCATCATCAAATACCGGCTCCCATTTCTTTCCCATCTTAACGTTCTCAAGAAGAAACAATACATCAGGATTAGTTTTTCTTACATCATTCAAAATACGAATAAACTCCCAGAATAAGTAAGACTGACCGACAAATTCAAATCCTTGTTTTTTTAATTCAAGATACTCATTAAGTGATTTGATTTCTATTCCTTCTACGGTAGACAACCCTTTTCTTTTTCCAGAAAAGGACATATCCGTACATGGGCTGCCGGCTAAAATAAGATCTATGTGTCCAAGATCTTCTACATTCAAATCCCTTACATCTCCTACTTGTATAGTATTAGGGAAATTTAATTGCGTTTGTTTAATAGCAAACTTATCTATTTCTGATGCATAATATACTTCAGGTGTGATCCCTATTTCTTTTAACGCTATTTGACCACATGACATTCCGTCAAATAAACTTAACACTCTCATGGCATTATACACATTTTTCAATTTTAATTGATTTTGATGATAGATACATATTCCATATTCCTCTGCCTCTGTCACCTTTTTCGTTTTGTTTTTGGATTGTCAAGTACAGATCTCCGTCTTCACATACTTCAACTTTTTTCAAGAAGCCTATCATTTCATCTCCTGCTTCGTGTAAAATACGGATCTTATCTCCTTCTTTTAACCCATAATTGGAATCAAAATATTCTTTTTTGATTCTATCAATATTGTCTTTATGGTTTTTTATAGCATAAAGCTCTTTTCTTAATAAATAATTTAGTTGTTCTATTGTCATTTCTTTTCCTCCTTATTTAATGGTATCAACCCTTTTCCATGCTTGTCATACCACAGCATAGCTATGCAGTTCCATGCACATTGTGCAAGATGAAAACATCCTGTATCGGAATCCACTCTTTCTCCTTTCATGTATTCCATCAGGTGTCGAAACATTGCAGCTCGATACCGTTCAAACCCATTGTCAAGGTTCTGCCATTTATTGGGTCCGTACTTCTTTGCACCAGCATGATAGACTCTTACAATATCCTCAATCTCTTCCATTGGAAGCAAATCCCATCGTAGTTTATCGTCAATGATGTCATTCTTTACCGACTTACTTTCTTTATTTTCAAAAAGAGTATTATCACTCTTAGATATATATTCAACTGGTACATCGAACTTCATACGACCTTCGTATGACAGTGTAACTTCTGTATCTCCTTTTTTGATATCCTTTTCACATGCAACCTTAAGTCCTTTTCTGGCTACTGTTACTTCACGAACATTAAGATCTCTGTTAAGAACTACATCGGTTCCTTTTTTAATAATAATATCGTCCATCTTTTATTTTGTTTTATCGTTATTTTAATTAACTGTCTAATAATATCATCCATCATCTCCTACAAAGCGATCAAATTCTTCTCCGCTCATGATAATGCGATTAATGATAATTATGCCGTTATTGCTATAACTATCATTTTTAACTCCCATGTCATCAAGCTCCTTCTTTAAATCTTCAAATGTAGGGCCTTTCTTGTCTTTAAAAAATAAAGTAGCATACACAACCCTTCCGTCGTTTTGTTTTATTCTTACGGTATAGACATACCCTTTTTCATCTTCATCCTTTTTATTGATACCATCAAGGATGCTATTTATCATATCCTTGTCCTCACGTGATAGGTTGGATATGGCTATTCTGCCCTTTAATCTAAATACTTCATTTTCGTTCATGACTTTCTGTTTTTGTTGTTTTCAAAATATTGTCTTACGGATTCTATGGCTTTATCATCATCAAAAGCTTCTTCAAACTCCGTGTAGAACCTATCTCGCTCCATGCAGAATGTGTTTTTCCCTTCCGGTATAGGACGGAACACAACCACCTTCTCTTTGTCGTGATTGGTTCCTATTATGTTATTGTCTAAGATAATAGAATACCTTCTTGAACTTTTGTTGATAACAACATCATGTTGAAGACCATACAATTTAAGTATTTCCCTTAATTCATTTGTTTCCATTATTTGAAGATTTTATATTTTTAGAAGATACTGCTCCCGATCCCCACTTTTTCTTATATATAGCCCCCATCATGTTTATTAAATCGGAAAAAGAAGATATGGTTCCCATTTCTATACAAAATGCAAGATTGGATTGAAGCATTTCAAGTTCTTTTAACTGCTCTTGAGTTGCTCTGTTTCTTATCATGCTCTCATGTTCGTTAAAAACGATCCAATTGAGGCCTTTAGCCATTCTCGTATAATCAGCATCAGGAAATCTTGATATGGCCCTTGATAGGACATTATATTTATCTCCTGCTTCTATCCTATTTAAAATAAGTTTGTCCGTCAACCATGTTACTACTTCAGCATACAGCATAGGGTTAAGCTCCATAGCTACAAGAACCCATATATAAGGATTGCACATCGTCCTCCTATTCTCTCCTCTTCCCATAGTTTTATAAGCTCCCATCTTTTTCATCACTTTTATAAGTGATTCTTTTTCAACAGATTGGATAAAACCAGGAAATCCTGCTTCTATCGTATATCCCTGTTTTTCAAGGATATAGTATATTCGTTCAGCACTTTCTTTATTGGACAGAATGTTCTCTATTCTCTTTTCATTCCATCCCATTTCTATCCTTTTTCTCGTATAAGCCTCTTGTAGGTCTGTTAAGGACATAAATGATGTTTTGGTGTCTTGTTTAATTATAACACCAAACAGTTCCCGATCTTTCGATACCATTGTAACATTTGTTTTCATGAAATATAACACTAAAAAAATATCATGATGCAAATATATACATCATGATACATCAATAAAAAATTATAGTGTTAAATTTTACTTATAGTGTTTTTATGGACTCACATTATTCCTACCAAATTTACTTTTATAGAACCATTTATGGTTTTAATGCTCCCATCTATGGTCGAAATCACATCATCTATATCATTTATAATACTTTCCATGTCATCAACCACCTCCTCCATATCAGTTACAGCCTGATCTGATTCCCAATATCTTTCTGAGTCTTGTAACGATTCCGGTATATTATCTCTCGCCTCAGTCTCTTCGTCTAAAATCATATCAACATCATCTTTGGCTGAATTTATGTTGTGCTTCAACTCCGACAACTTTGATTTGATGTATTCAAAATCTGTTTTATACTTATTTACATTGTTAATAACATCCGATATTTTTTTTCTTCTCTTGTTGTTCATGCTTTTATCCTATTATAATATTCTATAACCTTTTCTTTTCTATCTCCTGGTTTTACTGCCATATTCTCAGCCAAGAACCTAAAATACGACACCGGTATGTCCTTGAATCTAATTCCTTCATATTTTCCAAACCACATTATTATACTGTCAAGATCGTCTTCTCTCCTACCATCTCCATTCACAGATTTAAGCGAGGCTGCCCGGCGAAGGATCTCGTCTTTGGTAATAATATCACCCATCCTTATATTGGACAGAAGTTGATCGCCGGCAAACATACACCAGCCCTTAGAAGGGAATTGTTCGATTGTCAGGTCTTCTATCCGACCGAAACGCCTCATGTTGTCGCAGCAATCAACTATCAGTGCCTCTTTCTTGTCAGGATGGATGCGTACGGCGCGGCCTAATATTTGGTAATATGTTGAATATGAGAACGTTGGGCGACCAAACATCACGCAATCAAGTTCAGGAAAATCAAATCCGGTAGCAAGCGTTGAATAATTAAAAACCACCTTCAACTTACCTTCTTTAAAATCTGATATGATTTGCTCTCTTTTCTTTTTGGTTGTTAGCGATGTTACGACACCGGTTATGGCTCCCATCCTGGCATTCATGAACTCTGATATTCTATTACATGATTCGATAGAATCCATGCAAACCAAAATGGCTTTACGTTCGTTCATAAGTTGAAGAAGGCGCTTGTAGATAGAGTTGTTTAAGCCATTTCGTACAATACTTTCTTTAATAGATTCGTTGGTGTATTCAGCTCCGGTACTGTTTAACATCAGAGCCGATTCATCAAACGACCATCGTTCGTACTTAAGTGGACACCAAAACCCTTGAGAAGTTAGTTCTTGTATTTGAGTTACATGAACTATTTTCTTGAAGAAGTTATGCTCGTCTTTCGTCAGCATATTGAGCTTGCTGTAGTTTCCTTCCAGCATGGAACTGTAGGTTCGGAGGCGGCAGGGAGTGGCGGTGAAGCCCAGCACCTTCGCCTCTGGAAACCCGTTCATAAACTCCATAAATTCAGAACCTTCTTCAGGAGAATATCCTGAATGACATTCGTCTATCAATAAGGTATCTATCCCTATATCCTTCAACCTCGCTACATCTTTCTTTATGCTCTTTAATGTTGCATAAGTCATAGCCGACAGCTCCTTTATACCACATGAAGCAGAATATATGGTAGGTTTAGAACCGAATGATACGGCCTTTGCATAATTCTGCTCCAGAATCTCTTTTGAGGGCTGTAATACTAATGTCGGTCTATTTATTTCATGTGCTATCTTGGATATCAGAAGGCTTTTTCCACATCCGCATGGGGCTACGATTATGCCAGGCTTCTTAGATCTTCCTGTAAGAAACTTAAGCCCGGCATCTACTGCTTCTTTTTGGTAAGGTCTAAGTTCAAAGCCCATCGCAATCTATTTTACTGTTTTTTGAAAGTTCTATTATCGCCTCTTTCAACATCTCCCTTGCCTTATTCTCATTATCTTCAAACAGGCATACACTGCATGTAGCACCTTTGGAGGGGTAGTCTCTGTAGGCTTCTGCTCTTTCTACAACGTACTCACAACAATAGTCGTGACTCATGTCTTTTGCTATACTTATAAAATGATCTTCTCCATCCATCAACACGCAATATTCAGCATCGTTTTCACATGCAATAACACCTTTGTTTTTTAAAATGGATAGCACTTTATTTCCAAAAAGTCCAATATAGACCCATATATCTTTCCCTGCATTTTTGTAAAAAATATCCATCCCTTCTTTGATTGTGACTTTCTTTTCCATAACCCCTTATTTTATATCAGTAATTAAAACATATCTTTTAACAATATCTTCAAGACTCACAGAAGAACGTATATATAGTTTTTCTTCGTACTCATATAGAGCGTACCCTTCTTTTATGATTATTTAACCAACAAAACCACCATACTTTAGAAGGTGGATGAATTGGTTTGATTAATTTTGAATCAAAATTACAGATAAAAAAATGATTTCATACAAATACAACATCTATCATTCAAAGAAAACGAAGTATCTTAATCACATGCTTGCCTCTTTCAAATGGATCCTCAAAGTAGCTCTTATGTTCGTATCTTTGACCTACTTTGATTTTGTCAGTTTTCTTCTTCATCTTATAACGACCTACCGCTCTACCCGTTTTTATGAAAGCTGTCGTGAGTAAGTATAATAAAACTAAATACAAAAGGATCGCTACTCCACATATTAGATCTTCTTTCATTGGACTCCCTTTAAGTAGTTAAACCATATATCCTCCAGTCTTTCCTGAAGCTCAAATGCTTTCTTAAAATTCCCGCTTCTTACAGCAACGTCTCTCATGTATGTCAAGTTTATAACTTCCGGATCTTGCCGGTATTTTGTTCTTAACTTTTGAACATCCTCGTATTTCATCGTTTTATCTTTTTAGACGGATCCCAATCTGAAGAGAAAGGGCATTCGTTTTTGTTATGTAATCCAAAGTCACAATAATAACACAGTGCTGACGGGCAGGGTAGCTTGTTTTGCGGAACAGGCTGACTTAGGGTGGCGCGCCGCTTGCTATACCTGGCTCCTTCTGCTCCCTGGATGTACGCTTGAAATGTTTTTACACTATTATCTTCAAAATCATACATTTTGGATAAAGTGTCATTTAGCATCTCTATAGATTTTGTTTTACGTTCCTCATCTACCTTAACCTTTTGGTACTGCCTGGTTCTGGTAAAGAAATAGATGTTCATATCTGGCAAAACTCCACCATATTTTCTATAGATGTAAAATGAATATATAGGATGCTGTAAATTCGTTTCCAATTTCTTAGAATCAAAAACCTTATTTCCTGATTTCCAATCTATGACATAATGGTGAACTACGTTCTTGCTTTTTATAGCCAGATGAAGGTCTACCGATCCTACTATGTACACATGTGTATGAACGTCACCATTTATATCAACAGGCTTAGGAAGACGATACGGCAGCACAAAATCTTCTTCGACTCCAACTATAGCGCCGTGTCTGATAAGTTTTTCACAGGGATTAAGATCACTATCAGCTATCATAAACCTATTGCCGTCTTTTTTGAACAGATCCACAATCCAAGCAAGAAGTTCCCCAGATTGCTTCATGGCCATCATCATATTTTCCGGTGATTGCCAAGGTATGTCTTCTTGGTAAGCATAGTAACTTATCGCTTCTCCAAGGTCTTTACCAGAAGGCTGTCTTCCGTTCTTAAAAAAGTATTCCAGTGTCTTATGGATAACCGTACCATAAGACGTAGCTTCTTGTTTTTCCGTAGACCTTTTGCCCTCTACGTAAGTCTTATACCATTTCATTGGACAGGTAAGAAACGTATCTATCTGGGAATAAGATATGGCAAGACGTTTCACACCATTAAACTCCTTATATAGCAAATGCGTTTCCGGGACCATCATAAGTCATTGTCTTTAAATCCTTCCGGGTAATATACGACATACTTCTTACCGTCTTCTGGTGTCATGGCAAACTGCATGTAGTTATTACGATTACGATGCTTGCCATCTAATCCTCGCTTCCAATACAGGATGCCGTCTATATCCACATAAGACCGTCCGCGTTCGGCTCTAACTACGTCCGTGTGTAGCAGATACCCGTCGGAAGACACAATCCATACTTTATCCCCTTTGTTTAAATAAGATATTCTTTTTCTTACAACAACCTTTTTCTTATTATCCAATACAAATTCCTCATCAGTCATACTCTTCATCCTCCTCTTCTTCTGTTTCAAAATCAATTCCATAACACTGATCATAATGCTTGGTCAGTTCTTCTGGTTCTAAATCTTGTCCAAAATCCATGTTAAAAATATCGTAATTAGTAAAGCACTTAAAATCACTATTCCTGCTGGCATGAAATCTATAAATGCTGCTTTTGCTTCTTCAATTAGGCCCAAGTGTAACCTTGGGCCGTTGTATTTATTTTTTGTCATCTCCTTTTAACTTCTTTAAAGTATCTGCAATCGGAAGCTGATCAATGACTCCCAATGCCGGAGCGACGGTCTTGACAACATTGTTAAGGAAATTACCGGTACTGTTCTGACCGCCGTCAAATACCGTGATATTTCCGAGGTTAATGTGCTCAAATGCCTTAACCTGTTCTCCGGCAATTTCTTTCCACTGATTAACCATCTTGTACTGGATGGCGATCTGAGGATTGGATTCTGCTGCTTCCACCATAGCCTTAAATCCGTCGGCTTCTGCCATCAACGATTTTTTCTTACCTTCGGCTTCTGCCTCCAGCTTCATCTGAATAGCTTTTGCCTCCGCCTCAGCTTTTGCCAAATGTGCTGCTGCCTCTGCCTCAGCCCGGCGTTTGATCTTCTCGGCCTCGGCATCAGCTTGCAAGATAGCCTCTTCCTTCTGGGTTTCAGCCGGCACAATCTTTTCAGCCTTAAGCGCAGCCTGAACTTTCTTAGCCTTAGCTTCTTCCACTTCTTTATCAGCAAGCTCTTTTGCTGTTTTTACAGCCGCTTCCGATTTAACTTTTTCTTCTCCGGCCTTCTTCTCTGATTGAGCTTTGATAATCTGTAGTTCTGATACTGACACAGCAACCTCCTTCTGGGCATTGTTGTATCCTATAGACGCATTTTTTTCAGCCTCAGCCTTCTTAATCTGAGCTTCAGAGTCTTGTATTGCTATAGCTGCTTCCTTGTCAGCTTCAGCCTTATTCTTTCCGACTTCTTCCATCCTTTCAGCCTCGGCTTTATTTACTTCAAGTTCTGCCTTAGATCTTGCGATCGCTGATTCCTTATCAGCCAAAGTCTTTGCAATAACCGCAGCCCTATCTCTATCGGCTTGAGCTACACCGATCTGTTTTTCTTTATCGGTTAAAGCCAAAGCTACTTCTTTTTCTTTCTTTGTTTCAGCTACTACCGTTTCCTTTTCTTTTTCAGTATAGGCAATTTGAATCTCTTGCTCTTTTTGGGTATTAGCTACAGCCGTTTCTTTTTCCTTTTGCTGTACAGCAATCTTAATAGCACCCAGCTTTTCCTGTTCTTCGATATTAGCCTGTGCTTCGTTCAGGGCCTTACTTTCAGCTTCTTTGCCAAGATTCATGATATAGCCGGCTTCGTCTCTGATGTCACTGATGTTGATATTTAGGAGGTAAAGGCCTAACTTATTAAGTTCGTTATCAATGTTTTTTCTTGCCTTATCCAAAAACTCATCCCTGTCAGAATTAAGTTTTTCAATCGTCATTTCAGCAATGATCAAACGCATTTGGCCATAAACGATATCCGTAATAAGATTTTCAGTAGATTCAGTATCCATCCCCAAAAGCCTTTCTGCTGCATTCTGCATAATTTCAGGATTTGTGCTGATTGCTACTGTAATAGTAGTAGGTACATCCACTCTGATATTTTGAGACGACAAAGCACCGGTGAGCCTACAATCTATTTGCATAGGCTCCATAGACAAAATATCATAGCTTTGAATAATAGGCAAGACGAATGCCGCTCCACCATGATATAATTTCGCCGATTTCTTTTCCCCACCTGTCTTACCATAAACGACCAAGACCTGATTAGGCTTACATCTACGATACCTTGATAAGACTCCGATGATTGTCAAAATAATCACTACAGCTAAGATAGCTGACACGTACATGATTGTTGTCATAACTTTTAAAATTTAATTGTTGATAAAAAAATTAGATACTTAATTCTCCTTCTTCATATTTTATATTCACCTTGTCGCCGTTTTTGTAGGTTTTTCCAGACAAGCATTTTACTCTCATTTGCTCTTGTCTTCCATTTTTCGAAATATTTACCATATAATGATTCTTCCCTGATCTAAATACTATCTCAACTTCTCTTCCGTTTAAATCTTCCGGACATTCGTACACCATTTCTTGCTTTAACTTAAGAAGTAACTTATATACGTAAAACAAAACGATAAAGAAAAACGACCCTATCACAACCCCTACTAAATGGGAACCCGAAAAGTAGGTAGTCCAGCTATATCCAAGAATAAAATGTGTTATGCCCTTGAATGATATGATGTCCGACAAAGACATGCTTAAATCAGAAGCACTGTCAATGTCAATATCCGTATCCAGATCAGATCCTAATATCGACAACAAAAACTGTATAACAAAAGCAAATGATGCTATTAAAGCCATGCATAAAATTATATCACTTCCCATACCCTTCTGTTATTATTTTGTAAACAAGATCAGTCATATCTTTGATGGTCTCCATATCATAATCAATAATAACAATATTGAATTTTTGTTCCACCATCACATCAAGCTCAATTCGATCAACAGAATCTAATCCAAGTTCTTTAAACGTCACATCTTCTTCATGAACTATATCTATTTCCGAATTAAGAAACTGAGTAATAATTATATCCTCTATTATCTTTCTGATTCTTACTTTTTCCATTGCTTTCTAATTTTGTTAAATAAATACGTTTTTATGTTTTTCAATCGCTCTTTGTCTGTTTCAGAACTTCCGGTAAACAAATAATCCGGATTGCCTTTAGCCGGCGGCGTAGGCAATTTAGATACGGCAAACAACCAATCCATTTCCTTATTCTTCTTAGACTCCAAATAAGGCTCGGTAGCGATCTTAAATTTTTCAGCTATTAAGTCAAAGAGCTTTGAATTTTTAAGGTTCATATGAACTGAAAAAGCCTGAGAAGGCGGTTTCCATATGAAGTTACATAAGCTCATTGTGTAATCTCCTGACTCTGCTATATAAGATTCTGTTACCTGAAGTATGACCTCTTTCTTAAATGAGGTGTTACCCATAAACCAACACAATCTGGATTCCGCTTCTTTTCTGCTGATACCTATGTCTTTTGAATATGATTCGTACATTCCTATCATAATCTTCAACGTTTCCAGAACCTCGTCCGTCATTTCCGGTGTCTCTATATAATTCACAAAAGACGTTCCTTTGTTGGTTAATCTCATCACGCCTGATTTTAATTTCTCAACCAGGCCAAGCTCTATATACCTCCCAGCATCTTCTTCCGGCATGGCTTCGATCATAACCGAATCCTTCTGTCTTATGGCAAGAAGATTAGCGAGATCATTAGGAGTCATGTCTGATGCTGCAAGTTGTCTGAAATTGATGTACATGCCTAATCAGCTTTAATAAAAATAACATCCTTGTTATCCTCCCTCTCCGCGTGATTACACGGACCTGCAACCACACCCACTGCCCCGCATGTAAAGTAATTAAATATACATCCTTCACATCCTGCATCTGGTGCCGTAGGTTCCACGCATTTTAATCTCACAAGTCCGGCATCAAACACTTCTCCTATTTTAAATTCCTTCTTTTCCATATTTCCTCCTTGTTTTTAACTGTTGTACCCTTCTTTAATAATCGAATTTCTACCGGTAGATACCGACTGTCGAAGATCGTCATGTACAGAATCTACCGTAGAATACTTGTTTCTGGTTGTAAAAATCACTTCCAGCATCTCCTTGTAATCACCTAAAGCTACTTCGTATCTCGGATCTACTTTGGCTTTTCTTTCAGCCTCGGCATTACTTTTAGCCAGCTCCCGGTCGAGGAGGTCTTCTTTGATTCGGTCAGCAATCATATCAAGTTCTTTTTTAATAACTTCTCCTGCTGCCCGAAGTTGACCTTCTACGTCACCAAGCTGGTCTTGGACGGTTCCTATTTCTTTCTTTAGGCGATCGTATTCGTTAATCATACCCATATCACCTGCATAGCCGGAAAAGTCCTTGATTATTCTGGTTCCTTCTTTAAGGAGCTCAATAACTCGTCTTTTACGTTCTCTGCTTATTAAAGACGGAAGACGATAATTCATATCCGCCACCGCCTTATCATGTATGGAGTTGATTAAAAACATCTCTCTTTCATCTCCTGCAAACTCAGTAAGAACCAAAAGGAACTTACTTATCAGGTATTCGTTTTCTTCTACTGTTAGTCTCATGGTTCTTATTTTTTTTTAATACAATGACTGTTCTTCTTTTGTCTCTTGTTCTTGTTCCTGATTGTCCGTAACGTCTTCCACAGTATAGAGCTTAGGCGACGTCGGCGGCTGGTTGGGGTTCACGAACTTCGTCCCTCCCTCCCCGTACATCCATCCATGCCCCGGCAGGATCTCTGGGTGGATTGTATTAGTAAGCTCTTCCATACTAACTTGCCTTACCTTCAGTATATGATGAAACACCAGTCCGGCTGTCCTGAATGATGTTTTGTTTTCAGTTTTAAACCGGTCAAGAGTCTGATACCAATCTTTTCCAAATATCATATACTTATCCAGCCCGTATCTGCGAGGATTATGCAAGCCTATCATTAACGTACATAGTTGTCCCAACGTATCAGATTGGTAAAAATCAGAAAGACGCGGAGGCTGCTCTTGTGGGCTTTTTATCCTTCCTTCTATCTCTCTGTTGAATTGTGATATGATGAGGAAAAATATGTTTTTATATACTAATTTAGCTTCGTTCATAACCGCCACCAAATCATCTATAGCCGACTTAGGATCTAACCCCATTCTTTTTATCAAAGCAATATGATCGACTTTAAATATTATAAGACGTTTGTCTTTGTGTTTGGTAGCTATATGATACACAGCCGCCTCAAACTCTTTTACCGTACACGGAGCATCGATGTATATTATATTATTCCTGATTTCACCTTGAAGGATTTCAAACATCCTCATCTCTTCCACTGTATTAGAATCTTGCCTTCTTAGTATTTCAGGAGCCCGCTTTTTCATATCCTGGCTCATTCTACGAAGAAGAAGATCTTGAGGATTCATTTCGAACTCGCAATTAACAAGAAAATAATCTTCTGCTTGCGGGTTGATCATCGGATTCATCACATTTTTCAATATCTTTTGGGCCACATACGATTTACCCACAGATGGCCGGGCTCCTATAGCAATAGCATGCTGAGGAAAAATACCTCCAAGCAAAGCCTCATCAATATAATCGTATCCGGTTTTAGCGGGGATAAGCTCTCCCCGCCTGTATTTCAAGATATTCTCATACGCCTCTTCCATGACCTGTTTAGAGGTCTTGAATATCCTTCTTATATCTATCCTATTTGCTATCTCCTCGTGCATTTTTGTCACCTTTTGTATCCGATTTGGATCCCCTATTAGCTTTTACTGATTTATACCTAAGACCGTTCTTAGTATGAGAACAATCCTTGCCTTTCCTCCAGCCCTTACCCTTCTTCTTGTCCGTTTCGTAGTTTTTACGACCAAGCTCTCGGCGTTTGGCTTTCTGTTCTGGTCTGGCATTTATCTCCTTGTCCTTTTTAGCCTTTTTCTTCCTGGCTTCGGGATGAGTCCTGTAGTACTCTGTCGATCTACCCATGTGCTTATATTTTTTTTTGATGAATAATAGCACAAAGATAGGCAATTCGCGCCCTATTTCAACCTGCCGTAGCTCATATCAGGATCACACCAGACATACCCGTCTTTCTCATCATGAAGATACTCAGGACATCCTCTACATGCGCTACTTCCTGACACTATTTGATTGTTCTTATTAGGGCACTTATCTCCAGGCTTATGCCATTCTATTCTCGAACCTGATCGCTCTTTGTTTACATGACAGAATTGAAATACTTTTCCCATCGTCTTCTCGCCAAACATACCTATATGTGTGTATTCTTCCGGTATAGAGAGAAATTCAGATAAATCTTTATACATCCTTTCCCGTTCCTCCGGCGTAGACCATAGTCTGTCAAGTTCGGCATGGACTCTTATCTTAAGAGATCTCAGTGATGGCCCCGCAAGCCGGCCTTTAGCTTTTCCCTTATTCGGCCCTGATTCATGAACACCGACATAAGCGTTGCATGGTTTACACATCATAACCATCCCTAAGCCTTTTCTGCTATATATTTTATCGGCATTTACCAGCTCAGTCTCTCTTCCGCAATAAGGACAAATTTCGCCTCTTAAAACCCGTTGTTGGCGCTCATTAAGTTCCATACCCTATTCTTTTGTTTTTCTTTAAACTTTTCATACAAACTGCTTTCAGTTTCCATTTCCGAAACCTCTACCTCTACGTCCTCTCTTTTGAAAATTACTTTCTTGGCTGTCGGATACGCGCATTTAGAGATACGAATAGCATTGCGAATAGCGTAAACAAAATACGTTTCTGGTGACGATTCGATCACCACTACCTCATTTAAAGTGTTTTTGTAATTTTCCATATTATCTACTTGCTTCAATTATATAACCCGGATGATCTTCGCACGCCTCTTTATATTCGATAAGAAACTTAAGAAATGAATCATAAGACCCCCATCCATTTTCTGGCTCGTATTTCAAAAGACTTTTTCTCTTGGAGATCATAATACATATACCTTTTGTAAGTACATTCTTCATCTCATTGGTATATATTTCTCTATACAATTCTTCTGGTCTCCAAACATAATCGTATAATGTTTCTTTGTTTTTCGATACGAATATTTTTTGTGCCATCTTGTTCATGTTGTGGGTGATGTTTGCAACCCATCTATAATCCTCTTCTTTCTTCTTACTTTTAATATAAACGTCCAGGCTCATACTGTTTTTCTTTTACCTTATTACTAATTATCAAATCTGCCACATCATCTCCGTCTCCTACATTTTCAACATTTTGAAGATAGTCCGATACTTTTATCCTTGACTTCATCATCATCCCATCTATCTTTTTACTCCATGTGTCAAATGCTTGTCCTTTGTCCGGAAAAGCTACAGTCTTTCTATCTTTTAAAACATCTATAACTTCCGGTCTTAGATTCTGCAACCCACCGGTAGCCACAAATAACTCATCTGGTTTATTCACAGCGCATATAATAGCCGTCTTTTCTGATTCCACCAAATTAACTACCTTATCTGGATACTGGCTTAGAAGATGTTCTCCAAACAGGCATTGTCTAAACAAGAAGTCTCTTGCATGTAACGAGTGATAAAACATAACATGAGGCCGCTCATTGTCACCGTCTTTTTCCTTCACTCTTTTTACATCAATCTCATTCCCCTGGCTGTCGGTCTTTATATAAAAGTCCATGATCTTTCCGGTTCTACATACAAAATCTTTGTCTATCTGCCAGAATACACAACATCCTTTCCATCCCCATAAGTCCATTGTTCCGACATGATACCTTCTGAACACATCAGATACCCTTTCTTTTCCCCATAGAGACGATAAAAATCTAAATACAGTATTTCTATCATCTGGAACTACAGTCCTCTCAAACTCGCTAAAAGGTATGTAATTTACAACGTCAGGATTTACAGGAGGACGATAAGCTCTTATACACTTATTTCCCGAAATCCAAAGATCTTTGTCACCTACATCCTTGCCGGTAGGCCGTTTATCATAACCGCAAGTCCGTTCATGATCGCATCTCCCGAACTCATTTCCAACTACCTGACCTGTTGCCACATCAATATAAGGAGTGAGGCATCGGCTTTTCCCGCAAGCCGGGCAGGTTAGCTTCAGTCGGCTCCTGCCAGGTCTGCGGTCAAGTTGAAACCGAGGTACGTTTTCGTATTTTCTAAAATCAAGCATTTTTAACTCCTCTCATTGCCTCTATGATTCTATCTGCTATAGTTATAGACCATGACACCACATCTGGTACATATACTCCGCAATCTATTTCACCTTTTCTATTTTGTGCTTTAACAAACTCAATAGAATAAGCTTTAACAAGATCGAATCTACGTTGTTCCCAGTCTACATCTTTGTTTTCGTCATTTACAGGAAGGGTATCGAGATAAAAATTTAAACTCTCACTTATTACATTCCCATTATCACCATAGAACTGTATTCTGTCATGGTCGCTTCTTGTAGTTGAGCTACTAAAGGTGATTACGTCTATTATCTCTCCTGTTCTTCTAATTTTTCTCTTCATACTCTTCTTGTATTTCTGACCAGTATAGGCATTGTTACATTAACAGTCTTGCCATATTTCTCGTAAGATGTGAGTATGCATATTGCATACTTATCCCCTATTTTCAAATCTTTCGATAATCTTAATCTTGAACCCCTTTTGATGTTAATAAAATAATCACCAAAAGGATTGATACATATCGGTTTTACGATTTCCACGTAATCTCCTTTAGGAATAACAATATCACTCATATTACGAATCTTTTAGACATTTCCTCAGCAATATCATATACAACAATATGATCCTCTTCATTGTACGGCTTATTAATATTCAGCACTCCTTTTCTAATTTTGAACTTCTTATCTTTTCTAAGGTGATTCAACATCCCTTGTTGGAATACGCAGTCCGCCTTTTCAAGTGCTATACTGTCTTCTGTCCATTCTTTCAGCGTATATCCTTTGCTGCTCGTGCTTTTTGGAGAAAAGTTCATAATACGTGCATCAATCCCATACCATGCTTTAACCATTCTTCTTTCAGCTTCTAATTGAAATGCGTATGATTCCCATATTCCCCCTGATTTAAAGTCGAGAATAACCACTTCTTCCTTCTCCACTTCTCTTACCTCCTTCTTCGGATCACCTTTCTTAAACTGCCCTGTGGCCCTTTGATACACGGCTCCAAAATAACCTTCTTCTTTGTATTTGAATGTCATTTTCACCATAGCATCTATCGGCGTAGCTACCAAATAGTCCTCTAATGACAATATTCTTTCAATCATCATCGGCTTAACCTTATACTCCGAACAAAATTTGGCAAACTTCATAACTCTGACAATCATATCGTCAAGATCATCTATGCTGTTAAAAAATCGGTCAAGATTTTTCTTCGATATCTTCAGCTTACCTTCTTGTACGGTCTTAACTATAAAACTTCGATTTAAAACCATATCTCTACCTGTTAGGTACAATCCGTATAAGTAGTGCATGATCGTTCCCTTATCAGCTTCATACTGCGCCACCTCTTCCGGATTGCGACCAAGCATCTTCATCTCTTGCTTCCATTCCTGAAGTGCGGTCTTATCATCTACATACCCATCTTTGATTAAAGTTGTTACTGAAGCATATATCTTGGCCGTCCCATCATCCATCTTCCTTACATAAAAACGATTATCGTCTAATGTCAATCTTACGAATTTGGGAGTCTCAATCTTCTTTAACTCATCACAGATATAAAATGGTTCTAACGTTTCCTGATTTTCTGTAAACGGATTCGAATCCTCTTCTCCAGGGTTAGGAGCCGCTTCCTTTGTCGGAGCTTCCGGTTCCTCTCCCTGGGCCTGCTCTGGCTCAGGCGCCGGCTCTTTAACTACTGGAACCTGTCCGCCTCTTTCTGCTATGTCTTTATTCTTTATCAAAGACATAACTTCCTTTTTCAATTGTTCTGGTGTTTGATTAGGATCTGATACCGACATCACAACATCGTTCATCCTAAACAACGTATTTCCTTCTCCTCCTACCATAGGCACAAACCCTAAATCTGTCAATATTTTTATTTTCTCTTTCATGATCTTCCTCTAATTAATTCTTCTTTAATACAATGTAACACCGTTTCCACTTCATCCTTATCTCTATCTTTCACTTCGATAGCTATATCCTTACCATAACTCTCTCTTTGTATGTGAGCATAAAAGATAGTTTCATCGTCAGCTTCTATTCTTATTTTATAAAGTTTTCTCATATCTGTCAATTATTTCAATAATTAATCTACCTCTTTCTTTAATCATTCCCCTGCTTTCCATATCCAGCACCTTCTTTACCGCATACTTCCATACAAAAGGAAATTCTGTTTCAAGTTTATCAAATTCCATCCGGTCAAGATACATGTCGAATACCGTATGCTCCGATTCATGTAGGAAAACTATATTATCTCTGCAAGTGGCAACCGACTTATATATCCTTTTTGGAAGTATGTGACATACGTTACATACTGTAGGAAAATGAATAGCCCTACCAGTCATAGACATCCGAATACTATTCAGCTCTTCCAGCATAAGACGAAAAAACCCGGATAAATCCGGGCTCTCTAACTTTTTCTTCTTGTTGCTGTTTTTAATGGATGTAATTCTGTTTTTTTTCTTCGGAGTCAACTCTTTGCTCCTGCAAGCCTGGCATAAGCCATGACTTCTTATCATCACTTTTCGTCCGCATTTTTCGCAGACGTACAATTTCTTTTCCACTTTTTGTATTTAGATACAAGCGATATAGTTGAAAAGGACAACGCCGTTAAAGACAACGTATATGGTAAGTTCATTAACCATCTTGGTACCTCTTCTGTCTTAATCACTATCAGCAAAGTAGCACCTGCTACTACCAATAATACAATTGCTGTCGCAAGTGCTACACGGGAAACAACATCACTCATCAGTTTTCTTTTCTCCCAATTTTTCTACGCCTTTTTGCAGATCGTATTTAAATACTTCAATGATTTTCGTTTCTGCAATAGACTCACAATTCCAGTCTCCTAACGTGCCCTGCATACCTTTAGTTAACACAGCTTCGGCGTCTTTAGGATTGCCGGCCTGGACATACATATAGCATGGTGTTTTCTTTTCTTTGCCTTTCTTTTCATTCAGTGTAATGTAATTCACCTTACACTTATACCAGTACTCAGCTTCTCCGTTGAAGAAGATTTCCGACACTTTAATAGGATTTATTTTAACAATGTCGAACACTTGAAATAAATCCTTGAAAATCTCTAAAGATCTTGATTCTGCCTCTGTATAAGATAAGGCATCTACCAAATACTTTTCAGTTACTTTCTTTTTTTTGCCGTTCTCGATATTATCAATCTCGGCTTTTACCGTAATTTCAAACCAGCGATTCATTGTATTAATATTTAATTAGTTGATTTCTTTCCTTTCTCTATACTATTTTTAAATCTTTCAGAACACCACTGCAAAACGTCCATCATCATCATTTCATTATTAGATAAGATGCCTTTTATAACTAACGCCAATTGATACTGTGACATTCTTTGGCTCATATCAAATCTTCTTTCCTCTTCATTTACTATCGTAGCCACGAAATACTTACACCCCTCTAAGTGCGTCAGGGCTTCAATCATAGCTTCTTTTATCTCTTTTTCTTCCATTCTGTTTGTTTTTTTTTGGACAAAGATATGTCTTTTGATAATAAAAAAGATTCAAAATGATTTAATTTAGCTTAATTACTGCTCTTTTGATTCGTCCGGTATAGGCATGTCAAACTTTTTTCTGATAAACGACTCTGTTTCTTCATTGAATGGATAGGCCTCCTTGATAAAATTCATAGCTACCTCCATGTCACCGTCTGCTATATCTTTATACCTTTCAAAGATACCAACCAGGTCATTGTTGTATGAACGTTCTTGTTTTATGTTGTACACGTATTTCAATACCCTGTCTTTGATTTCATTGGCTTTTTTCACAGTATCATTGAAAGAATTTATACTTTCCAATTCTGGATCTTTGTTTTCCTTGTTTACCTTATCAAACTCTTCCTTGCTATATCCCGCTTCTCCTGTAATGGCTGGGCAAACACTTCCATTTATGATCCAAAACTGCTCATACGATCCTATCAGAAACCTTGATTCTATTTTAAATGCATTATATTTAACAAGCAAATTAGCCACCTCTGTTGCACCTTCTATGGTTCTAAAACCGATGCCGATATCTTTTAATATAAATACTGGAACTCCAGTTCTTGGATACACGACTTCTTTTTTGTTCTTTATATTCCAGTTTTTAGCTTCAATTGGAATACCTTTACCAGCAAGCTCTTTGTCTATATACAGATATATCTCTTTGCATGTCAATGACACAATCTCATCTCTGCTTAAATCAAAAACTGTTTTCATTTCTTTTTATTTATTAAATTAAACAATCTACCTCTTTGTTCGGGCTCCGTATATTCAACCCATATATCGGCTGCCACATTTCTAAGAAATTCCATAAAGTCTTGATGATCCCTGTATTCAGCAGAATCAACTTTTCTCACAAAACTTAGAATTTCCTTTAACATCTTATTGTTTTCTTCAAGAAGTTCTCTGTCGGTCATAACCTTTCATATTTTCTTCTTAAGTCTTTACCTGCCCAGATATCATGATCTTTTTCTTGTTCTTGATAAATCTTTGCTGCTTTTTCAATATCTTCTCTTTTCATAATTTTATACTTTAATCTAACCTCCAATAAAATCATCGGGAGTTATATATCCTACTGATTCCATACGGTCTATAATCTCATTCGCATTCATTTCTGAACCATTCCATTCAAGTATGATTTCATTTCCTGAAGCCATGCTCAAATTAGGCTCATTATCTCTAAATCCTGAGAAAGCAAGATGTTTCCAAATGGATTGCAGTGCAAGGTCCGCTTCGTTTTGTTTGTTTTCTGCTTTCTTTATGGCATTTCTTAATTTTTTATTCATTATCACCCCCTTTCTTCTTCGCATGGGAGCAAGTCCTCGATGTATGCCCAGCGCAAAATCTTGTTGTAATAGCAAGATTTTACCCATTCATATTCAGAACGCCAATCAATACAAATGCAGACATTTCCGTCTATATCCATGTGTTCAACCAAACAATCCTTTCCTGGTTCAGCTATGTCACTCGGTTTGTGCCATACGCTGTTAATGCGCCACTCTGCACCAGCTTTAAAAAGAGGAACAGCATATTCTATATCTTGTTTCATGTCTTATTATTGTTTAATTAATTTAAATATTTTTAGTTTTGAAATTATTTAATATGCTTATCGGCTGGATTGATTATCAATCCATCGTCACATGAAGGGAATGATATGTTAGATTCTCCATTATCAAGATTAGTCAATTTAACCGTTCCAGCATATTCATCATCCACAAAAAACAATTGACCCGAAGAAACCACAAACCTGCATTGATATGCATTCATCATTGTCCCAAGTTGTCTAATCTTAGTTTTAATCTCTAAAAGTTGAGCGTTGTTGATTATATTCTTATTCATATTTTATTAAAGTTTATCTATTATTTTGTCACCCATTTCCTGCCATTCATCACTCACGCTTATAACCAATCCTATGACAGTGAATGATAATAACAACGTAAAAATAAGCCATAACAGAAAGCAGATAAAAACACATACATACCTCATGATTTTTTAGTTGTTAGATAAAAGCAAAATCGGTTCATTTGACTCCGCAATTGCTTTTATTTGTTCTGGATTGATAAAACTCTTGACTTGTTCACTTATCTTACAAATAGATTTGATCATATCAACGAATAATTTCGAGGTACATTCGTTACATTCCACTTCCATTACCGGTTTATGTCTATTGTATGATATACTTACTACACAATTCAGCCAGTGTGTATAAGTTCCTTTTTCTGTACTTAATCTATCGTATTCTACTTTTGTCTCTCCATTTCCATATTCAATTACTCTTTTTAGAAATGGTTTTGCATAAATACTAAAACCGAAAGGTTGGGCATTTAAAGCATCTAAACGAGAAGTTCCCTCTCGCCATTCTCCGTTTTCACCACTCTCTGTCCATTCCTTAGAGGGGTTAGGGATAATATTTCCGTTTTTGTCATAGGAAAACATGCAATTCGTTTCCAGTTGATACTTAATAACAGGCACTTCTTCTACTATTTTATAACTTAAACATCTCTTCAGAACTTCCCTGATTTGACTTTCCAAATCAGAAAGTGCTATACTATTGAAATATCCTTCGTTGCCTAATCTGTTTGTAGGTAATTTGATCCTATAAGAATGAATCTTATCCACATCTTCTTTTGACAATGTAGTGGTAAACACTCCTTCTTTGGTGACATTCACTTTAATAGTTACAGACAAACTGTTATTAGCGTTCTTTTCCGTTATATTTAGTGTTGTTAATGCTGCCATAATCAGATCTTTTTAAAATCAATTTGAATAAATATAATGCATTCCTGCTTCATATACCTTATGTACATCAGGGTCATTCTTGTCTTCCGGTTCCAATTCACTCTCTTCACAAGTATAATCCCATTCAGAGTTGTAGTACATATCCTCGTCTGTTTTCTCCAAGGAACAATCTTTCATTAGATTCATATTTTCTCCCCATACTGCAACTTCTTGTCGTTGCTCTTCTTCCGTCATAAGGGATATTTTGTCTTTCAATTCTTTCCAGGTCATGATTTTTAAAAGATGATTAATAGTTTATTCTACATCAAAAAGTTGATCTAACACCAATAATTCGGCATCCATGTCTTCATCTTTCGGGAAACGAACTTTTATATTTCCAAACTTAGATGTCTTAAACAAGATGTAGGGGTTCATATCTTCGGCAGTCACCGGCTTATACTCCTTAACTTCCGACATCTTGAGATACCAGTCACCTATTTTTACAAACCCAGAAAAGATAGAACACAGATGCGCTTTTACAGACTGTATCTCCTTTTTATCTTTGAAAGGTATAATTTCGTCCTTTCCCCTTATCTTGATTGACAGAAAAGGACGAATGTTATCTGTTTCATTTTGGAACTTGAAGCCTGTTATAGCTTGCTTGGGGATTCTTCTTCCCATTAATATGAAATAAGCCATTGCGATAAGTTTATGTAAAATAGTATATAATTGTTTCAATTAAATAGATGCAAATATGCGAATTTTGTTTAGATATCCTTCTGTCATCTCTATAAAATTCACACAATCTAATTTGCTTAACTTGTAAATCAACACTGGATTGTGTACTATGGCTATAATTTGTGTTTGTGGTTTATGGAATGACAATACATTATAAATTTGCATTATGTTGTCAATGTCAAGATTTCTGTCTGGCTCATCCATGAGAACCGTGTATTCAAAACTGCTTTTTGTTAATGTTATGCGGTTTCTTTTATAATACTTCAACAGGTTATCAATTCTTTTAATCCAAAACGCATTTGATTTTTTCTTGTATTCTACAAGATCTTGTATTGGAAACGTATAATCCTTTTGACCGAACATTAAATTGAAAAGTGATTCCAATGATAACACCACTTTCTCTCCATAAGATCTTCTAATATTATTCACATACAAATCTAAATTGCTGATATTTTTCAATACGCTATCTCGATTCATCTCCGTAGATGGCAATAAACGGAATACTTTCCCTGCATAATCGGATAATATGTCAATCCCATCAAAAACCTTGTCATCATCATCAAATATAGATGGAAAATCCAGTGCCTCGATCGGCATTTCAGAGCACATAGACTTCTCGCATAACGCATACATTGATATGATATTAAGTAAGGTCGATTTTCCACTACCGTTTTCACCTATAATCACATTCACTCCTGGCTTGAAAATAAATTCTCTGCCATTTTCAAACGCTTCTATGTCAGAAGCATATTCAAATGGAGTTTTTGTATTGTCTTTTATTTTTACCGATGTTATCATATGTAATCCTTTTTAAAAATCAATTACCGTCCGAACCATGTCTCCGATGTGCTTGTTGCCGGTGCCCGTGAGGCCACTGGAGAAGACCACGTACCACGCGACGGCCTGGCTGCTCTCAGTGCTGGACCAATACCACGTCGAGGGATTCTAATATGGTGTCTACAAACTCCGTTATTTTATCAACGGATTCTTTTGATAAGGTATATCTTCTCCAATCCCATCTAAAATGCGCTTTTGGGAGATTTTTAGTAGAATATTTTTCATTTCCGTCCTTGTTAGTCCATTCGTAATTATCCTCTGGATCCGCCACTTTTATCCCCGATTTAGGTCCGTTACGAAAGCTATATAGCATTCTTATAACCGATTCAAAATCCGAACCTATATCAAATAGCATATGATACACCTTGTTTATTAAAGCCCTATCAGCTTGTTCCAAGTCTTCACCAAACAACTCTCTTACACTCCAATTTTTCATTTCTGAATAACGAATGAAATTAAGTTTCCCTTTTTCTATATTAGGATTTTTTCTTGATAATACAAGCTCCAAATCTTTCACAAATGATTCTTTTAGCTTCTGTTGTCCTAACAAGGCGGTGTATTTGCTTACTATATCCATTATCCAAAGTTTTTTAATATTGCTTCAAACGAATCATATTTAATTCCTAATGTATCATGCGCCTTTTGGGATCCACATTCACATTCTCCTACCTTATGTTCTGATCCACAATCGCATAAGTCGATCCCCAAATGGTTGACGCAGTGGTCGCAGCAGCAGGACTGGTGAAGCCATGTGGCATCACCAGCATCCAAATCCAATTTTTCAAATGTTTCCCAAAACATGCTATTCGAAGCTCCATTATCAAATCTGATAGTGACTGCACCGCATTTACATTTTGTATGTATTCTATTTTCATATATGTTCCATTTTCAAAATTTCTGGGGACAGATATTCTTGTAACTCCAATTTGCGTATTGGAACAAGACAATCCAGATGTTTAGCATCCATTTCTTGCTTATCTTCATCTACCCACGTTAAAGTACCTTCACTGCTACATTCCGGGCATTTGTCAGCTCCACATGGAAGAAGCATTTGTGCTCCACATAAGACACATCTTACCCAGTCTCCGTGCTGCACCCCTTCGTATGTTCTTGTTTTCATATTTATTGTTTATCATTTATAACATTTACTTCTTTACTCCACAAACGTCTCTTATATATCGGAGTGATGCCGATCAGAATACCACTATCTTCGCCCCAATACTGAAGTATTTTGGACTCAATTTTATGATGCAATTCCTGTATTCCTCCTTTGTTTCTGTCATAAGGAGAAAAATCAGATAACTTTACCGTTTTCATTTTTCTGGATTTTCAGCAGTTTCTAAAAGGCATTCATTGCCCTCAAAAGGAATGCAACAGTCCCATAATGTTCCATTGGAACATTCATACTTATAAGACAATCCATCAGAATCGTCCACAATTTCCCTTGCAAACAAGCTGATATGCCATTCTTTATCGTCCTCGTCTCTTACCAGCACTTTGTCAAACGGCTTAAAATCATATTTCGGCTTTTCTTCAATCCCGAAGAAGCGTTTCAGATATTCTTTTGCTTTAGGATTTTCGCTTTTCTTTAACGCTTTAATCATCTTCTGTTTTTCCGAATCTGTTGCAAGTCTATAACATTCTATGTGGTTTTCGTGTGCAGCCAAATTATCCGATATATTAAGACTTGTTCCCGCTGCAAGACTCGCATACAAAGATGTTAAATATTTCCCATGTGTATTTAAAATAAAAATATAACTTCCATCTTCGTTGCTTAACACATCTCCATCTTTAAACGTAGTATATTCTGGAACTTCAAGAAGGAGTCGATTTGCGCTGCTAAGTGCTTTTCCTGTAGCAGAAAACCAGTCTGCCGATACAGAAATCGAATGAATTACAACCAATAACGGACAATTTGACGAATTGTCTTCATATACGATTTCTGCTCTATTTTGTCCTTTCTCTGTCACAATACGACCTGCTATTTCCCCTATGTTTATTTTTTTCGCCGTATTTAAATCAAACGGAACAATAATTGAATTTTTCATATTTTTCTTATTTTTTAGTTGTTATGAAATAAGATGGGTTACTTAAACCCATCCCAGTTGTTTTGCTATTCTCTCCATTTCGTCATATGCTATCCTATGACATCCAGCGGTTAGCAAATCGTTTTCGTACCGATTTAGACTCCACTGGTGACCGGTGACGTCCTCCACCAGACCGTGCCGAAACTCGGCGCCCCGGTGCATTGCCGACACAGCCCGCCACAGTTTTCTGGCTTCTGCTATTCCAATCTTTATCTGTTTACTTGTCTCAATAATATTTCCTTTTATACGGATCCAGGCGTTAGGTTTTTCACCAGGAATATAGAAAGGTGTATTCAAGAAATTGATTTCTCCTGACTTCCACTCTTCCAGTTTTTCATCAAAATCCTTGTAACGGGCTTCTTCTTCCTTTCTTAATCTCTCTAATTTTATTCTTTCTCTTTCTTCCTCACCCTTTCTCCATCTTTCAGATCTTTCTGAATACTTAATCCATGTACCTTCCCCGCAAACTTCATCAACAATCACATTTACGGTCCCTAACACTTTTAATCCTTGATGATCCAATAAAATTTGAAAGATGCGTTTTAATTCATGTACGTGCTTACGCTTGATACTATCTTCGCTCTTGGATAATTCATGATTGGTTCCAAGCCAATCATTAGCACTCTTTTTAAGGATACTCTTAGCAGTTCCCATGTTAAAGAACTGAATGTAATCCATCATATTCCCAAAAGCGCCCCAAATATCTGTATAAGATAATTCTGTTTTAGCTCTTTTGTATTTTTCAATAGACTTCTTAATTGATTCCAGTTTGCTGGCAACGAACCTCATATTACCAGTATCCGATATATTATCCCCTACACTGAAAACCATTGCCCAAGTTGGTATCGCATTACGAACATAGCATTGATGTTTGCTCGTGGTAGCAGAATAATAATCTTCATTTATCAGGTATGCTTTCTTCCCTTGTTTGTTTTTTACTATTCTTCCGACTTCAAAGTGATGCCCATAAGAATAAATACTTGTACCTTCAAAGAAGAAATTGCTCCCTAATGCTGATTCTTCTTGTTCATGAGCCCACAAGTGAGCGACCATTGAATTGTTCATATAAATATCTTTTTAATTGTTTAACTTACCTTTATCATATGACATTCTCTTTTCGTATTTTTCAATACGTTCGGTTATCATATCGCAGAAGACTTGCCCCTCTTTTTCGGAACCTCTGAAGTAACTAATCATCTTCAGGATATTCCCGTTAAACTCATGGACAAACTTGTTATAATAATGTTCACCCATAACTTTCCCGTATTTTCCCATAAACAAATCCTTGTCTAACGACTCATCCTTGAAACAACGGTTGTAATCCCATCTTACAATACGAAACAATGTTTCAAAATCCAATCTTTCCATATCCTGTATTTTATTTAAGCTCAAACTTAATACCTTCCGGCAACTGAGAGCGGTCTACCTTATTCACAAAATCATCAAACTCTTCCTGTGTGATTTTTTCTCCATAACCGTTCCAGTTGAAAGACAAAGTGTTCGTGTGAGAATAATATATAACATTATCGGTAGACAGCCCATAATCAAACACACAGAGCATTATCTTCTTTTCTGCTTCTGCTTGTCTGATTTTCTTATCGTATCGCTCACAAATTTCAGCACGCTTTTTCAACACCTTTGCCTTATGAGCCTCTTCCCTACGTTTTTCGATATTTTCTGCGGAATAATACCCGGCTTTAATGCGCTCTTCAATAAGCAAACGTTCCTCGTCCGTTAATGTCAAAGTAAACCTTTCCTTTTCCGGCGTATACGGATTTACCCATTTCTTGCCACACAGATCTTCAAGTTCAACAAGAAGCTCGTCTGATTCACGTTTCCATCTATCCACAATTCCTAAATCGAAAAGCAGATACTTGAAATACATCTCATCGTCCACTGCTTCAGATAATTTGGAATATTCCTTGTCTGATATACGTAAATATTCAATAGCCACAGACTTATCGCTATTCTTTATGTGATACGTGCCATTTTCCACCGGATACATAGGAGCACCATAATGGTTACAAAGATGCAACGATATGAATTTTGCCAATTCCGGAAAATGTTTTGCGACTTCATTGTGACAGCAGCCTCCCATATACTCCTTGTATTGTCCACGTTGATTTTTCCATCTAATATCGGCTGTTACGCTCCAGTCACATATATTGTTATGACAATCATCATTTAAAGATACCGTGACTGTTATTCTGTATTCTTTTTTGTTTTCTGTAAAGAATTTTGTACTTAAATAAGTTAGTTTGTTTGTAGTTTCCATATTGTTTCAATTTAATCATTACACTTATGAAAAATAAAATCTGCACACTCTCCGGGAAGTGTTCCTGCGTCATTACAACGGTAAAACCCCTGCGTTCCCCAGTCTACATCTACCGGATAACCTTCTGTTTTTTCCAAGAAGCGTTGGATTTCCTCACATTCTTCATCCGTTAATCCAGTGTAATCATCATTGATTAACGGGCAAGCCCAATAAGAGGGCAGTCTGTATCTTATTACTTCTATCATGGCTTTATCAGTTTACAATTTGCATCTTCAAATACTGGAATCATCCCTTGTTCTCTAAAATAGGCAGTGGCCACTTTAAAAGCATACAGCGGATTCACTTTCTTAATTTCTCGCTGTGATTTGTAAAAAGATAACGGCTGACATATATAGAAATTTTCATTGCCAAGACTCCCAAAAAGCCAATCCATACTACCTTCATCACAATTAGTGCCACCCAGTATTATTAAATCACATCCGGTCTTTCGGGTTCCAAGGATAAATATCTTATTCTTGTTTTTCGGTTGCATAAATATCTCCCTGTCAATCCTAAACCAGTCACTCTGGCAACTCTCCACATCCCGGCGAACAATTTCGTCAATCTGGCTGGCATATTCCTCTTGTGTTTTCATAAGACATGTTATTAAAATGATAATTAAATATGTTTCTTAAAAGAAACTCCAACAAGATGTTACGATAAATCTCCCCATTCCGTATTCAGCAAGTTGCCTAAACGATTCTATCCCATTGCAATAACAAAAAACATCATCATTGTCATCATCGTTGATGTTCAATGATAGTTTTATTGTCGTTCTTTGTTCATCTCCTGTTTCTTTCCATACAATCTGACATTCTATGTATTCAGGCTCCTTCCCGCCCTTTCTATATACTACGAATCCTTTTTCTTTTAGGATCTTAACCACTTTATTTAATTTATTTTCTACGTTCATTTTCATGCAAAAATTTAAAAACGACCTTCATTACATTTCCAAAGTTCTCCACCTTAACCCACTCGTGAGCTACTGCTCTAAGTACGGATGTTTCGTATGTCGGAATATCGTCTTCTTCAACCACCTTACAAGAAGCCAGAACTCCTTCAGTCGGCTTTAGTCCGAGGTCATGCAGCTCGCAGAGACCGCCCGGCTGGCGGAATGCGCACCACCCGTCTTTTTCTGTTGGCTGGATCATCGCTATTGGTTTTTCTTTCACTGCAAGATACCCTACCATCCACATTGTTTCTTTTAACCTGTCAGCGTATCCGGCATCTATGATAGCCTCTATGTCTTTTGGCGTACCAATACAAGGAACTTTACACATGTTTTTACATTTATCACATGTACAAGGTTGCTCCCATCTGTTATGATCTATGCCTACCAACTTCTTTATCCGTTCTACTTCTTCTTTCATATTATACTATCTCTGTTAGTTTTTCATAATACAACTTCATTTCCGGTGAAGCATATTCCATGAATGCTTCGAATAAGTAGGGTACCTCTATTATCATATTCACATTACAACCTTCTGCCTGTGAAAGAGATTCAAGATCATTGCTGTATGAACACGTTACATGAGCTCCTACATTAAACACATGTAAATCTAATCTTACATATTCCATACATAAATCTAACGCTTTAAACAAGTTTTCTACCTCAATCTCCTGAAATAGGTCTATAAACATCCTTAAATCCATTATTTTACCACCCTTTCTACATGTTTAATTAATACTACTGCTATTCCATTGCCGGTTTTTATCGCACATTCCGATCCCCTTATCCATTCTACACACCCTACATACTTTTCCGTAGCATGAAATCCGGGATTGTATTTTCCAGATGTACTGAACTCTACCGTATCCCCTACCTTCAAATCATCAAAAGCAATAGACCATGTGGTCCAAATTCTATCATGTCTCCCAGGCTGAATGGCTCCGATTACGCCTTTTTTACGACCGTTTTTTATCGCCCTTAGTATTATCTTCCTATCACCTTCGATAAGGCTGCAAAAGCGCCCGTAAAAGGTCAAATCAACCTGTTTTCCTCCTATTTCTTCTCTTATTTTTGTTATTCTGTTCATTTTCTGATTTTGTTTTATTTTTTTCTTTGTTTTTTCTATCTTCTATAGAAGATGATAATAACATTATCTTTTCTATGTTACTTTTTGACTGTAAAAAAGAATCGCATTTCATTACTACTACCACCTTCTTAAGTTCCCCATTATCGTATAGCGATACACGCATCATGTTTTGCGCCTCGTCCACTATCAGACCTGGAGTAGTCTTAGCTATTTTACGTAGCTTGTTATACTCCGGTCTTTCCATTTCCTCTGTTTATTACTCTATAGTATTTATCCTTATCCCCTTCTTTTAACTTCTCCAGATAGAAAATTCCATCATGTAAATGAGACAAACAAAATCTGTATCCGTATTTCTGTACTCTTCTTACATGATCCCGCAGTCTTATCTCTTCACTTTTGTCTTGTACTTTGATCTTAATACTGTCTCCTTCTTTGATTGTGTATAAAATAGTTTGAATCTCTTCTTTTTTCATCTTATAAAATATTTTAACGGCAGCACCTATACTCACGCACCACTACTGCCTTATGTTTAACAATTAAATACTTAACTCTTCAATGGTCAAGCCTTTTTCTTTTGCCCATTTTAACATTGCGCATAATTCTGTTTCTGACTTATATTTCGGATCACGCCACGCCCATCCGAATTTATCCAGGACATGATGATATAATTCGTCGGCCTTTGCCGTGTAAATGTCTTTGAATAAATGCTCCGAACCTTCTGGTATAAGCATCTCTGTTGTTGCAAAATCGGAATACGATAAACATCCGTAAGCATATTCTGTTATTTCACTCCATGCTTCTCCGGCTTTAAATCCAAATTCTTTTACAAAAGCCAAAGTTAGATACATATTTAATAATATTGTTACATCATATTCCGAATCCGACTTTCTTTCTATTATTTCCTTTTCAAATTCCTTTAAATCTTCAGGCCCTAAAAAGATGTATCCTGATACCGACCGGTAATTAGCCTCCGCATACTTCTTGCATTTATCATCATTGGCAATCTTACCAATGTTAGATAACATCTTTTGCCTCCATTCATCACAAAACTCTACCCTTACATCCATCCAATCAGTACCATAATTGCGATCTTTTGGATGTCCGACCGATATTACCTTTATGTTATTCACACCATATTCATAAAGGCGTTCGCCCACCTTATTCGCCCATTCCTGTACAAAAGGAATAAACTTATTGCAATAAGAATCAAAATCAAAATCTAATTCCTCCTCATATTCCGGCATCTCTTCATAATCTTGTTCAAAGAAATAGCGAGGATCTGCTATTGTTTCATAGAAACTTACGTTAATGAAACAAAACTCGTTGGTTGTCGTTTTTAATATCATAGCTTTTTGTATTTACGTACATTTTTCTTGCCATAGAATCTACACATGGCACGAATCTGACTATAAAATACTTTTGTCCTCCTGGCCTCAAAGTATTTAAACATTTCTTCATTCTTTGTTTCCCACACGTAATCCGTTTGAGAACTCATGTGATTTTTGTCCTTGCGTGAATAATGGTAATATGATACCACAACACGTTTCGCACCATTCTTTACAGGTACGATATTCACGTCTATGTTATTATCTGTCATATTATTATCGTTTTATATATTATACAAATACAAAGAGCGCATACCTTCACAGGCCGGCGCTCTTTTCAATAAAAATGAAAAAACTAACATTACATAAACATATTGTTTTCTGCTCTTTATTACAATACTTTTGTCCCACAATTGTTATATCGTCCGTACTCTTTTTTCGTATCATTCAAGATTTCAAACACCATCTTCTTATGATCTTTGTTTGGTAACTTGTCTTTAACAGCCGATATCACGCTCGCTATAGACGTAAAGCCTGAATCTGTTATTGAACACAACAACAAACCTCTGTCGTCGTCTGTGCTTATCGCTGACGCCTTTATAATATCATTTTTATATATTCTCATAATCTTTCGTTTTATTATCTACAAACTTATCTATATCGTCTCTTATTCTCTTTAGCACTCCGGCTATAATTTCCGGCATCTCTCCTTCGGTACGGTTCAGAGTTTCTATCACCCCATCAATCCTACCAATTTGACGCCATAAGAAATTGGCGTCTTTCGCATTAAATTTCCCCATCATGTCTTATTTTACAGTAAACAACTTGCTTTTTTAAGCACCAGTCTTGCGATTCTGAGAGTGAACACCGTTCGGAGTTGTTAAAAAATATACAATCTTTGCAGAACATAAGAGGATCTTCGTCGTCACCAACTACTTTGACATCATACTCTATACCATACAATTTTAATCTAAATACATCTCCTGTTTTTTTAGAAGACAAATCCATGTTCGGACCGAATGTTATTACTTCCATATAATTATGTTTTAATGTTGTGTGAGATCGCCGGAATCGAACCAGCCTACCGCACCATGAATCCCATAAAGCAAATGCTCCGATCTTCGCAGATGGGAGCATTCTGTCTAAAGCATAAGAAAATTAATGAAGAAATTTTTCTCACTTACGCCATAGCATCTAAAATAGCTATCAGCACTATTTCTATGACAAACATAATAGAAAATATCTTAAATGCCTTTTTCATATTATTTCCTCCTTCTTCTTTATGTTTATAGTTCTTCTATACAGTATCTCTCCGGTCGTAATATCCTGTGCGCTTACACTAATACGAACACAGTCCTTTAACCAACTCGGTCTGTGTTTAAGCAATTCTTTAGCACTCGTTCTTAATATCATCTCTTTGGCATCTGATACCGGCATAGACCTGTTGCTTATTAGTCTACTACTTTTCGAACCTGTATAAGATATCCAATTTATCCAAATATAATGTATTGTTCTTTCCATCTTTTTTCTTTTTACGTTCCACAATAAACTGTCCCGGCTCTGCTCCGAACTACGTTCCACCTACAACCGCAGGCCTTAGCCCAAGGCGCCGCCTACTCCCCCCTCTATGGCAGCCTGTTCGTACCTACAAAGCCAGTCTCCATCTACACAACTAACACTACGCGATAATAAACATTTATTCTTATAACAATCATTAAAAATACACCCCTCACAACTGTAATCCTTAACTCCTTCACAGCTAACTACCTTAGCATATACTATACCATCACCGTCTTCTATTCCTTTTACCCCAAAAATAGAACCTTCTTCCTCCTTACTCAAATCTAAGTCAGGCGCAAAATCATATACGTTCATGTTGTTTATATTTTAATTGTTAAACATTTCACTTACTACCAGCCTATGGAATGATGTTTTAAAACGCTATCATACTTTATTTTGTTGGAAAACCTACAGAATACTGTTTTAAAACGCTGATAGTCTTAATTTTGTTGGAAAACCTACAGAATACTGTTTTAAAACGCTGATAGTCTTAATTTTGTTGGAAAACCTACAGAATTTTGTTGGTAGGGAGTGCCCTCCCTCTCCCCCTCTCCAACCCCGGCTAATCCTCTGTCTTTCCGCATAGAACCTGCGCTCTCGGCCTCACTACAGGCATACGGAGAGCGCTACTGAGCTATACTATGGCATGAAGTATGGGGTGTTTGGAGATAATATCATTCCATAGAGAGAATAGAAGCCTTCAGCCAACGCCCTACCGTCTGCTCCTCCTATCAAAATAGATATTTAAACCTATAATCAAAGCCAATAAAGAAAAGCAAAAGACCATTACAATATTATACTGATCCGGTCCGTACTCCAACATAGAGCGAATACCAACTGACAGAAAATACAAGTCAGCTACTAATAAAAACCACCACATAAAATAAAAAATTTACAATAAGTATATCCGAAAATACGGGAATTACAAAACCTAACTAATTGATAATCAAGAATACCTCATTTTTAAGAAAAATACAATAAGCCTAATTTTCAATCCATAGAGACGAAAAAGGCGGCATCCGACGCCCTATTTTGGGTCAGAAAACCGCCTCCAGTTTCGTTTTATACCAATTTTAACGACATGGCATAGACAAAATACCGGCATTATATCCGAATACTCATATTTTAGTTTCATTTTAGACCAATATCGTTCACGTCCGCCGTTCACTCTCAGAATATCTTACCCATAAATAGAAAGAGTAGGATACGAAAATAGGGCTGCTCCGACATTCGGAACAACCCTACTCCTGTTTAAATACTGTTTATGTTTTCCTTCACGTATGTTCGTGATGTATGGACTTTGCGTTTGCATTTGTCCTTTCCCGTATCGGAATGATACGCTTCTTTGAGATCACGATACAACATAAATTCACGATACGCTCTTTTCCTCTTTTCTTTAGCTTCTTTCCTGGACAGACCGCGAACATCTACCATGTAAGATTTAAATTTCCTTTCCATTTTCTTTATGCTTTAATTATGATTAACCCCAGCGGTTAAGTGCTTCAATATAGAAACCCTCCGCCTCTTTGTACTCACTTTCGCTTAATGTTTCCACCGTCTCGATATAGTTACGCAATGTTATTTTTACGCAACTGTTTTTAGATTTATTGAACGCTTCAATTAAAGCGTTGATCATTGCTTTCTTTTCCATGCTATTATATTATTTATAATTTAGAGGTTGCTCCGGAATCGAACCGGACACGCATTCCTATCCTATAGAGATTTTATGCTACAACCAACAGCCCGTAATTAGTACGTAGTTCTTGCGTACAGGCTCGTACTATGTTGTTATTATATTTTTCGTCTGCTACACTATTTCGCCACACATAACGGCATAGTGTCCTTGCGTTTTGATATATCACGCTCCCATATGGTAGGCTACATGCTTGTACCCTGTAATTTAATCTACAGCCTTGTTCTATTTTTCGTGTAAGCAAGTAAGACACGTTTCGATCTGGAGATAAACCTCGTACAACGGCATGTTTTCCAAACTGTAATCACATACCTAACATAAATCACGCCTATTCGGGTGATTCATGCAGTAATACCAGCCCTTTAATTGCCAACGGCAAGAGCAACGGTATATCTATCTCCAATATGTAAAATAACTCTCTGCTTGTCAGCTTCAGTCTAAAGCATACGCGGGGCGTGCACCCACTGACAATGGCGTACAGGCGCGTTAAGGTACGCGCCGAACCTTTGGAGAGCTTAACGGCGCTCTCCGTGCCTTGTTACTGTTGTGTACTCTCGTGTGCGAGGTATTCACTTACACACTTTGCCACAGTGCGAATAGAATAAGATTTGATCTTAATAGCCACATAAGTAGCTTTGTACTCGTCGGTTTCTTTTATTAACCATTTAGTGCTTTTTTGGGTCTCCAATGATTCAGCAGTAGCAAAGCCAAATGATTTATATTCGCTACCGTAAACAACATTCTCAGTGCACCAATCAGCCGTTTTAGCCTCGACTCCTTTCTCCTTGTCTACCTTGTTATCCTTATATACTTTAGAGTATAGAGAAAATTTAACAAAGGTATCACCCACTTTAGGCAACATTTGGCTACACACGGCAACCAGCCGTTTTTTGTCCTTTGCGAGTGCTGCAACCTTTACAGCATATTCGGCTGGTATTTCCAACGTCTTACAAATTGCTTTCAGGTCAGCACCATTTGCAAATAAAGCATTATACAACTTTACAGCACCCACCAGGTTAGAGGCCATCTCTTTAATAACAGCGTTCTGTAGCTTGTTAACATTTTTCTTTGTAATCATATCAATATGTATTTATTTGTTAAACAATATCACCTCAATATATCACCTCTTTACAACGCAAAGAGGCAAAAGGTATTGCCATACAATACACCCAACGGGAGTATATATATAGCTTCATTATGTAACACCAATATTCTCGCTTGAATACGGTGCAAATATACAACCTTTTTCGGTATTACAAATATATATACTATCTTTTTTTTGTTAACTTGTATTAATTTCGATTCTATTATCTGATTATCAGCAAGTTGCAAAACACACAAGAGCAGTACTATACGCGTACATTAATATGTAGGATATATGTTTATTTAAGTGGCTTATAATCAATATGTTATAATAATACATTGATTATCAATAATTTAAATAAACTGTTGATAATCAGCGAGTTTGTAGGTTTGAGATAAAAACGCGTTTCCGGTTTTCCAGCGAAGGGGGTGTGGGGGAGAAAACGCGTTTCGGGGGCGGGAGGTTCGTGATAGGTACCCCCTCTCTCCCATCACATAAACATTTTTAATCTCTCTCCCATCACATAAACATTTTTAATCTCTCTCCCATCACATAAACATTTTTAATCTCTCTCCCATCACATAAACATTTTTAATCTCTCTCCCGTAACATAAACATTTTCACCTTTCTTCCTCATCACATAAAAAAAAGCAGGGAAGCCTATTTAGGACCTCCCTGCTTACTACAACCAACAATATTTTAAAATTACCTCACTTACTTTCCCATATTAATTTATCTCGTACTTTTCCTTTCTTTACTTCTTCACACTTTCCTGCCACCCATCCAACGAGGTAGCAGAAAGGTTCTGATTTCATTACTTTTTCTCCTAAGAAATCAAATGCATTGAGAGACACATGGGCTGCCTCGTGTGAGACTGTGTTAAAATCAATAACGTTCTTATTAATAAACCATATCAAAAATCCTGTGCAAGGATCTGATTTGCATCCTCCATATGGTACGGTTATGGTTGCGCCCATACTATTATCTATGTAACTAAAATCGTTATTGAAACACTCTACCATACCAGAAACATCTTTACCTACATATATCCACAGATTAAAGGGATAGACTTCTGGGGTAAATTGATACAGTTCGCACTTCATTGTGATATAAGTTTATGTTTTTCTATAAATTCCCTGAATCTGATATCCGTGACATCAAGCACAAACCCAGCAGCACCGGCATGTCCTCCACCACCGAATCTCTTACTTACCTCACAGCAATCCGCGCTGTCTTCTACGCATTCATAAAGAGAGAACCGGACTTTACCACCTGGCATGATACAAAATGGCATCAAGGCTTTAATTTTTCTACCATCTAACCAGTCTCGTGTAAGAGAATCAAATACCTTAGAACTAAATTCGGTGGTATTCATCGCCACTACCTTCACCTCATCAACATACGCTTCGAACGAGCACGCACTTACCTCTTGTTCGTTTTTACCAGCCATGTAGTTAATTATAGCACGTCCTTCTTTAGCGAGATCATAAAAAATAAGATCAACCTCATTGTCCTTCATATTTTCTTTAAAGTGATCATACAAATACGACAATGCTATTAATACATTGAGTCTTATTTTTGATCTCAAGGCATACTGGATAGCTACTACCGTATCCCATCCTAATTCAGAATCTTTATTCCACACATCGTAGTCTGACAGGCACCGGACGATCGCCGGCACCTTCCCCATCAGCAGGTCGGCAGCAAGTGCGCACGCACCAGTACCGACTCTCCTAAGCCCTGGAACAGTGAACCCCCATGTCTTACTATCTTCTATAATTCCCTTGTGATGATCTATCCACATCAGGCTCTTTCCTTCATCAAGCCACTTTTTGAAAACCGTTTTAGAATCGGCTCCGAAAGACACGTCAAGAACATAAACAACATCTAAGTCACGCACTTGGTCAACAACTTTCTTAACATCATCTTCATACGAATACGGGATATAAACAACATCCTTGTTTTTACTGTGTTCATACATAGTTGCGATGGCTGCCGACACAACGCCATCTAAATCCGATTTATGATAAACTATCGCTGTTTTCTTTACTTTCATGATACAAACTTGTATATTTGATACTACCGTCTTTTAATGTTTCTATTTTTATAACATCACTATATAAATTGAAATTCTGATCTTTATCAATCCTTATATTCAGCACATCATCTACGGTTGCAGTTTTTCCATCATCGGTTTCAATCTTATAAAAATCTTTTAAAGTGATTTTTATATTAAGACCAACACCATATGGATTTTCAAGGATATATATATGATCGTTGTTGAGAATAACTATTCCTTCACTTGTATGTTCTTTGGACAATACATACTCTAAATCAAGATCTTTACCAAGAAACTGAATAACGTCCATATAGTCAACGCCGGCCTTCTCAGCGCATACCTTATCCGAATCAGAGAACTGCCCTGGAAGACCACTGGCGTCCCCGACCATCAACGAACATCCCTTAAGTTGACTAAAGTTCATACCACGCATTACCGTGTCTTTACACTTCATAAGAATATCATCAATCATGCCAGTGTTAGGCTTCCTCATCGGATCTTGTTCGTCATTTGAATAACACAACCTTTTTTCATATAGGACGCCTCTTATGCCTCTCTTTACCGCCAGATCATGTACGGACCTCAGTACGTATTCTATCTTAGCTTCAATATCAGCTCCAGAAACAAACCCAGCTTCTACTCCTCCTTGATTGCTTACGATAGCAAATACCTTAACACCGTTCTCCTGCATGAGGTCAAGAGCCTTATTCACCACATCCATCTTAATCCTCATATCTGTCAAGTCTGTAGCGAACGTATTCCCAGAAGCGGTTTCTATAAGCGTCCCGTCAAAATCAAATAGCAGTATTCTTTTGTTTTTAATATCTATATCGTTCATCATTTTTCACTCCTACTCTTTTTTATTACCCTAAGCTGAAGACGGAATAGATTACTGTCTTCTTTTATAATATCATACACAGCATAAGAATTTTCTCCTATATCCCATCCAAGATAATCGAGCAGGTCTTTTAAGTAAATTCTCTTGTATTTTACACCAAGGTTATTTACCTTAAACGATCTCTCGTCTTCAACATCAGAAGCAGCCAGATAAAAAACCGTATTTTCAACTCCTTCAAATATCTTCCCTTCTTCTAAGCCGATAACAACCGCATCCGTTACCCCCATCCAATTCAAATTATCGACAGAGATAGTCATTATCTTACTTTTGCTGATTGACAACTTCCGGATCTTGCTTTCTTTAGTTTTAGATCCTAAAAAATCCTTACTGTTAAAAAAATCTACTTTCATGGTTATAATATTTTATATTGATGTTGCAAACATACATAATAATATCAACAATACTATTTAAAAACAGTTAAAATATGATATTATAATGCTGGTAATTTTTTAAACTGCTCAGGACTTACTTCGGATATGGTCCCACGGAAAGCAAGACGCGAACCGTAGGTCAAATCCTGGCTCGACGCATATTTACCAGCACCCGAATACGCCACGCCGCCATACTCATTCGAATTAAAATAGGAGCGAGCCAAAACAAGGGAATTGTCCGATGCCTGATAATAACGATCTGAATAATATTTTAAATTGCTACCGCCAACTCTTGTAGGCACCACATCAAAAAACGGACCATTTTCGGCTGCTATATTTTTTATCCAACCGCTGACAGTCCCGGCGTTCACGTTGCGAATCGAACCGTCAGGATCGGTTATTTTCCAAACTCGGTTATTTATTTCTACACCTTCAACAAATTCACAGATACCACCAAATACGCCTTCAAGTCCTAAGCCACAAACGTACTTTGAATATTCGTTTTCGGTATCCGCACCACCGGTTGCGTTGCTGCTTCCCGTTGTTGTAGCCGGATCACAGGTTGCGCCACCGGGTCCTAATACGCCTTGCAGGTTACGTGTTTTGTATTTAGCATACAACATCATAGCAATCACGCAATGTTGTTGGAAATCTATCACCTGGTATCCGGTACCACGTGCTTTTGCGTAACTTCTGAAATCAGATAATGATACGTTAGTCGTAGGAGTAACATCACTCCAGCTATATAATCTATTCAAAGATACATATCCTTTATATGCTCCAACAAGAGATTTCGGGACATGGATGTAAGTGCCGTCAATATCATGATCAGCAAAATGATAAAGAAATCTATTATCATCCACCTTATACCATTTATACCAAAATTCTAAGAAAACGACCATCACATCACCTTCTGGTCCGGTAAGATTAGCCGGACTACCATCAAGATAGAAGTTACTGTCGTTATCATCTAATCTACATACAAAAACCTCTCCTCCTCCCATAGCGCTCTTGCAAAGAACTCTATAGAAGCCATTGGTAATCAACCTATATAAAAAATCACTGTCTTCGCTTATTGTTATATTAGCCGGATCTGATACAGATTTATCAAAAACTATAAAATTATCAGTAGGGAGACCGCCCCCC